AAATCTTCCATAGTCTCAGCTGTAGCGTTTTCTTCCGCGTCCAGCCTCGCCTTCAACGTCTGATACGTCGTACCGTCAGCCCCGACTCTAGCCTGATACACCTCTGCACCGACGTCACCGCCGCTCTCTGGTGCTCTGACAATGTTATTGATTTGTGCTTGCAAATTGTCTGTTTCACGCTTAACAGCAGCACTCTGTGGTGCCATCGTTGCGTTGTCTAGAGTTGCTAGATAAGCCGTTGCTTGCTGCAACTCGGTTTTTGTCGCTATCTGCTCTGTCTCAGGCAATCCCTGTGCTTTGAGCAGTATAGCAGCAACGACAGAGCCGTCCTCGAAGGGCAGCACATAAGGTAGTTTAGTTGCCATTCTTCATTCCTCCTTCTCTTATACTCCGGGACTCTCTGACCAGATATGAACAGTTAGCTCATTACCGTCTTGAGTCACGAATGGTCGTCTGTCCATAGCTGATAGACCCATCTGATTATCTATCAAGCTAATGTTGATGATGGTAGATGTTGAGATGTTCGTGTTATACGGCAAAAATGCGGTTATAATCAATCTAGAAGCAGTTTCGTGCTCATCGATTGTTAGCAATCCATTCGTATCAATGGTCGTGCCAGATGATTCGTTACCTGTAACCATCCAGCCAATTTCACCGATGCGTTCACTGGTATCTCCTGCCGTTGCGATGTAACGAATATGATATGGGTCAAGTATCTCATTTCGGATAGAAATACCAAATCCTCCTACCTCATCAGCACTACCCACTCGCTCATTCGGCATAACAGCACGAACGGAAACACGCCACTCGATTAGGATAACTTCACCGTCTGTGACGTAGACAATGTCATCAACAGTTGGTACTCGGAAGCCTGCCAGCATAGTTTCAAGTCCATGCGGGTCGGTATTGTTCTTTTCGTACAAACCGAACTCGGACACTGCCATCTTTTCAAGCTGAGGTCCTACTTCATGAGTGACGACCGTCTTCTCATGCGTAGTAGGGTCCTCGACGATTTCCTTGTAGGTAGGTTTCAGAAGTTTATGAACCCATCCGACAGAAGCGTAAGCATAGAAAATAACCTGTGAGCTATATCCATCTACACCGTAGTCCCAATCTGCAGGGCAGTCAGACAGTACGTCAGCGCGGAGGATTGGTATACGCTCGATGTCATCATACACAGGTTCTCCCTCTGCACCTTCATCAGCATAATGCTTCAGGTTGGTACAGAGCTCACCTTGGAATATAGGCTCGTCTGAGGGTTCACCGGTGAATGCGTCTTTGCCCCAACCCATAGCTGGGTCCCAGAAATGCAGGTTGTTTCCTTCTTCATCTGTATTGACAGGACCGCAAACCGTAGTCAGTGCTAATGAGGTAGACTCGAACCAAGGGCGAGTTGTTTCGCCCTCGACGTAATCCTTGTCCTCGAAATTATCCGCAACCTCGGCCAGTGCGTTAGCGTCCGTAGGCTGCTTGGTGATGCCCATTGTGCCTATTCCCATATAGTTAGGACGCCCATGACCTCGCTTATATGTGTTTTCTGCACCAGCAAGATAGTTACAAATAGACTCGGTCATCAGTCGAGTCGCAGTATTCTTGAAACGTCTGTCTGCGCTGACTTTAATCGAACCGTCAGATTGTGGCTTACCTACAACGACACGGACGTTCAGAACTGCTTCAGCTTGTGAAGACAATTTTGTCGACATGGACCTCACCTCCTTTCGCTTTATAGTATCTGAGTTTACTTACCCAATTTCTGATTGATTTCCTGAACTTCCTTGAGAATCTTCTCAAAGACATCCATAGCTTCCTCCGGTGTGGGAGTCTCAGGATTGTTCGGCTGAACTGCAGGGTCTTCAGGTTTGTCATCAGGCTTCTCAGGGTCCGGTTGGTAGTCAGCAGCATTCCAACCATTAAAGCCCTTCTCCTTGATAACAGCAAAGTCAGTGTAGGCGTAGTCCTTATCGACGTCGCCGACAATACCAGAAACCTTGCCCTTAGCACTGTACTGCCACATAACCTTTTCACCGGTATAGCCGCACGTACCACGCCAATCAGCAACCCACTGAACGTAGCGCTGCTTGTTGCTATCATTCAGGTAATTGTCGTAGCCGTTCGGGTTGCAGTAGACACCGACATAGTAGCCGTTCTGTTCCAGCACAGAGCAGAATGCCGGTACGATTTCATTGATGAGCTTTGATACATCACCAGCAGCTTTGAGCTTCGGGATATGGTCATCTTCCAGGATATCGTAGAAGATAGGCAGTTCGAACTGCTTGCCCTTCAGGATTTGCAAGCAAACAGCGGCTTCCTGGCGAGCTTCATCAGCTGATGTGGCATAGCAGTACCAATACGCACCTACCGGTGTGCCAGTACCCTTGAAGCCTGCATAATTACGCTGGAACTTATCGTCCTCCTGCTTTGCGTAACGACCGAAGCCGGCACGGAGAACGGCGAAGTCGATTTCCTTAGCCGCCTTTTCAAAGTCGATATCACCCTGATAAACCGACACATCGATGCCCTTCAGCTTGACGACCTCAGGGTCGGATTTGTTGGTCTTCGGGGTCAAACCGTAGTAGGTCCAGAAGTCATTGGTAACGGTACCATTACCGTAAACCTCATTGCCGAACCACTTGTAAGACTGACCTTTGGAATTCTTTCTGTCCTTCATGTCACAGTGCGTGTAGATGTAAGCACTGGTGATGTTAGCAATGCCTCTGAACCCGATTTCCTGAGCTGCACAGCAGACCATCTTACTGCTGATAGGAGCACCGTTCTCGTCGTAGACGATAAAATCAGCGGCATAGCCACTGACATGAGGTCCCGAACCCGAACCACCTACTGCCACATCGTGGGTAGGACAACGGTAGCCGGACGTCAAGCAGATTTTAGACACCTTAATGCCGAACAACTCCGGAATCTTTGTAAAGAGTGCTTCCAGACCATTCACCAGCTCGCTGTCGATTTTGTAATCGTGTTTCGCATCATGCTTACTGTCAGGCTTGCAGCGGAACTCAGACGAGTTGAAATGCGGTGTAAGCTGAATAGCATCACTATACGCATACGTCTTAATCATAGTAGACCATCCTTTCTATAATTCGGGCTCTAACCCGTTGTTCTATTATATTTTCAACTATCAATAGCAAGCAACTGCCACGAAACCAAAAGGTTTTGCTTAAATGCAGTGGTTCAAGGTAACCGTGTATACAGTACAAAACCGTGCATTTAAGCAAAACCGTAAGGAGTATTACAAATGAAGAAAGCTGATTAAGGAATGTACTCTGTCGGGTCGTCTTCTCCCTCAGAATTCTTGGTAGTCCAGTATGCGTCGTCACCTGTCGGAGGACCGTTCTTGGTAGCGTCATACGGAACAGGATTTCTATCGACAGGTTCCTTACCAGCAATAACAACGTCGGTAGCACCTGTCCATGTAGATTCATCGTTTTCGTCAACCTGGAATAGGTTAATCATCAGATTCTTGTTCGTGCCATCATCACCATCACCAGGCGTATCCATGGTAGGCATATGAGTACCTGTCCAAGGGTCAACCATGTACCCTCCGCTGCTTGCATAACGCTGCGGGTCCTGGTATATAGGATACTCTTCATCCGGGCTTGTTTCTGGTGGCAATGTAAGACCTTGTCCCATAGGATAGTCACCCACATTCTGTTTCGTTCTAGGAGTCGGGAATCCGACGTGGTCGTCATAAGAGAGTGGCGCGCTGGTTTGAACTGCCTTACCTGCTTCTTGTAGCGACTCTGGCTCAGCAGAATCGGTTGATTCAGGACCGTAGTTGAACGATTGCGCAGCTCTTACGATATTCGGATTATACAGAGAATCACCTATCTTCATACCCTGCATGCCACGTACATTCTGCTGTATCTCAGAATAAATACTCAGAAGTTCGTCGTGGTCATAATAGAGGAATTTACCTTCGATGTGATACACCGGTTTGGTATAATATTCATGCTTGAGCCTACCTGCAAGCTGTGAATGATACAGCGTTCTAAGCCAAGGCTCAACAGAAAGCTCATCCTGAGGATTTTCAACCTTAGCAAACAGCATACGGTCGTACTGATGCGTCATAGAAGAATTCGGTGTGCCTGTTATACCATTATCAGAATTCCTTTCATACTGTGGCACGACAACTGCTTTAACCGTCAAGTCTGTATAGGGGTTGGCTTTCTGAGCAACCATCGGAAGTAGATACATACCTACCGGACGAACATATTCCTGCAAGTATGCCAAATCCAGCAGTCTACGCATCCTTTCCTCAAAGTTTGCTTGCTTCTCCTCGTCGGTCATCCCAGCAGTAATCTTTGGAAAGTAGTCACTGGCAATCAAGAACACATAGATGATAGCAGCTTCCTGGTCGACATCAATCCATGTTTTCTGTCGGTCGATTGACTCATGAAAGGTCATAGGAATTTGCTTACCGGCATCGGGGTCGTCAACTCGCTCAACTCCGTGTTCTGTGTAGCTGTAATAGTAGTCTGGGTATGTTTGTCTGTAACGAATGTCGATTGCAGCGGCGTTTGCTATACCTGTAGCACTACCTCTATACCTTATCATATTCTTGATAAAGTTCTTCAGCACAACTCGGTTATACATAACTGTCTTGAGCTCTTGATAGTCAAAACCGATATGCTCAGCCAACTCTGCTAAGAGATGTTTTGGGCAGTGCTCTGGCGAATAGCAGTCGAGGATATGATTGGTGTAATACTCGAGCAATTCGTGTTCGATGTCAAAGAAACGGCACATCGTTCTCATATCAAAACTCTGCTCGTAGATGTTAGGAATCATCCTTTCGCTTTTCATGCGTTACACCTCCTTACTCTTTGATTATGCACTCTTTTGCCACGCTTATTCTAGACACTGGCGACTTAGCATAATGCTCCGTATCACCGTCTATGAAACGAGCGTAGCTAATCGCATTGAAGTATGCGATGTCATAGTTGACAGATGAGTCGGGAATCATGCCTTCAGCGTCACGCACGGGTCCCCAATTTATCATTGGCTTGTTAAGAAGACCTGCATCAAAGTATCTAATGCGAGAGTCGCAATTCTGTACGCAGTCAACCACTTCCATCATTCTCGGAAGTACGCCAATCTGCATATTTGCGGCATGGAAGCGAATACGAAGCGCCTTAAGGACAACACTAACGATATTGTCTGCTTCTGTCTGTGTTACCGGTTCATTAGTCCAGATGATACCATTTACCGACCATTCGAACACCCTGAGCCAACCAAAGTCAATGTCACAAGTCAGATTGTATGTCTCAAGATACTGCTGAGTAATCATCGCTCTGATTTGCTCAGAAGGTCTGTATCTACGGTATGGGTGACCCTTGTCGACCATCTCAGTGCTCCATTCAGAAGTATCACCTTCCCACTCGGTAACACCGTCCATTAGACACTGCTTATCGGCTTCATTCTTATAACCGGTGCTCCACCTTTCCAGGAAGTTATTGAATACGCAATAGAAAAGAAGCTTCCTGGTCATGAACTTGTGCGGGAAGTCGTACTGCTTACCACCTACGGTAAACATAGTACCAACAAGCGGGTCATAGGCATCCTCCGTCGTCCAACCGGGGAAGTCGTACCCCTGAGTTATATCAGGACCAGGATACAGATACTTCTTAGGCTTTAGGTCCTCGTCCATATCTTCATCAAACTTGTATGCCCAGTTGATTTCCAGAGCTTTCTGACAATCGATTGCAGTACCACAATCGATACCGGGCTGCCTGTTAATCCAAGCGATAAAATTCTTTAGCGTGATTATAGAGTCATTGGTGTTGACATACAGCTTTGCTTCCGCTGCGGCTTGAGACGCAGTCAGGGGCGTCTTACCAGTAAGTGCAGAGCCATCTGGCATGTCTAATGTATTCGCAGGGTGTGTCACGTTCAGCACAGCAGTAACTGCACTGTCGACGGTAGACAACGAAATAACATTCTCAGACACCTCACCAGCAGCTCCGTAGGTCTCGAGGTAGAACACGCGGATTAGACGATTGTACTGGATTACATCATTGATGAATTTATTGAACACGAGAACCAGGTTATTGTAGTCGTCTACGTCTACCTGATAGCGTCTCTGTTCAGACTCGATAAAGTCATTCTTGGTGTCTCTTGTCCAGGGCTTTTCACCGTTCGTGAATTTGATAGGGTCAAGTGTTGATGAAAGCTCCTGCACCCAAATCAGCTCGCCGTCGATATTCTGTGCGGGTAGTCTGTACGTCAAGGTGTTTACACCTTTCGTACCTGTTACCAGCATTCTGGGGTTTACGATAACAGACTTGAGAATGCCCTGTGCAGCTTTTCTGGCAACGAAATCTTTACGCTGATTGATGCCGTTTACCGAGCCTTTCGGTTGAAGCGAAACGACATCACTCACGCTGACGTCACCGTACTGCGGGTCTGACTTAGGTATAATAAAATACGGAATGGAAGTCAAATCTTCCAGGGCATTTGTTGCAGCATAGCAGACGTTGTTCATCGCATTTGGTAGTGTGAAATCCAAAGCAAGCGAGGCGTCTTCTGAGGTATTCTCAATCAGTATAGTTGTCCTTGGTGCTCGGTACCAACCTGGTACGTACCCGTTTGCTACGCCTAAGCGACGAATGCTTTTAATCTGCGTTGCTGACTGCATATACATCTCATCTACCTGAGTGTCAAGGTTGAATGAGAGCAAGTCAACATTGCTTGCCAATGCCTTCAGTAGAATCATACCAGGGTCTGCTTCAGAACCAGGATTCCAGATATGAGTTGTCGCCTTAACGTCTTCCACCAAGTTCTGAATATTAGACTGAGCGTCTCTGCTGGTATATTTCATGTGATAGTCCCTCCTTGCTTTTCATCCCATGTCCATTCAAGTGTAGCGGCAATCTCCTCGTAGTTCTTGTCTAAGACTAGAACCACCTGGAGTTTCACCGTGTTACCTTCAGACAGGTCATTGATTTTAATCTGCCTAGAGTCCACATACGGTTCGAACTCTGCAATAGCATTTTTGATATTCTCCTTTGCTTTCTCGATTACAGAAGCGATGTTATAGCTAAGAAGTATATCAGGAAAGTAGGAGCCGAAATTGGGAAACAAGAACTCTTCTTTCTTATACGACCGAATTAGCAAACCCACTCTGTTGACTATGCTGGCATAGTCATCTTTCAGGTCGCAATTGCCAGTAGCCGCATTGAATAGATTAGGGTAGGCAAATGAATTCGTGAACACGCTTATCCCTCCTCGTAGGTGCCACCGTAGAATCCTACGATAGCAAAATTATCGTTAGAGTCTTCAGACTCAAGCACGTAGACAACATCATGCACACGAAGTCCTTGTAGGTGATACGGTATGTCAGCGTCCTGAAGCGATTCGTTTGCAGGACGATTGGGTAGGAGCATACTCATGAACGGTTCTTTATATGCACCTACACCCAAACCGTCAAGGTTAGGTACACGGACTTTGCAGGTGTTGCTTTTCCAGTCGATACTCTCGACATAACCAATATACCTAATCATAACTTACCTCGTTTCAGAATGTTAATAATGTGCTGGAACGGCTGACCAAGCTGCAACTTCTGCTGTGGGATAGTAGCTTTCTGCACATTATTAAGCCGAGTTGTGGTTGTGTATCCAGCAATCGATGTTGCGGTGTTATTTGCTGTAATCAAATCCAATCTCTGCACTGTCAGCGTTGTCGTATATGAAGTACCATTTATATTATGTGCTACTTTAATTATACGATAAACACCGGTAATCGGGTTCAATGTACCGCCTGTATACACCACTACTCGTACAGCATCAGCAACCTGAAATACCTTAGGCTTACCGACGATTGTAATCTGAACATTGGTATTGAACTGGGTAGATATAGCATTCAGGTTGTTCAATACGTTACCAGCAGCGAACATGCTATCCACGGTTGCTGAATATGAATTTTGTCTGTTTGCCAGAGTTGTCAAGGATTCTCCCTTCAGAGTAATGCCCATACCAGTTTGTACGGTAGCACCTGAACCCAGCAATGTCTGCGTAACACCTTGATAGGTAGCAGAAATTGATAAGATGTTGGTGTACAAGCCACCCCACATTAGAACATCGTCTGACACATAGTTAGCGAGGTTGACGTTGTTTTTATACCGGATTACACCACGGGTATGGAACGTCGGCTCTGTTATACTAAAGGTATAACTCGACGCCGAACGCTGTGTTTGTGCTACAGGAGAACCCATGAGATTGTGTATCTCAGCTTTCGTATAACCTGCTTTGAGATAAGTTCCAGTAGCTCGATTGCCGGGTAGCCCGTACGCACTGCTTCTAGAACCTTCGCAGTACGATTGCTGAATCAATCCCTGAGCATTGCCACTACCATTGATATACTCACCCAAGCTGGTTACGCAAGACGATTTACAGATAGGTACTACCTCGTCGTCATGGTCTATATCATAGTCGAATACATCACCTGCATTTACATAATTCAAGACGGCTTCTGCTACGTCAGATGGTCGATAATTGCCTCTGATAGCAGGTATAGCTATACCTCGAATTGTAGCTGTATTGGTAAAGTTGCCAATACCCTCTAGAATGTATTCTGTGTAGCCGGTATGTACCGTTGACGTAAACTGAATGAAAATACCTTGAATAGATAAGGATTCTAGGATACCGGTTTCATCTGCCCAACCCATTTCCAGGTAGCAGGGAGTGGTAGAGTCACCTCTCATCTGAGCAAACTCATATAGCATCATTTCGAATGCACCTACATGAGCTTGCTTACGCTGGTCACCTAGAACATGAATCGTTACCTTGAAATTTGTCTGAATGCCTGACTCAGAGTTTGTAAGATTTATGCCAACCAGCGGAGAAGGTACCTTGAAGCCGAGACTACGCAATGCTATGTTCTGAATAACGAACTGCATATAGGGCTGTTTATGTGGCATAAAGGTCACTCCTCTCCTAGGTTAAGATATACATACGACAACGGTTCTAGAACTCTTCCATCAGTCATAAGCGAATCGTAAGGAGGTATCTGCAGAACCGTCTCAGCAGGAACCACCTCAAAATCTGTGATGCCGTTCTGCTTGGCGATATACCACCAGAGTGCAGCATCACCGTAGAACTTATCAGCTATCAAATCCAGCCGGTTGATGTAGATGCCGGTTACCTTAAACAGCTGACAACTGGATACATCTACCAATGGTGTAGCGTTCACTACCTCATGATATGACTTGTCCACACCATCTCGCTTAATTGTTCTCAGCTTTGCGTATCTAGATATCTTGGTGTAGTTGTATGGGTTTAGATATCTTATCATATCATCACCTCCAGCCTGCAAGTCCGCTTCTAACCGCCTCTGTGCTGAGGACATTATCTGACTCTTCTGTGATTGATATATTGATATCGACGCAGTCGTACTTGTTATCAGGACCTATCGGACCACTATAAGTCGTCTCCATCGATGTTAAAATACCCGTGATGCGAACCGACTTACCTATCATAAGAGTAACTCGCGGCGGTTCACTCGCTTGGGTGTCATAGTCAGGATAGCAAGCAGACTGCATATAGGCTACCAGTTCTTCTGACTTACCAGAATCCTGATTACCGTCCCACATAGCACGGTGAATCTTAAAGGTACACGATACCACTCTAGGTCCTGATTTATTATAGGTATTCTGTGGCTCATAATGCTGATATGTCGTCATTTCCTGAGACCATGTAGCCGATGTAGAATCATTCACGCTTTCAGGGAAGCAAGGAATCTCCAAAGGTGACTGACCTTCTACCTGGAACATAACATCACCGCGGGGTTTCCAATACCAGTTATCCTCAGAAGTGCCATATTCAGAATCAATTCTCGGATATTCAAGCTGTGGTGTGTCTGCTCTCAAATCCTCTCTGACAGAAGCAAGACTCAGGTCACGAAGTATCGCTTGTTGAGTGTGACCAGATACCGGCGTAACCTCATCGACATATTCTGCCGGAACTATCAAACAACCAGGTACGCTACCCAGGGTAGCATATCGAGTAAACTCTGCGGGTGTAAATCCAGCCACCACATTAGCCTTATCTCGGTCACCTAGCTGAGACTGAACACTCCGTACCTGAGCGGACTCTGTATATGCAGGGTCAAATCCCAGCTTAGTCATTGCTTGGAAGTCGTTATTGTAAAGCTGATTAGCAACTGTGCTATAAGGACAAGTCGGATTAGGTAGGTTATTAGCACGCAGAATGTCATCAGCATGTTCTGTCTGTCGCTTAAAGGTCGCTATGGTCAAGGAGTCATCGACAACGATTACTGATTTCATCCGACATCACCTCTTTCCAACAGTCTTAGACGTTTGAACGTCTCACAGCAGACATACCCGGTTACCTCCTCGATGTACTTATTCTTGGACTGGAACTCGAGTAGTGTATGCTCTAACTGTTCTGACCATTCTTCATTCGTAGGTAACTCTAGCAACTCATTGGCATACGCTATATCACGAGTGCATCCGTTCGGACCTACAACAAAGCCGAGCCACCACTGATAGTTATAGATAACCTTTAACAGGTCTTCTAGGGTCTTATCCTCATCCTGAAAAGTCAAAGTCATGTATAGGTTGTAATTGTTCTGTTTCAGGTTAGGATATAAATAATCTATTGTCGTCTGAACATACCCGATAAGCTGAGCATCTGTTAGCGTTGTAAGACTTTCGTGCCAGAAGTTGGCTGCTCGGACTTTGAGTATCAAGTCCAAGCAACCATATCCGGTATCAGTCCGTGCCGCTTCAATCAACTCTTCAGGCAGTGTCTTTGGTATTTTAGAATACGTATCAAAACAGCTCATCTAGACACCTCCTTAAAAGAATCCCGGAACAGTTGCGGTGACATATCCGTTATCCATTATTCTAGAGCGTTCATCGTACGATATGGTAGACGCAAACTCAGGACTCGTAACCATCTGGTACTCAATCATCGTACTGAGCAACTTGACCACTTCCGTAGTCGTCGCTTGCAGGTCTTTAATCTGTTCGGTATGCGTACGATGCTCTTCCAGAATTGGCTGTAGATAATCGCTCATGTCCAATGTATCCAGGTAATCTTTGATAATTACGATGTTGTCGTGGTTTTCGATGTTTCTGAGGTCTTCCTCCTGCTGCTGTGCTTTCTGCTGTTCACGAGCTGCTGCCTTATCTTCCTCATACTTAGCATCCTGCTGCTGTGCTTCAGTCTGCTTTTGTTTGTATTCAGATGATTGTTTAGCCTGCTGCTCCATAGACGCATAACTGATGGCATTAGACTCTGCAGACGACTGTGCGATAGCAGCCTGAGCTTCTTGAGATGCCCTGGCATAGTTGCTTAACATTCCCTCGAAGGTATCGGTTACTCCGTTAGACTCTACAGCAAACACCATCGCATCGGTGCTCTTGGTCGATGCGGCTGCCATAACAGCAGTAGCACCTCCTACGGTATTAGCCATCGCATTCTGAGCACCAGCAAACCCGTCCGCAACGGTCGAGCCTATGCTGGACATAGTCGACGTTACCAGATACCTTTCAGCGTCGATTGCAGCCGATGTAGCTGCGTTTATCGAGGTTGTGAACATATCGAACAGACCGAACGGGTCGATAATCGACATAATCAAGTCAGATATCTTGGTAAAGAAGCTCAACGTATTTTCTGCCAGCTCTACCGATTGTGTTGCCTGAGCATAATATACCAGACGCTCCATAGCCAGCTCATTGGTCTCTAGCTTTCTCATCAACTTATTATCGATAGTGGTCGAAATAGCATTCGTTGCCAAAAGCTGATTGGTTGTGTTAGCTACCAGCTGTTCTTCTAGAGATGTAGTCTCTCCGCCACGTACCAGATTTTCTGCATTGGTCAATGCTGCCATGTTGACAGAGGTGTTGACTTGAGAAATTAAATCAGAAACACCACCGAAGTCAATCTGTGCCAGCTTAGAACCCTGAACACCGAACACGGACTCCAGCGCCTGGAGGAACTCCTGTCTAGATGCTTCGTTCTCATTCTGGTCAATAAACTTCTGGATAGCAGCAAATGCAGTACTCAAGGTGCCCTGAGTGTCATCCATGAACGACTTCATGAAGCTGGTTGCGCTCACTCCGATATTGGAGTTCATGTCGTTCATAATCGCTCTCAACGATACAGCAGTAGCATCATTGTTATTCATCAGCAGGGTGACTAACTCTGATGTAAATCCGCTAAGCTGAGGAGCGACCGATGTAATGGCAGCTTCTGATGCCATCATCTGTGTCGTCAATCCAGAAATCTGGTCTGCATTACCACCAGCAATCTGAACGACCTCTGTCGCCTTGGTTAATAGATTTCCTGTTTCTTTCAGGAATTGGTTATTGCCTTCTGTAACGGTTTCCAATGCTTTAGCAGCACCGGCAATCTCGTTCATAGCGGCAATCATTGTTTCTTCGCCCTGACCTGTCTGCTTGTTCGCATTAGCATAGATTGCAGCGAACTGTGCAGCACTCTGCGACAAATCAACCTCAGGAACTGCTTTCTGAAGTATCAGATTCTGTGCAGCAAATGCTTCTGCCAGCGTACCTCCTAGATTTGCATTCAAGGTATTTGCCAGAGAGTCAAGGTAATCTGCGGCGTTAATGGTAGTGCCATATCCTTCAGACTGCAACCTCTGTGCTACAGCATCCTGGAGAGAATTGAGAGCCTCCTTGGTGTAGCCCTGAGTGGCTGTAATCTGTGAAAGATTCTTATCCCACGCATCATAGATACTCTTTGTCGAGGTTTCATAAATCTCGATAGAGTATGTTGCCATATCCTTTACGTCGTTTCGGATTTTATCCAAACCGGCTTGTAGGATTTCGTCACGAGTTTTCTTAGAGTGGTTTGCGAGATAGTCCAGACGGTCACCAATAATCGAGGTAAGTGCTTCAATCTTACTTCCCACAAGGTCACCTATAATACCGCCTACGACAGTGCCGACCGGTCCTCCTATCGCAGTACCTATCGCAGCGCCAACCTCAGCACCTACAAGGGTACCGCCAACCTCTCCGACCATATTCATAGCCGCAGCTGCTGTGTGATTTTCACCTGTTTGTGCATTGTAGGTACGTCCGTGAGAGAAGTCGTCTATGAACTTATCAAGTGACGTGCCAACCTTGGTCATCGCTTCAACGCCGGTTACCAAACCGCCGAGTCCGGTAGTATTTGCCATCTCAGTAGCACGTTCACCCATCAGGTCATTCATAGCCTGAGTGAACGCATCGTTATCCATGACATTACCATTCTCGTCAGGAACACCACGTTCAAACCTATCGATTAGGTCAGCCTTCTTGGCTTCATACTTCTCGTCTATCTTACGCTCGAACTCTTTGCCTTGTTTAGCAAAGCTGAACTTACCGTCGTCCTTCCAAGCCGCTTCCATATCAGACAGCGTCTCTCGATGGGAGTCGAAAGCACCTTTAAGCTGAGAAAGCCGCTCATTGAACTCGTCCTGCGTAATCTGATTTCGAGCAAATTGCTCAGTCAACTGACTGATATTCTGGCGTAGTCTATCCTCAGCTGTAATATAAGAATCATACTGCTGAGCATAGTTAGCAAGCGATTCGTTAGCCTCACGCAAGGTCCTGTATGCCTGCTGCAATTCAATTCTTATACTATCTGTTTGCTGTGTATACTCGGTTTGCGATATTGCACCGGAATCAAGATTCTGACGAAGTGCTCTAAGTTGAGCTTCAAACGCTGCAATTCTTTGCTCCAATAACCGAATGCCGGCATTAGCAGAGCTTGACGACTCGTCTACACCAGACAGTGTAGAGCCAGGACCTCCACCTGGAGCACCGGGAATACCATTCTGTTCGAATCCTTCGAGTATTGTTCGAATAGCATCTATGTTCGTGTCGATAGAGGATAGGACACTATCGCCGCCACCTTCGCCAGGGTTGCTCGGTGCCGGAGGCGGATTTTGCTGATTCTGGGCCAAAAGTGCCTGAATCTGCTTAAGATTATCATTCGTCTCGGTGAGCAACGGACTAACTGATTTACCAATCGAGTCATTAGCCTCTTGTACCTTTTCAAGCAAACTGAAAAGTTGCTTTATGCTGGTATCGATGGACGTTAGGGTTGTCTTATTGACAGCCGAATCCTTACTCATGGACGTAACAGCAGCGGTTACACTATCCAGGTTCTTTTTAGCCTGATTGATAACTTTCTGTTGCTTGGTTAAGTTCTTGTCCATATTGGTAACTGACTTTTGCATCCTGAGCCCTAGCTTATACAGATTTGCGTCTGTCGCAGAATCTGCTTTTAGCTGCTCTAAGATGTCACCAGCAGTAGCATCCTGGCTACTCGATGTGCTTTCATTAGTCTGGTTCTGGTTGTTGTTTTCATTGGTAGGCATAGATAATCCCTCCTTTCATTGTATTATACGGTTTTGTGTCATTGTTGACATAACCGCTGTCGTGTACGATGCTACGATTTTGCGTGTACGTTACTATTATATACAAGTTTACACGGTACACGGTTACCACACGCAAAACAAACGCACAACAGTAGCAAAACTATTGTGCGTTTGTATGTCTTATATTATATGAGGTTTACAGTCGGTCATACTTATCTTTCCAGAAAATAACCTTCCCTGCTTCTAAAGTCTTTGGTACGTCAATCAAACGCTGATTCTCAGAGCCTCTGTATTTCAACATAAGGTTTTTCTTTTCTAAGATGAACGGACCGTCAACCAGAACTGCCACGTGCTTCAGAATATCGGTAATATACGGAGTCTCTACACCAGAATGCAAGAGTTCCTCTAGAGTGTATCCCGTAAACATCCAGATATCCTTCTCGGGAAATAGTGTAGCCGCAGCATTTACCAATGTCCTAACGCCTGGCTGATTTTTCGGCTCAAACGGTTCACCGCCCAGAATAGAAAGCCCATGAACGTCGGGGTGACTCAGCTTGGTCATGATATCTGTCTCGACAGCAGAAGTATATTGATAACCGTAGTCAAAGTCCCAAGCTACTGCATTAAAGCAGCCCTTGCACATTCTGGTACACCCTGACACGAATACGCTAACACGAACCCCAGGTCCGTTCGCTATGTCAAGGTGTTTGATTTGAGCGATATTCATAGATGTTCCACCCTATCCTTTATCTCCTGAGTACGCCCTTGGTTCCAGAATTGAGTACCGATATACCCACAGGTGCGTCGAGCAACAGACATCTTTGTCTGGTCTCTATTACCGCACTGCGGACACTCCCAAAGAAGTTTACCGTCTTCTTCAATGACAGCAATCTCACCGTCATAGCCACACTCGCAGCAGTAGTCGCTCTTGGTATTCAGCTCTGCATACATTATGTTATCATATATGAACTTGACGACTTCCAGTACAGCCGGAATATTGTTTGTCATATCTGGAACTTCAATGTATGAGATAGCACCACCAGGTGAGAGTTTCTGGAATTCAGACTCAAAAGCCAGCTTGGTAAAAGCATCGATTTTTTCGGTAACGTGAACATGATAAGAATTCGTGATGTAATTCTTATCTGTAATGCCCTCGATAATACCGAAACGCTTCTGCAGTGCTTTGGCAAATTTGTATGTGGTAGATTCAAGCGGAGTACCGTATACAGAATAAGCGATATTCTCAGCTGCTCTCCACTCAGCACACTTATCATTGAGACGCTGCATAACTGCAAGTGCGAAATCCTTAGCTTCTGGGTCTGTATGTGAATGACCCGTCATCGCCTTGACGCACTCGTACAATCCTGCATAACCAAGCGAGATTGTGGAGTAACCGCCATAGAGCAGCTTATCGATTTTCTCACCCTTCTTAAGCCGTGCGATTGCACCGTACTGCCAAAGAATAGGAGCGACGTCAGATGTAGTTCCGAGCAAACGCTCATGACGAATACGAAGTGCTCTATGGCAGAGTTCGAGTTTCTCGTCAAGAAGCTGCCAGAATTTATCAAAGTCACCCCTCGCAGTTAGCCCGACAGCAGGTAGGTTAATGGTAACCACACCTTGGTTGAATCTGCCGTAATATTTCGGATTACCGTTCTCGTCGACATACGGTGTAAGGAATGAACGACAACCCATACAAGGATAGCATTGAGGATTACCGTTCTGGTCAATCTTGTACTCAAGCATTTTCTTTTCGGAAATATAGTCAGGAACCATTCTCCTAGCAGTACACCGAGCTGCTAACTCGGTGAGATACCAATACGGCTTGGTCTCATCGCAGTTGTTCTCATCCAGGATATACAAGAGCTTCGGGAATGCAGGAGTTACCCAGACACCCTTTTCATTCTTAACACCTTGAATACGCTGTTTAAGAATTTCCTCGATAATCATGGCTAGGTCATGCTGTTCCTGAAGAGTTCTCGCTTCATTCAGATAAAGACAAAGGCTCAAGAAAGGAGCCTGACCGTTGGTAGTCATCAAAGTGATTACCTGATATTGAATTGTCTGCACGCCTTTCTCAATTTCTTTAGCGAGGCGCCTCTTGAGAATAGCTTCAGCTTGACGTTCGTTGATAGCGAGACTTGCTGCTCGGCATTCTTCTCTTATCTGCTCACGAATTTTCTGTCTGCTTCTCTCTACAAAGGGAGCAAGGTGTGCGATTGAGATTGTCTGACCACCGTACTGGTTAGACGCAACCTGAGCAATAATCTGGGTAGCGATGTTGCAGGCTGTCGAAAACGTGTGAGGTGTGTCAATACCGGTACCTGAGATTACAGTACCATTCTCAAGCATGTCCTGAAGATTAATCAGACAGCAGTTATACATCGGCTGTGCGAAGTAATCAGCGTCGTGGAAATGGATGTCACCGATTCTGTTGGCTTCATCGATGTCCTCAGGAAGCAACTGCGTGAATGTGATTGTCTTAGACACTTCACCTGCCATGTAATCACGCTGCACAGAGTTGATAAGAGTATTCTTATTAGAATTCTCTTCCTTAAGCACAGCATTTTTGTTCTGAAGCAGTGAAAGAATGTTGTCAGACATGCTGTCAGACTTCCTCGCGAGTTGTCTTTTGTAACGGTATGTGATGTACTCCTTGGACAGCTTGGAAAGGTTACGAGCAATCAGCTCAGCCTCCACGAAGTCCTGAACATCCTCGACCGATACAATGCTGGTTTGCTGTTCACACCGGAATATAACTGCTTGAGCTATCTCCTCTATCTGAGCCTGGGTGAGTTTATTTTCATCGCTCATCTTGGCGTTAGCTTTGGATATGGCGTTAGCAATCTTGGTGCCGTCAAACCCCACTTCTGTTCCGTCACGTTTGATAATGTGCATGATATTCACTCCTTTCGAATAAGGGAGAACACGGGCTCCCTTTATCTATTTTATGTCGCGGTATCATTATTCTTTGACCTGGTGTGAGGAGTCGTATCTTTCAGCATGATGGTAGAAAGCTGGTACTCGACTGCACACTGATGCTCTATTCGGCATCCACGGGATTTATCCCACCCAGGTGCAAAGACCACGATGTTGGCTTCACTCATTTTCTTTATGCAGTCACCGAGGCAGTCTAACGGATTTCTGCCCTCGATAAACGCCTGCTCGTCGAATGAATCGATAACCGTGACCGACATACCATTGGTAGACAATCCATCATTCAATTCGTGCATTATTGTCTCAATGTCCTGACGTTCTTTCTTTACCTCATCCAGAGTACGTCCGGTCATGGGTTGTGAAATGAAAACACGGTACTCCATTCTGTTCTACCTCCATTGTTTATTCTATAGTTTCAGTTTCAACATTCTCTTCGTATGCGGTTGGTGCAATGCCGCCAAAGAAGTCGATAAGTTCTGCCACTTCCTCAGGTGATTCCCAATCCCAGTGCTTGGTGGCGGCAAAGATACCAGGAGTGTTGCGAGAAGCTTCGTCTGTCAAATCAAATCCTCTACCATATGTCCAATACGCATTAGACAGCGGAACATAAGACTGAATTGTTACTCTCGGGTCATTATTCAGAACAACCTCACGGCTACAGATTGTTCTGTAAAGTGCGAAGTAATAGATATGCTCAGCACCGCTTGCAAGGATACGCTCGATTACAGCATTAGCTGTTCTTCCGCTTGAGATGAGGTCGTCGATTACGATAACTTTCTTACCGCACAGGTCAATGTCTCTATCCTGAGCGACGCCAATACGAGTATCGTCCTGGGTGTTTGTAGCCATGTCATAGTGGCTTACCGCATATACGACATCCGGTTCGATTCCCATTCTGCTTGCCAGCATAGAACCTGCTACAGCAACGGTAGCAAAGACACAGGTGCCATCGTTAGGTGCCGTGACCATGTTCTTGAAATTCTGTTCAAGAAGTATTGCCTGGGCTTCTGAGATGTATACCTTGTCTGCCTGAGCTCTCGGGAATGACCAAGAGTTGGAGTCAATCAGGGTGAGTATGTAATCCAGGATTTTAGGACACTCGGCGGGTCTTTCGCACATACCGTATTTCCGCTCGAACACCTTAGCTGAGATAGTCACCACACCTGGTGTTGCAGAAACAAGAGCAAGGTCAGGGTTCTGCATATTCGTGCAAACCACTTCGACGTTCGGAGCAGCCTGGACAAAATAAACAAGAGCTGGTTTGTTCTCGTCACTGTTCACGTCATCAGGAACAATCACGCAGCATTTAGCCTGCTCATTTTGCCAGTAGTATTTAGAGTTCGGGATAGTCTGTGTGCCTAAATCCGACACATGGAAATCATACATAAGGGTTACCTCCTGTTTATTATTGTATCATAATTATAACACGAAATATTCTGTGATAACGAAGTTTCACAAAAATGGTACTGCTTAACTGCTACGCTTCGTGACGTATATTTACACAAGGCGTACCACTGCAATTAAGCAGTACCGCGGTTTTTACTGGTTAATCAAGTTATAGAATTCCGAGCGAAGGTCAGAATCAGTTTTGAACACACCTCTCAGAGTTGCAGTACGAGTTTTTGTACCAGGCTTCTTAACACCGCGAGCTGTCATGCAAGAGTGCTCGCCCTCGATGACGACAATAATGTCGTCTGTGCCAAGAACCATTTCAAGAACTTCAGCAATATCTGCACCGATGCGTTCCTGGAGCTGAAGACGCTTGCCGACCATATCAGCAATACGAGCAACCTTGCTGAGTCCAATGACTTTACCTTTCGGGAGATAGCCGACATGAACTTTCATGTTATACATCAGAGCGAGGTGATGCTCGCAGTAACTGAAAATCGGAATGTCAGCAATGGTAACGAGGTCACCGGTTGCACCTTCCTCAAAGCACTTGTTGAACTTGTTAGCAATTTCTTCGTTGGTGTAGCACATACCCTCGAACACTTCGGCGTACATCTTAGCAACACGCTTAGGTGTATCCTTCAGACCCTCACGATTGGGGTCGTCACCAAGTGCGACGAGAATAGTCTTTACAGCTTCCTGAATTGCTTTTGTGTCGATTTGTTTCATTGTCAAACACCTCTCTTATTAGGGTGGTAGATAATCTTATGCAGCTGGACTTGAACCTTGACGTATACCAGCTGATTGTTGAGAATGTACTCAACAATATGTGCAGGAGTGATTTCACCCCATACCGGGCTGACATAGATTTGAGCGTCGATGTCGGGATATTCCTCCAGGAGCTGCTTCATCTGATTTAGGTCGTCTTCACTACCGACAACAAACTTGAGAACATCGGTTGTCTCCAGCAAGTCCAGATTGGATTTGAGCATTGCAGTACACTCACCAGAAGAGATTGACTTCCAGTCCATAGTGAAGAAGTAATCCATCGTACTCTTCTTAGGACCGAGTTTATCCTGTTCCTCAATGAAAGGTTCCAGGTCGATTGAACCGTTGGTTTCGATGTTTACCCAATAACCGTTCTCTCTGAGCAGAGTAACCAGACTTGAAGCTGTGGGGTGGATGAGCGGCTCACCGCCCGTGAGTGTGATACACTTGCAAGGTTCGTATGTCTTGACAGCTTCAAGGATTTCGTCGAGGGTCTTGTCCTCGAAACCGAACACACCGTCTTCCTTTACACAAGCATACTTCGTGTCACAGTAGGTGCATTTGAGATTACAGCCGAACAGGCGAATAAAGATTGTAGGTGCGCCGGTACGAGCACCTTCGCCGTCAATGCTGTAGAAAATTTCAGATACCGGCAGTGTCTTTGTTTCCATTACAGTTTACCTCCGCATCCGCCGAGCGTGCAGCAAGCAATATTACCCTCAGACTCCTGAACGGTAACCTTGTAGCATCTTCCATCAGCACCGTCGAGCGGATTCAGCTCGTCGAACTTTTTGTTCATCTCACAAAGAATCCATGCTGCCATATTCTCAGCAGTAGGATTGATATCCGGGATAACATCATTGATGTGCTGGTGGTCAAGTCGGTCATGAATAAGATTCTTGATGTGCTTGAAATCGATAATCATACCGTTGTGGTTAAGGTGATTAGCACCGCAGTAGACCACGATAATCCAGTTATGACCGTGAATGTTTCTGCACTTAGAATCATAGTCAAGAGATAGCTGGTGTGAACCAGCTATCTCCATTCTTTTTGAAATTGAGAACTGAAAATCCATATTACACCTCCAGTGCAGGGTCGATAGCATTATTTTCTGAAAATGCCTTTGCCCTGTCGATGCAGGTGCCGCACTTACCGCAGGGCTTGTCGCCACCGTTGTAGCAGCTCCAGGTGTACTGATATGGAACTTTGAGTTCAAGTCCCTTAGCAACGACCTCAGCCTTATTAGAGTTTGCGAACGGTGCCTTGATAGACACCTTCTCATAAGTGCCGATGAAGATTGCGTCGTTCATTGAGTCGATGAAGTTCTCAGAGCAGTCTGCATACGCATTACCAGCTGCATCGTCTGCGTGAGCACCGATATAGATGGTGACTTCCTCATCCGGGAACAGCGAGGATGCGAGAGATGCCGCTGCCGAGAGGAACATACCATTTCTGAACGGAACGTAGGTTGCGACCATACCGTTTTCGCTTCTGCCAATCTGGTCGGCGTAATCACCCTCAGGAACTTCCTGAGTAGAGTGACCGAGAAGTGGGCAATTACTCTGCGCGAAGACAACAGAGAGGTCGAGCTCATAGTGCTTGATGTTGTAATACTCAGCAAGCTTCTGAGCTGCCTCGAGTTCCTTCTTGTGTTTCTGACCGTAGAACATTGATACGGATACTACATTAGCAGCACCGAGTTCGTGTACTGCCAAGCCCAGACAAGTGGTGCTATCGACACCACCGGAGCTAAGAACAAGTGCTTTAGGCATCGTATGTCACCTTCCTTTCAGCTGCGGACTGGAGAACCGCCAGACGTCTCTGAGTTTCAAGGTCTTTGAACTCAGGGTGGTCAGGGCTGACGTATGTGGAGAACGGGAAGATTGCAATACCACCTCTAGGTGCAAAGATACCGCGTACCTCAAGGTATTTCGGCTGCATCACCTTAACCAGGTCCTTCATGATGATATTGACACAATCCTCATGGAAGTCTCCGTGATTGCGGAAGCTGAACAGGTAGAGTTTGAGTGACTTGGACTCCACCATCTGCTCTGCCGGTATATAGCTGATGATAATCTTTGCGAGGTCAGGCTGACCAGTCTTAGGGCAAAGTGAAGTGAACTCATACGCATCAAAAGTAACGACATAATCGTTTTCAGGATGCTTGTTCACAAATGTTTCCAGAACGGACGGGTCGTAATCGTATTTATATCTGGTATTCTGGTTACCAAGCAAGCTAACGCCTGCAAGTTCTTCTTTGTTTCTACCTTCCATGATTATGCCTCCTCTGCTTCACCTTCTCCGGCTTCGCTCCAAGAGTGTCTCTTGATAAGCATTCCATCGCCGAAGCTCATGAAACGATATCTCTTCTGAACAGCATGCTTATAAGCCGCCATAATCTGGTCATATCCAGCAACGACAGAAACGAGCATCATAAGAGTAGTCTCAGGTGCGTGGAAATTGGTGATAAGACCGTCAATGCAGCCCACACGCTTTGCGGATTCCGAACCAGGATAAATGAAGATGTTCGTGTCTGTTGAAAAGTCGGTCGGATTCTCCCAAACCTCTTCCGGAATAGAAGCAAGTGTTCGGAGAGAAGTCGTGCCAACCGCAACGACATTGTGATGATTCAGTCGGGCTTCCTTAATGTCTTTGATGACATTTGCAGGGCAGAAGCAGTGCTCGGTGTGCATGGCGTGGTTTCTGAGGTCCTTGACAACAACCGGCTTGAAAGTCCCAAGGCCGACATCAAGCGTAACATCTCTGACTTTAACTCCTTTGTCCTTGAGTGCCTGGAGAAGTTCAGGGGTGAAATGCAATCCTGCCGTAGGGGCAGCGCAGGAAGTTCTTTCTTTGGCATACACCGTGTTATACATTTCTGAGATGTAGGCCTCAGAGTGACCTCTCCCCTGGATGTAAGGAGGAAGCGGAGTTTCGCCGATTTTGTCGAGAATATCCCAACCAGTAGAGCTATTGAAATCGAGGAAAACTTCACCCTCATCGTCGCAGCTCTTGATAGTTACTTCTGCATCGTCAGCACCGTTAAGCACGAGAACCGTACCAGCCTCAACCTGCTTGCTAATCATTGCCTTCCAGGTAGAACCGCCCTGATACTGAACGAACAGAATCTCGACAGTGTTCTCCTCGTCTGCCTGAGTGCCCTTCTTATAAGCAAATGCTCTTGCAGGAATAACCTTGGTGTTGTTGAGCACAAGAACATCGCCTGCATTGAAATAATCACAGATGTCTGTGAAGTGCTTGTCTTCAAGGTGTACCACCTCACCAGAAGCAACTTCAGACGCTGTATCAACGATAAGGCATCTTGCACTTGCTCTATCCGGGAGAGGCTCCTGAGCAATAAGCTCCTGAGGCAAATCGTAGCGATAGTGTGCTGCCGAGAACTGCTCTTCTGCAGGGGCCTGGTCAAGGCCCTTAGCAGTTACAGTAGAAGAATTGCTGAAAATATCCGGAATACCGGTTTCCATCTTTGAATTGTTCATATTACAAAAAATCCTTTCTTTAGATTATGCTTCTATATGTCTTTTTACCTTAGATGCAATCTTGTACGATATTGGAGACATCAAAGCCTCTACCGTAATCTGAAATGCAATGCCGAGTAAAAAGTTACCAGCTATACTCCTGGAGTCCATTCCCCAGCAATCCATACCGATAGCTTCACAGAAACTCGGGATAGAGAATGGAATCATCACCAGCACGGTGAATAAGCCCAAATCAGCTGTCTTACCCAGAATACTGGAGCCGATTGAGCGAAGTGAATAGTTAGCGTAGCCATCACCGGGTTTTCTCTTCTTGATATAAGCGAACAGCTTATCATTCAGGAAATCGCCGACTGCGTATATCAAGATACCTACGACCGTGACGTAAATACCGCCACCGTAGATGAAATCAAATGCCGACTCGTTTGCTTCTGCATATTCCGGTACAGGCACAACCGTTAGACCCTTTGCCAGCAAAGCAGCTACGATAGCAAATATCGCTGAGGTGTTGCCAGACAATCTCGAAGCCTTATAACCGAATACTTCCGAAAACACGTCGGATACGATGTATGTTGCGATAAAAAATAGAGAATCACCTGTTGCAGTTGCCGTGACAGTAGGCCCCGGTATATACAGAACATCTACTGCATCAAGCGCGCACAAAACGATTCCCGCTGCACTTAGAAGAGCACCGCACGCATAAGCAACTACCTTGTTCACTTTTGCCGATAACTTACCCGCCAGCAGCATACCGCACACCGTGAAAATCAGCATACCCAGAATAGAAAAGATACTGGTTTCCTTTGCTTCCAGAATCTTAACCATCATCGGTACGCACAGAGCGTAGCTTGCGACGTTGATAGCCATTAGCACAGCGAACAGTCCAGGAGCTTTGCCCCATGACTCTTCTTTCTGAATCTTTGACTTCATACCTATTAGTCCTTTCGTATCGATTTTAACTTTAGCAAGGGGATACCTTACTCACTGTTCCCGTTTTTATCGAGGGGGAACTCTACTCGAGTATCATACACCCATTTACACCAACTCCTTTACATAGCACGCTAACGCATACCACGTGGTTGTATATTGTATATAACATTACAACAAAACACGATATCCACAGCAGAACCGTAGCAGAACACACGCATTAAGTGTATTTGTTATATGTTACATTATACATTATAACAACCGTGATGCACGAAGTTACTATGTCTTCTTGACTGCACCAGAGCCGTCTTTTCCTTCCTGGTCTTGCTTGATAATCTCCCGAATGAGTTTCGTTCTAAACAACACCGGTTGGTCTTCGATGTAGTCTGCAGAATATCCCTGCCATCTACCCATGATAGCTCTTATCTCCGCGTCGACCTGGTCGTACTTACTTCTTAGAACTTGCCAGTAGAGTTTTCCATTCTTTGAGGTCTTCTTTGGACGGTCGAAAGTAGTAGTCGTTAATCGGAACGTATGCCCACGCTCTGCCTCCGCAATGAGGACACTTGAACTCAACACGGTTCTGAAGTCCTACGTTGAACTCTTCTTTATAACGTCTCTCGACAATCTCTTCATCTACTGCCGGAAGATTACCGAGCCACTCAGCTGCTTCAGATACATCAACAAAGTCCGTATCAGAAACTGAAGAAATAGAAGCTGCGAGCGGTCTGAAATCTTCATCTTCCTTTGCAACCTTTGCGAAGTAGAAAAGCATATCCTGACATCTGTTCAGATGCATCTTAACCTCTGCATTGGTGACCACAAATTCGTCAGGCTTGATTACGAAAGTGGTTTTGAGCGTCTCGCCTTTCTCAGGTACAAGAACACCGACAGTGCTTAGATTAATCTGACGGGGTTCATCTGTGTAGAACTTACCCTTGCTACCATCGTCGTTCTTACAATCCTGACACACCCAATTCTGAGCAGTCCAGAACGGTCCCCAGGTTAGAATACGAATATGACGGAGCAGCAGATAGTAGTCAGGCTCGAACAGCTTTCTCACATCAATCTTAGGCTCAATAACCTGAGGGAGGATGTGTCTAATCATTGCCTGGTGCAGATTATCTGACGACAGTCTTAGCTTCTCCATTCGGCTGGTGTATCCACTGACAGTCACTGTCTGGGGAATTCCGACATCAGAGTAGTCGAAAAGAAACTCATGCTCTTCATTCATTAGTGGCAATTAAATCAATCCTTTCTTGATTTGATAGGTAATGCGTGTGTCAAGTATGTTTCTTGTTCACATTACAAGTATAACATACTCAGCACACGCATTTCGAAGTTTATCAGTAGAGCTCTGCGTAGGACACAGATTCTGACATTCCATTGTTATCAAGTCTGATGACCTGAACATTAGCACGGAATCTGAGATTCGAGAAGTTCTGCTTCTTGTCGTCCAGAGAAGCGTTTTTCATATACAGGTTGAGATAAATCTTACCGCCTGGTTCGTCTGCTACAGTAGGATTACCGTTATACTCCCAATTCAGATTTACCAGCAGGTTACCGCTCGGTACATACTCAGAGTTATTCTCGTCGTATGCCTGATGCACACCAGATGTGCCAGAAATCTTTAGATTGAGGTTATCCGGAATGTACTGTATGGTATGCTTGTTGATAGTGGAAAGCTGACTGCCGTCCTCGCTAAGGTCATGCTCAAAAAACAACGGAGGATACTTCAGGTAAGCAGAAGATGACCACATACGGTCGATATTACCGCTGTAATCTTTCCAACCTGCGTGTTTAACCCAGATATCCATCTGAGCTGCACATACACCTTCTTCTCCCATCGTAACGCTCGAGAACTTGCACATCAGACTGTTATCTACACCCGAGCTGGTGAACACATTGGTTACTTCCATCCAAGGCAAGTCAAGTTCAAGTGTATTACCACCTGATATGAATTGTGAATATTTCCATTCACCGATGTTGGTAAAGAAATACTTATCCACAACGCAGTGGTCTACGCCGAATAGCAGAGTCTCAGTAGATACGTGTTCGGTTGTAGCTACATTATCACCTACGAGCTTGACATGGTCTAGGTCAACCAAATGCAGCAATAAGCCGTCCGTGCGATTTCCGTCCTCAACTACCTCAGAGAAATCGAGTGTGATGTTACCACGGATGTGAGCAAGTGTACCTGTGGTATCTAGATTAGCTCTCCACTCAGACGCATTGCCTTCCATCTTGAACACAACGCCACCAGAATATCTCCTATAAGCATATTGAGTCAAGTCAACACCAGGAGAGATTACAATCGTTTCGTCGGGATACTCAGAGAATCCTCCGCCCTTGATAAGACTGAGCAGAAGGTCGGTAATACGAAGTCTCTGTGTAGTCGGGTCAACGATTACATCATACAGATCGGAACCCGGTCCTACCTTGACCACGCCGAATGTAGTCGACGTAGCCGGCACAGCAAATCCACGCTCCACAGCTTCAACAGTAAATAGGACTGATTGTGGTGTAGAGCTGGTATCCTGGAAGGATTGAGATTCTCCCTCAGGGTCAAGTATAACATAGGAAGCTCTGTCTGTAGGTAAGAAGTAAGAGATAGTAGCAGTGCTTTCGGTTTGCAAGCCAGTAATTACACCAGTAGCGTAATTGATTGTGCCTACCTGAACTTCAACGTCTCCGCCGCCATCGTTCATCAGAGTCATAATCTTGCCATACTTGTTATCATATATTCCCCCAGATATACCGGTATTATCATCAGTACGAACCGGATGATTGGTTATAGGAGAAATCAGCAGTGAACCGGGTTGAATATTAGGCTGCAGAGTAAGGCTTGTAAAGTTACCAGAATAGGAGTTCTCCTCCAGCATAACCGCATGAGCAAATCTCCAAGAACCGGTCTCTCCTTGAGCATGGGTCTTATGGTGACGACAGGTATATCTGCTTGATACGTTCTGAGTGAACGAATCAAGAGTACCATTTACGGTACCGGTTACAGTAGCGTTGATAGTTCCTTGACCTTTGCCGTTAATTTCACCCTCGATGTTGAGTGTTTCGTCTGGGTCAGATTCTGGGTGTGCGGTACCGGTAAATGAACCGGATACAGGTACTTCCAGCTTAGACTGCTTTGCTGTACCAGATACTGTACCAGATACAGTTCCGTAATTGGTTACGATATTTTGCAGTTCATAACCAGAAGTAGTCGTGTTCGCTTCGGTACCTCCTGCTTCAGCCGTATCATTGATAACCCAGAAATAGTCACCAGGCTGTACTGCCGGCTTATGTCTTTCAAACCAACCCTTGGCATCAGCCAACGTAAGAAACGGACCGTACTGTCTGCCACGAGCATACCCATCAGCTTGTCTGTGAACGTAGTCGTCAAACATCAACTCCAACATAGCGAGTTGCTGATAGGTGATGATACCATCAGTACCATTCAGTCCGTTCAGACAAGGATATACGCTGACGTCATAGAACGGCTTAACGACTGTACCATCTTTGGCAGGAACTTTCTTTTCTGAAATCAAAGAAGAACCTGTTATCCTTGACATAGCATACTGGAAGAACAGAGCTCTGTGGTCGATTGTATCTGCACCCGTATGCGGTGGTGTCTGCGCCTGGTGCCAAGACATGCGTGCAAACTGCGAACCTGACTTAGCATCAATTCTCTGCAGACAGTTGAATTCATCAACTACTGGGTCATCCGCCGTATAGGGAGTCTGGTCAGAAACGATTATACCACGAGTAGGCTCATCTTCAGAGTTACCTGCCGTATCTGCATTGGTCGACATGCTCCTGAGAAGTTTGCCTAGGTTAGAGTCGAATGCAATCCAAAGCCATTTATCAATATCGATAAGGTTAGTTACCTCACCATCTTTGGAGCCGCCGGTTTCGCCGAACTTTATTCCGTAGATATGCTCGTCTTCCGGTGCAGTCAAGAGCTTAGAATAGTCCTCAGCACCTTCGACCGTATCAAGCGGAACCATCCTCGTCTTGTACGGGTTTTCGGTAAGCATAGCGCGACCTTCAGAATCAATCGTGATAGTACCTAGAAGTAGTTCATTACCGAAAGGAAGCTCCTCATTGATAACGATAGCAGCACCTTGATACACACCGTTGAACGGCGGTATAAGGCGCTCGTCATGTCTTGAATGCTCAGGCGCGGTGTACTGCACCGCGAGTTTGATGAACCGAGTCATACACGGATTAGTCGGTATCTGTCCTTCATTGTTTGCTACATTAGCAATATCACCGACAGTGAAAGCGTCACTTCTCAGGAATGTCACTTCCGCAGTAGACTCTACATAATAACCGTAGACCAAAGCTACACCGGCTGATACGGTAATTCTGCCGTCTGCGTCCATACCGAGGTGGAAATCATCAGCATCTCGAGTTCCGGTTGCATACGCAGTAATTGTCCAGCCGTTCTTATCATGCAGGGAGGTCTTCTCGAAAGAATTCAAACCAGGACCGTTCTTTTCCGTCTGTCCCGTCGTATCGTCGATTACAACATCAGAACCGACGAAATCATTTACTGCACTCGCTACTGTCTCCGCATAGTCCGACATATTGACTTCCCTTTTGAGCAGCGTGTTCAACGCTGCTCTCTGGTTAAACTCGGTGATTAATTCACCACCGTGCGTATCGGAACTATAAGGCGTAATGTAGGAGTTAGCAGATGAATAGACGAGAAAACGGTGGGAATCAGCTTCCCGAAGGTCATATAGTCTATCATCTGTTGCCATAGATATTAACCCCCTTCACCGTCAGGTACTGCAAGAAGTTGTGTACCATCAGCGGCACCACCGCCGCCAATTCCGTTGTCCTCCTCTTCAGAAATCTGCATAGGACGATGACCTGAAGCTGCGGTAGCATTTAATGCAACCTGAAAGCCGATATACATACCGTTATCAGAAGCAGGAGCACCGTCTCGGTTCTTGGACTGAACATAGTTACGAGTAACCGTGTAGCCTTTCGCCTCAACCTTTGCTTTCTCCTCATCGGAAATCTGCTCTGAAAAGGTAGTATACTGCTGACCAGCACCGCAGCGTTTTTCAGTCTCCTCGAGCACTTCTGTAGCCTTTATAAAGGGCTGATTAGGAGTGTAATAAGCAGCACGCTGATTTGCATACTCTGTAGCAGTCATATGGTTTTCTGTCATGATTCCCATGATAAATCACCTCACTCAAATTCAGTAATAGGAACGAGCTCCTTCTCGAATTCCTTGCTGAGGTTACGAGCGTTCTTGGACACAGCGAGCTTTGTCTTTACCAAGATGCAGTCTGCGTCTTCAATCTGCTCAACAACCTCAATCTTGCCTGCCTTGACAAGAGCGTCAACAGCGTCCTCATCTACCTTAGCAGAATCTACGAAGCATTTCATAACTTCCACTTCTTCTGCGGTATCAGTAGTATCTTCGTCTGCCGCATCAGCTTCCTCGGTTACAGTTTCGCTTGAAACAGTATCTTCAGAAATCGGCTCGCTCTCAGACGTGTCAGGCTCCTGTCCAGGAAAGTCCTCCTGCACTTCTGCAGGTTTTACCTCCTCTTCTACCGTGCTCTGAGTTCCTTCTGCTGGCTCATCAAGTACCAGCATATCGCAAATGGAACTGGTGCACTTATAGAACATAGGAAGGTCAGGATAAATCTGAACACGCTTGAGCGGGTTGTTGCACTTCGGACAGAATGTGGGAGGCGGGCAAGTAACCGGTGCTGTATTCATAGGCTGAAGCTCACCGTTCCAAACCTTAGCCGTACAACCAGGCTGGAAATAAGCCACGAGCTTCATATCGATTACGTCGAACACGCCCTTGTCTGTCGTAGCTCTTAGAGTAAGAGCTCTGTCAGCACCCATCACATATTCAATGGAGTTGACGTTAGCAAGCTCAGGAATCTTGAACTCTTTGCCGGAAGGGAGGCTAATCCACTTCGCATCATACATAGAGTATTGGTTCTTCAGAGTAATCAGCTGATTGCCCTGACCGTTCTCGTTCTCGAAATAAGGAACGGTTTTGAAGCCGAGAACAGTAAGCATAGAAATCTGTTCTGCTACCGTGAACTTCCGAGCAGATGAATACAGGGAGTATGCCAGGAAGTCATTCTTGGTAACATAGCCGGTGATTTCGAAAGGCATACCAAAGTTCTTGATTTGAATAGGAGTATGTTCAACGGGTACGCCGAGCATAGCACCTGTCTCATTGTAGCTTACAGTTCCTTCCGGAAGATTAAGTTGCAATCTAATCATCGTTATTAAGCACTCCTTTACATTTTCTTAGGTACCATTGAACACACGGTACCGATAATTTGGTTAGACCAGATTTATATAAATCAGTAACTTCCTTTGGCTGCATCTTGAGCTCTTTCGCGATTTCATTCACGCTCCACGGCGGCTCATCGGAAGTTCTGTTTATAACGTGAAGAACGCTGATTTCATCAGGCGTTAGAAGCTTTTCCATAACCTTTGAAATATCCATCTGGTGTTGGTCAAATTTGTAGGTATCCTCAATCTGTTCTTCCATGGGAATGTCGGCATCCTCACATTCATATTCTGAAAATGTCATCTCCGGATGTACCAACTTATTCATCTGATTGCGGATATAAGGAAAAGCGTATGTGCTAAGAACTGTATATGTATCAGCATCAAAACGCTCTATTGCTGTCAGCAGTCCTATGATACCTGCTGATACGAGCTCTTCGCAGTCGGTCTCGCTTGGATACCGACTTGCGAAGTACATCTGATAACATCTATGAACCAAACCCACATTGTTGAGTAGAATCTTATTTCTTATCTCAGGGTCTCTTGTCTTAGCATATTCCTTGAGCAATTCCTGATTCTCTTGACTCCTGCTCATATACCCTCCTTCGTCCTTCAATACTATAATATTAGGCTGCGTCATGATTTACGGGTTACCATTTCTCCTCCCAGGACTTATTATGCTGGGAATCTTCAACGACTTCCCTAGGCGGCATGTCGTCCCAAGATTTGACGTGCGAACTGTCCTCGACTACCTTATGAGCATTGAGCTTCTTAACCCATTGTTTCTGGGTTACGCCACCTACAGTGACTTCCTCGACCACCCAGATAGAAGCGAGTCTCTTCCAGACAGCATAGAAAGCAGTTCTTGGCTGATGTGACAAGGAATCCCACAACGGTGTACCATCAACTAACTGCCCTGTATCTCGAGCCAAAGCCCAACCTAAGAATTCATATCCCATACGAACGGGGTCTTCTGGCTTAATATCACCCAACGTCGTGTTCACATAAGGTACATCGGTGGCGGTCGCTACAACAGTATTATCAGATAAATCGTAATTCCGGTAGAATGTGACAGAACCGGTCTGCACTGCCCACTGCGCATAAAAATCGTGAACCGAAGTAGTTATCTGAGTATTATTACCAACAACCGGGCCGACCCGGGTTTTACCCCAACCTTGAAAGGTATACGCTTCCCGAGTGGGGTCTGCCGGTTTTACAGACGCTATTGTCGTACCTATATCTGTAGTACCAGTCTTTAGCGTGGTATTGTCAGACGAGTTATAATTACGCCAGAATGTGTAATTGGTAGTAGCTACCTCCCATTGTGCAGTATAGGTATGATTTTGTTGGACATTAGTAGGCGGGGCACCGCTAGGTGACCAACCTGTAAAGTTATAACCGCTTCTGGTAGGGTTCGGCGGTAGTGAATCATTCTCGCCCTGAACCACTTCGTGGACAACATCTGATGTAGAACCGCTCCAATTACCTCCGTTAGGCTTGTAGGTAATCTGATAAGACGGTAGTGGGGTTGCATTAACCAGGTCACTGAGCTGCCAGGTGCCCCAGCCGCCCTCAAGGCGAAGAGTTACCTGAGCGTAGCTGTTCGCGGGAATTACCAACGGTGAACTCAGCTTAAAGGTGTAGAACGCATTGTTGTAATCTTGCTGAGAAATGTAATCTCCATCGTATGAGTACTGATTGTACTGAGCTCCGACATTCTTTGTATATCTAGGTATAAACCACGTCTGGGTATTGCTGAATGGCTCGCTGCTGTCTGCTGTACACAGATTTGACCTAGATTCTGCTGCAACGGTAACTATCTGCGATATCCTTGTGTATGAGTTATACTCGTATAAGGCAAATGTACCAGACTGACCTGCAGCTTGAACTGTCGGTATCTGAGTTACAGCATGCCCGCCCGCATTACAGGCTATCAGCTGAAGTTTGATGCCACCCAGCTTAGCTGGTGTGGCATCATCGTTATAGATTGTGATGTGTACCGGATTATTGTACCAATAATCCGATATAGCCCAATGGTAGGTATCATTGGAAGTATCGATACGAAGTCCCATAATATCACCAACCTATTCCAATAGCACCGACTGGGAAGTCGTCTGCAGGAGGTGCGGTTTTGGAGATAACCAGAGTTGTTCCGTCTGCTGTCTGTAGGTAGTTCACATCATTAGCCGTTCTGCGTACCTTCATGCCATGCAGAATATCGACTGCTTTACCAGTACCGAGTCCGGTCAGCAAATCAAGCCAGGTTACCTTATCCGCCTCGATTGTGCCCTCATTTCCTGAAAAATCAAGGAGCACATTATTATCGTCGATTACTGACACGCTCATAGTCTGCTTACCGTGTCGGGATTTAGCGATTGTAACCCAGATTGGGTAATCGACATTGTTGACATTAACCACGGTTCCATCTTCTAGCGTTGCTGTATAAAATGCAGTATCAAAGAAAGACTTAGGCGATGTCTTAGCAGTCAGTGTAATTGAGCATTTGATAGGCGTTTGTGCCGGGTCCGGGATTTTACCAGAAGTATAGCCGAGGTCGGTTTTGGAATATAGACGGAAGGTAGACTCCAATGCGTAGGAACGAGTAGTTTCAGGTGATTTAGGTACTGATAAGTCGTTCCGAACGACACACTCCTGCAAGAATTCACCTAAGCTCAAGTCTTGGAAATCCGCATCGACATAATTTGCAATATTCCATCCAAAATCCTGGAACATCTTCTTTGCAGTTGTTCGCGAAAGAACAGACTTCATATTGTAGTAATAAGAACCGCTTTCATTAGGAATGTCCTGATTATACCTAGGAACAACTGCATCATAGGTACCAGGGTAGCCAACCGTAGCAGACAGTGTGGGATTGTCAATCCAAACCATCGTAGATGCTAGGTAGACATAATTTGCGTCTACGTTCAGAACCACGAATGAGTATGTCTTATCGTATGCCCAAAGACTTTCCTTGGCATGGTGAAGCTCGATGAATGTTCCAATCGTAACATCTGGGTCGGTAGTTGTGAATGGATAGCTGTTAGATGCTGAAGTCCAGACTGTCAAACTTCTACCTCCGTGAGCTTCATTCCAAGCTGCACGCGGAATTCTCAGTTTTCTTGAATGAGTATCAGACTGATTGGTTATATTCTGGCTTTGCGTTGCGTTCATAGTGACCGTAGGCTTGTTGTCGGTATAGCATATTACCTTAGCCTGCCCACTCTGAATTGTATTCCAAACATAGACCATTTTCCAGTAATCACTATTTCCGATAACTACAGGCTCACCTGGATATATAGGACAGCCGTCGACGTAGAGCACACCAGATTCTATCGAATAAGGAATACCAGTCAAATCGACTTCAAAACTGAACGGACCCGGCTTGTCCTTGTACCATTGAGGTATCGTCCACGGAATATAACCGCCAAACCTGTTAAGCTGGTATATAGTGCTGCCATGATTGATATCTTTAGTACACAGATAAACACCGTTAGACTCTTTATTAGGCTGATTATAAATCAGATTGGTATACCCCTTCGAGAAGGTCTTACCAGCAGTTGTCTGAATCTTCCAGCAAGCATTTCTACCTGTTCTATGATAAGTCACCCCTGTCAGTGCAGCTAAATCATCAGAAATCCAGCGACCGCCGTTGAGTGTATTATTACCGGTATAAACCAAACCTTCGGTAACCGGTGTTGTGCCGCCCCACCAGTTACCCATATACTCAGGCAATTTCTTGTCATACAGGTAGAGAACTGCAGCATCATCACCATTTCCGGTATACAGTCTGGTAAAATCAATACGCTTCTTCATCTTAGGCATATTGTATGAATCATAACTACCTACATTTATTCTACCGGTATCTTTCCTGACAGGTATGATGTAAAATGGAAGAGCCACAGGAGGGTACTCAGAATAAGTAGCCTGACCGGAAACTAGATAGACGTAGTCATCACGGTCGCCAACGGGTATTGCAGCTACCTGTGTATCAATCTTATTTACGCCTTGCAACGCATCTTGATATTCAGCGTAGGTTAAACCATAGGCGCCTTGGTCTTGGAAGGAACCAGTACCGTTGATGAAATCTAAATCTATATAACCGAATGTAGAAATCAAAATCTGACCTGACGGGTGGTCTACCAAACCTCGATAGTCAGCTGGTGTAGGATTACCATCCATACCGAGCCATAGATAACCTGCTGAATTCAAGGACAGGTTATTGATATCTCTTGTTTCATGATAACAGTCCTCGATAAGACCGTTACCTGCAAAGATAAAGCCCTGAGGTCCATAGTACAGCGTGTTCACGTCCAAATCTTCCATAGACAGTCCACGAACAATGAGCTTCAGAACACCACCTGAAATCGTGCCAATCTTCTCAGTGAATTCGAGAATATCAGGATAAGCGACAAAGGTGAGGTAACCGTGAGCAGATACAGAACTGGTCGCTTTATTACCATGAGCGTCGGAAACATAGACACCAAATATGTTACCTACAGCAGTCTCGATTGCGTCTTTCTCCTCGGCGTCGATTGACTCGGCACCTGCAGTAGAGCTCGACGGATTTGTGAACACGTCTACATACGACTCGTAGTCCAAACCAACAATCGGAACAGCTCCCCAGGACGCACCTTGAACTCTGATTGTCTGCGTATAGAACTGACCACCATTAGAAGGTTTCCACGCATCTGCAGCTTCACCTGGCTTCAACTCGACCCGTCGAGCAACACCGTATGTTACCAACGTATTGTAGATGAAGTTAGTGATTACATTCGGGTCAGCTTGTGTCTCCTTGAGAAACTCCTCGTAGGTGCTCCAACCTACAACTCGGCCGGTGTTATAGGTTTTCTCTGCCATTGCTAATCACTTCCTTTTGAGAATTTGAACAACGGTGCACCTACTCTTCTTATCGAGCTCCCAACGGTTATCACCATAGAAGATATGCTCACCGTGTTCGTTATAGGTATCCAGATACCAATTGGTATCATCTTCTTCCTCGACTCCTCCTACGAGGGTACCGCCTGTAAGATGTCGAGCTATAATCACCGTATCAAATCGGAGCAGCATATCCTGTGCTTGTGCCAGCAAGGCAGCCTTGCGGATTTGAACTGCTTCTTTTATCTTGTCCTCGAATTGTGCAGGAGTGATGTGCTCCTTAAACTCGTAGATTACTCGGTTATCGTACTTCGGGAATCGATACTGCGGATTCAGAACCCTACCGTCCTGATATTCAACCATTTCCCAATACTCACCGCGGTCAAACGTGAGTTTACACATACGATATTCGTTCTTCACGCGAACTACCCACCATGTTTCTTCGGTGATAGCTCTGAGCTTAGAGCGAGTTGTGGCAAGAGTTGTCTGAGTATGCTGCTGAGTCTGCACCTGCACCTGAGGTTTCTCGACCTTTGATGCGTTTGCGGTACCAACTGCAGGCAAACACAACTTCTTCTCCTTAACCACATAGAACTGTTCGAAATATGCACGAATACAATGCAACACGCTGAACGGTATTGTCATCAGCGGGTTGTTCTCTTCCAGCTCTTTATATAACGAGGTCAAGTCTTTTCTGATGAACGGACATAAGGTCATCGCCTTATCCATAAGTTCCATAACCTTTTGCTTTGCTGCTGCCGTCCAAGGTTGAATCGCTGTGGCGATTCGATACGAGTGAGAACAGAGTTCCTTACGCTGGTCTACGCTCAACTCGAGGTACGCAGGTTTAACAAATGGATACATACAACCGCCTCCTATTTTATTTCTGTTATGTATACATTATACACAGAAATACCGGTGGATTTCGAAGTTAACCCACACCGCAGCATACAACTGCTACAACGGTTATACATACTACATACTGCGCACATCGTGCATATAAGCAATACCACGTTAGGGATTTGGGTGCATGCGTGCCTCAGCGTGTGCTATGATTGCATCTACATCTTCCTCGGTAAACTCTACCAAATCTACCTGATTAAAGTAACCTAGTAAAAATTTTGCAGACAATTCAGGAGCACGCCATCGGGTGATGAAACCTACGCCTACCGGTACATTATTCGCATTCAAGATAACTGCACAGCTGTATTTACCTTCATTGTCTGCAATAGGTGCAACACCGTCTGAAGTAATCATAAACTCATACGGAACCGCCACTTCGTCACCTTGCTTCCATTGCGTATCGTTTCTAATACACAACAGGTCACCTGTGTCCGGCATAGCCGCACCATTCGGGTTAATCAAGATTGGTCTACCAGCTGCGTCACCGATGTAAAATTCACCAGTATCAAGAATAATAGCAGGCTCACCAGGATAGAGTTTCATCAAATCCCGATTTTCAGAAAAGCCACGCTTCAACTGTATCAGGTCATATCCTTCTTCATTTCTTGCCAAGGATAGTAACCAGGTACAGCCCTTGCAGCATTTCTTGCCTGCTGTTGATAGAAAGTATTTCATAATATCACCTCCCATTTAGTCTAATATAGGAGATGAAATCAACGACTACCGTCTCAATGTATACAAAATTCGCATGACACATTCAGGTAAATCGTTTACGTCTTTCTTAGGTAACATGGGAATAATCGGTGTACGTGCTTTCAATGCTTTCTGGAGCTTAGCAGCACCTTTCATACCTGCATTATCACCGTCGAGACATATCGCGAACTCCCTAATGTCGGTACTGTTCAGGTACTCGATTTGTCGGTCTGAACCCGTTCCAAGCAGTGCCCACGCCGGTAACCCGTAACCCCAGAGCGTCAGTGCGTTTATCGCAGACTCCACCAGAATTCGTTTCTTAGCGAACGGACTTGTTGGCGGGATTATCTTATTGGACTCGAACACCCCATACACGGGTTTATCCACACCTGCTGGGTAGTTATACCACTTCTTATCGATAGAACGTCTTATTACAAAGGCAACAGAGCCATCAGGCCTCTTGACCGGAAATGTTACAGCATTCGTAACGGGGTCATATCCCGTGTCGAACGCTCTTTGTACCAATTCGGTTATGTGTCTTTGCTGGGATAGGTAATCGACCTTCTCGTACCTGTAGGACATAAGTTCCACTTCGGTAACTTCAGGTAACTTAATCGGTTCTCTCTTCGCGAGTGTGGTTATTCCATTTCGGTCAAAGAAACCTATGTCTGACACAGACTGGATAAACTGAATAGCATAATTGTCGTAAGCATCTCTGCTAGAAAGATAATTAACCAGTGATATAATCGAACCCTTCGCACCACACGCAAAGCAATGATACTTTCCATAATGAGGGTGTGAGCGGTTATTACAGATGCCGAATGAAGGATGCTGTTCATTACCAAAGCTATGGAACGGACATTGGGTTGTAATATCATTTTCTGATTGGGTTACAATCCTAAAGAACGATGTAGAAGCTCTTAATGCTTCAAAGACTGCGTCTACATCGATAGAACGTAAATCAACCTGCTGCTGTACTGCCAAAGAACGCACCTCCCTGATTTACGTCACCACGTGATTGAATATATCCGTGGTCAGGGTCCCAGGTATATGTGAACTGCTGTCCGAATGTTCCGAAACGTGATTTCTTAACTGCCAAAGATATAACCTGATGAGAATCCTCGGGATACGCCAAAGACATAACGAATGACGCATTGATGTTTACACCGTCACCGCCTCTTGCAGATTCCAATTCAGGGTTCTGTGACAAATCAGAACCACTTCTGTTTGCTTGGTGTGTAACTCCAATAGGACAATGAGTATCTGTGCTAACAGACATCAAGTCCTCGGATACATCAGTTGCAGCACTGGCATCACTCTTGTATGCAGCGTTGATTCGTTCATTCTCGATGTAGCTAATACCGTCGAGAAGAAGTAGGTCAAGATTTGCAGTCTCAATCCAAGACCTAAGTTTTGTAGGTGTAATGTGCCCCTGGAAATCCTTCTTAGAACGAATGAGGATACCCTCTCTACCCTGCATAGACTGAACATACGCATTGTACGCATTCATGTCTACGGCATCACCACGACGAAGTGCAGAGTTGGACAATCCAGACAACAAGGTATCGATTCGGAAACCTAAATCATCTTTACCCATCTCAATCGAGACAATACCTACCTTAAAGCCTGCTTTCCATGCGGCTACTGCGATGTACATCAGAATCCATGTCTTACCCATACCCATACGAGCAAGGATTTCGAACAGTTCTCCTGCTTTAGACCAACCTCCTATCAGCTGGTCAATTTCAGCAAATCCGGTCGTGATAAACGCCCTCGGGTCGTTAGACGTCTTGACATACTTTTCTTGTCTGGCTGCTACATTCTTGATAACATCATATTCTGCCAACTGCGGTGTAACATTCCGGAGGTCAGCAATTTTACTCTCAAGATAACCCAACAACTGAATTCCATCTTCAGGGAACTGCTGCTGCCCTTCCTGAATTGCTCTGTCCAGTTCATTGTAGATGTACATCTCCTTAATCTTGTAGAGCAGGTACTCACAGTCTTTTGACACCTCTTCAAGATTAGAACAAGGAAAGTCGGGAAACTGGGACAAGAGCTCGCCCAGTACGACAGAACCGTACTGGGCATAGCGAGTTTTCACGAATTCAAGAAATCTATAATCAAGTCCAAAGAACTTATAGGTACATACATTCTGAGCCATGAAGTAGTTGATACAATTATTGTTCATGACCATATTGATAATGATTTGCTGTGGTACGGTCATCTAAACACCTCCTAATTAGTCTAACGCAATAAGTACCGACTCCTTGGCTCTGGTGATAGCCGTATACATCGCAGACTTCTTCATCATGGAGGACTGCTGATAGATGACGTTCTGCCACTCAGAACCTTGGCTGAGGTGTACGGTCAATGCGTAACCATACTCGATTTTAGGAGGTCTAACGTGTGCAGGGAAGAGTTCTGGTCTGGTTGTACCGATGAAACTGAACGTACCGATATCCGGTGTTTCCATAACCAGGTCAACCAGCGAGTACGAGTTATTAGCGTGCTTCACCTTGGTGATTACACCTTGAGCTCCGTTTGTCAATGTATACCCCTCTGTCGACGATATAGTCGTGTTCGTACGACATATAATCTTATCACCGACGTTCAGCGGCTTTGAACGAGCACGGAAATCCAGCGCGAGTGCTCTCAGTCTGTCGTTCAGATTACCTCTGGATACATTGGTATCAGTCAAGATAATATCTGCATAGCAAAGTTCACTGTCAGACACCGGTCCCTTACGCACCATGCACGAACCGAAAACACCTGTCTTGAGTCTGCCCTGAAGAACTTCCTGAGACAACCAGATAACCGGGCTTCCTTGTGCCTGTCTGACAATCTCTGTCAAATAATAATCGCACTTGGTGAACACGGTAGTATCGTTGACAGGAGGCAACTGATTGGGGTCACCTACAAGTAATGTCGGGATGCCGAAGGAGAGCACGTCGTTCAGAAGTTTACCGCCTACCATACTTCCTTCGTCGATGATGATACATTTCACGTTAGCATCAAGTTCTTCCTTCAGACAGAAACGAGTTTCCTCACCGCTGAAGTCATATCCTCTATCATTACTCTGCTGGAGCATCATTTCCAAATTCTTGAACTCGTTGTCACCCATGGTTTCAAAGTCGATTACACCGTCCTCACGGTTCTCCGACTGAACATGATAAATCTGTGAGTGAATTGTTCGGGCAGGAAGTGAGGCTTTAATCAGATTGTTTGCTGCTTTACCGGTAGGCGTAATGAGAAGACAGTTCTCAACACCAATCTGTTCGGCGACAAGAGCGATGAGATAACTCTTACCGCTACCAGCAGGTCCTCCGAGTTTGAATACATCACTTTCACGATTGTTGTACCAGGACATGATACGTTTGAATGCGACTTCCTGGCTAAGAGTCAATGCCATTAGAATTCCTCCTTTATTTTTGCATCTCTGGCAATTCGGTACATGATACTACCTGCACAATTCAGTGGGTCTGTCATCGAGGTAGTCACGACTGTTATACACGATTTGTTCTGCCTAGCATCATAAATAGCCTGGAGCATGAGGTCATCTATCTGCGTAAGATAAGAAAACAGACCATCAAGCACCAGGCATCTTGCTGACGCTGCTCGGCGTACCATAGCCTGAACTTCATTGTCACGGTTAAACCTGTCCTGAGTTCGGTTCTGGTAACAAAGCTGATTTACGGACACATAGAGTCCTACATTCTGTGTATCCATAATATATCTGCGAGAATTTAGATACGACATAAGAATCATTGCCGCATTGGTTGTCTTTCCTCGCTTCAAACCGCTTAGCAGAATTACACCGTCAAAGGTTGCGATGTTATCACAAACCTCCTTAATAGCAGGCCTGATAAATTCCTCATTTGGATATTCTGTCAATTTCTCAGGTAATTCTGCTTTACGGATAAGTGTCGGAAGTATATCTATCTGATTATTCACTATCACCCAGCTCCTCTCTAAGTATTGCCAATGTCTTGGGATTATTTTTAGTTTCGTTCCAGTACGGGTCCTGGTAATACGATATGTTCGCGTACATCTTGTCTTGTTCAGATGTGAACACGATATGATTCCACTTTCTGGCTGTAGCCGTTAAGAACAGATAAGTTACTTCTGGAATAGTTATCGAGTTCTTTGTAGACAGTTTTCTTACTCGAGACGCTGGTTTATTTGGGTCCGCTATATCATATGTCTTAAGAACTTCATCAAGACAAGCATCCCACTCGTTGATGCTCAACTCTTTGTTCTTCTTAATCCTCATCTCAAGGTACCCAGCGGCAGCTTCTAGCAGATTATTGTCTTTCGGAAATCTGTTTAAGACGTGTGACCAGTACGGCTGCGGTAAATTATTTCTCATACACGCACCCCTTGTTTACTCTCATTTCTGCGTGTGTTTTGCTGTGGTTCTGCTACAGGTTCTGTATTATAACATATACAGTTATTAAAAACATTACCACGTAGCAAAACCTCGCACACGTTGTGTCACTATTAGTGACATTATAATTATACAATAACGGTATAGTGGTACACGAAGTTACTTGTATCGTGGCGTAGGATACCAATAAGAAGAAACTACCGGACTGACCTGTGCTACACCTACACGGCGGAATTTACCAGACTTGGTGTATACGACCGGTACACCGTCGGCATACATCTTTATGCCCAGTGCAATTAGATACTCGATGGGTACGGTGACGTATCCAGGTACCTCCTGTTGCTGCTGTTTCTTGAACACCTGGTTCTCGGGTTTATCTGCGAGCTGCTTTGCGATAGACAGTGGCATTATGAGACGTGAAGGACTGCTCATCATGATATCAGGTTTACCGGTTCCAGACATCTCTAAAGTAGTATCAACATTCTCAACAGGGTTTTCAACATCTACCGAAGGTGAATCCACACGGTTTTCAACATTCTCAACAGGGTTTTCAACACTCTCCTGTTTAACAGGTTCAGACCCATTATTCAAATCCTTGGGGATTTTACCCATCGCGTCCGTGACGTTCTTGATAGATGCTTCTATCTGAGGAATAACCGTGTAGGTGATGTAAGCGTACTCCTCTGAGCCTTCACCTGATTCTGGATGCAGACAGTGCTGTTTCCACAGCTCATCTCTACGAGCGTTTGCCTTATCCAATTCGATTTTCAAACGACTTTGCTCACGAATTGCTTTACCTGTCTCAATCCAATAATCAAGCGAAGCCCCGCCGCTTTGATATTGAGTATTTGCCCAATCCACAATCTGCTCATCGGTATAATCCTGGAACAGATAGGTTGTACGCTGCGTGGTGTACGCACCCTGCATAGCATTCTCGATATAGTTTTCAAGAAGGTTAGCAAGGTCTGGAAGAGCGTCACCGACGGGATTTATGATAACAATAGGTCTTTCGGTAACACCCATCTGCTGAAATACATACAGAAGCTGGTCAAGAGTATCTGCATGAGTTACCGGACTACCTAATGTGAATATCTTATTCTGAATCTGTATCTGACTCTGGTTTGTCAGGTCCATTCTCTACACCTACCTTTTCTCCAATTCTTCTTACACGAGTACGGCGATGTTTTGCTAGACACACATCACCAGCGTCCTGATTGATAGAACCGTGATTCTTCAACGGGCGCCCGCAGTATTTGCAGTATCCGGTATTATTATTCTGTTTTCCAGAAGGGTTCGTAAAATGATACATACATACACCTCCAGTCCGGTCAATGCGTCACGCTCACTCACCTTAATCTGTTTTCTAAATCGCAATCCTGTTTTATAGAGCTGAATCCACTCTACCCAAGGAATGTTCTGAAGCCCTCTACCTTGGAAATTGGTGTATACGGCTTTTACCAGACCACCTTTATTCCAAAAGTCATTACCGCATGATACGAAACGCATTATCTGCTCCAGCCATCTGAATATCGACGCATAGACAAAAAATTCGTTACCACGCTGAGCTTCCAAATAGGTGAAGATAAATGTGAAATCTCCGTCCAGAAGTGCGTCACAGAAAGGTCCCGGCTCCTCGCTAATCTCAGACTGCATCCACGGTTTGAAATATGTCTTGAACACATCAGTATCAGGCATACCGAGTGAAGCCGCTAAATCGAGTACCTGCAGCCCATACAAACGCATATTACCTGGAGTATCGACGTTGTGCTTCATGTGCTCGATGATGGTAGGACTCAGCTTTTTCTTGGTCAATATGTTAGAAGCCTGTGCCCAAGTCAGGTCCTCGATTGTGAGTGCATTACCATCAAAGAACTCAAGCGTAGCCTCAGGTATCTTCTTAATAGATGTATAGAAGAATACAATCTTTCTGCCTGACTGCTTGTACTCAGGTTTCGGTGTACTGAGGACATCCATATCATCTGTGAGCACCAACACCTGATTTGTGCTTAGCATACGTCCTTTTGATTTCCAATCAATCGTATCCACGAACTTTGGTTCGCAGTTGTGTGCCTTACAGAACTGCTTCAGGTACAGTGTTCTCAGGTCATGGTCATTAGCCATGATGATAAAATAATCAGGCGGAGTTTTCATACGCTCTTTGAACTCGGTTATGGTCATTTGCAAGCAACCTCCTTCCACAATTCTGCATAGAAATAGCACATGATATATCGGTCGAGCTCATATAAATTCTGAGTTAGAATAGAGTAACTAACCGTATCCGAATGAATACCCTTTGCTAACAGATAGAATACATAAAAGTCGACATTATTTTCTTTCATAAACTTGCTGAGAATATTCGCCTTGTTGAGGACAACAGCGAGGGGTTGATTTACCGACGATTGAATATCAAGCATCTGGTCAATCATACCGGAAATTGTCTCGTGATTCCCCCAACCCACAAGGAGATGAAGTTGTCCTGGAGTCGTCACGGCGTGACTAATTACACCTACATATTTCTGAACCACAGTTCGCTCAGAATCACAGAGTAATGCTTGAATCTGGTCAGGTGTGTATGTTTCCATGGTGTAGCAGACACATCGAGATTTGATTGTAGGTAGTATGGAATTGCTGGCTGTCAGACAGAACCTAGCACGCATTGGAGGTTCCTCCAGTATCTTCAGCAAAAGATTCTGTATACCGGGGTGGAGTCTGTCGACGTCAGGAATCAGGTACATAATCGGTTTTGTCTGTGTCTTGATAAACTCTAGCGTTTCACGGAAGTCAGACACAGAGCCAGAAACCTCATAGACATACAACCCAAGGTCCTTGTAGAGTTGTCTTATGAGAGTCTTCTTTCCTGAATGAGCAGGACCTTGGATAAGCATAGCACGAGCATTAGTCTTAGATAAACTCTCAATCAGCTTTTCCTGTCCGATATAATCCATTAGAAATCACCTGCAATTCGGAGGAAGTGTACCTTAACCAACGTATACGGGTCTGGCTCCATGATGATAAGCTGAACCAAATCGTCCAGTGAACAGAGCGTCTGGAACAAACGACCATCCTGGGGAAGCAGGGTCAGATTACTGCTAATGTCTTTAGGCAACGCCACATCCTCAGGCTTCACACCGAGCTGAAGTTCAACAGCCTGGAGGACGAAACGACGGAAGTCCTGAACCCATGCTTTGAAATCAACACCTTTTCTGTTGATATCGTCTAGCACATCCACCAAGCCTTTGAAGTCATGGTCATAGAGTGCTTTAAGAATATTCATAGGCACATCAAAACCTACAAGTCCCAGTGCGGTGTTGATAACATCAAAGTTGATGTCTACACCATAACCGAGGACTTTATCCATCATGGTGATAGCATCACGCATACCTCCGTTCGCGAGTTGAGCGATATATCTCAGAGGTTCACGCTGAACACCAGTTATCTTCTCCTGCTCCAGTATCCAGAGCAAGCGGTCGGTAACTGCATCAATGTCGATACGAGTGAAATCCAGACGCAGCACACGAGATGTGATTGTGTTCGGAATCTTTCTGGGGTCTGTGGTGCAGAACAACAGAACAACAGATTCCGGTGGCTCCTCGACGAGTTTCAGAAGAGCGTTCCATGCCTGTACTGTCAGCATGTGACACTCGTCGAGAATGAATATTTTATATTTCGTGCCGATAGGCTTGTGTCGAGCGTCAGAAATGATTTTACGAACGCCCTCAACACCTGTATTATCAGCAGCGTTAATTTCGTAGATATTAGACTGACCGTTGAGTTCATGTGCAAAGATACGAGCACAGGTTGTCTTACCTGTACCGGCAGAGCCTACAAACAGGTAGCCGGACTTTGGCTTTGCCTGTAGGTGATTACGCAGAACTTTCTTAGGGTCTTCCTGACCGACAACATCATCAAGTCGTGTCGGGCGGTAGACAGCAGCAAGATTTCGCATAATGTACCTCCTTGGTGTTTGTTTATATACATATTATACACGATTTAGAAATTTGTAACCGAAGTAACGTGGTTTTGCTTAAATGCAGTGATTGCGCATGACCATTGTATGTATCGTGGTCGTAGCAGTTAAGCAGTGCGTACAGAAAATAAAACACAGGTGAACCGATGTTCTCAGTTCACCTGTGCCAAGTATTCTTCAACTACATCTAAGCATGTTTCTAAATGCCATCGGGTTCGCTTCATGTAGAGTTTCAGTTCCACACCACTTACCTCTAAGTCTTCAACCGTCACCGACTTCTTACCCGCGGAGTAATACAAGTCTAACGTGAGTGGTGATACCCAGAAGGCTCGTTGCTCACCTGACATCCAAATTACATACCCAGCCCTTACTCCCGGAATTAAGTCCTTCTCAAGCATGCGTATCCATTGATATTCGTCAATGTTCTGCAGCATATTGAATCTAGGGGAAGCACACTCTTTACACTCGATGTAATAAATGTGCGGGTATATGTACGCATCATAGTCGCACACATTCTTAGAACCCTTTCTACCCGACATCTGGTCGGGGATGCGGTCATAGCAGATATTGTTCTGCTGTAACCACTCCTCGACGATGTCTTCCCAGACCTTACCGAGATTATCTGCCATTAGGAGATAAGACCGATAGAAGTAGTCACAGGTCCTACACAGGCAAGCTGGCTCTCATAAACATCGAGCTGAACCATGCCGTCGTATGCTGCGAAACGTGCGTTAGCACTCAAGCAGTCAACCTCGATAGACCAGGGACCTTCTCCCTTAACAGACTTGCAAGGAACCTTCTGAATGCTGTCTGCACACTTGAGAATGAGCTCTTCCGGAGTTTCCTGGCACACCGTTACGCTATAATCGTTAGCAGAATCTGCGACGATTGCGAGGAACTGCATGGAGTTAAGGAAGGATGCCATATCAACGGTTACAGAATTCTTAACCGGGTTTGCGAACTCCTGCTTGAGGTTTTCGAGCGGGAACTGAGGAATGAAGTCCTGGAACACCTTGGAGAATCTTGCCGATGCACCAGAATCAGCAGAAACGAACCAGAAGAACTCCGCACCAGCATCATAAATCTGAACATCAGAATGCTTGGTGCAGTAGCTAATCATACGAGCGGAGAGAAGAATCGGCTCATTGATAAGCGAATCGCCCTTACTGATATTGATGTCATCGGTTGCGAATGAGCACTCTGCGTCGGTGTAGATGCAGCGCTCTGCAATGCTGTCCATAGTCTTGGAAAGTGTGCCGGTGAGCATCTTAATCTGGTTGAGGTGGTCAACCTTAAGCTGAGTACCAGTAGGTGTGAAGAATTCATGAACAGCCGGCTGACCTGCATCATCGACGAGGATTGGGAGCTTCAGAGTACCCTTCTCGTTCTTGATAATGAGTGTGTCTTCGGTAGCAGTGAGCTCAACAGACTCTCCACAATAAGAGATTGCCTTGCTGAACTTCGCACCGTCAACAGAAACTGTCGGGAATGCTTCTGTGGTTGCACCGACCTTAGCACTGTACCAAACCTCACCATCATCCGGCTCGGTGATAAGGTACAGATTGCCGTCTGCAACGTGCAGAGTGACAGTCTGTGCGAGGATAACGTATGAATTAGGGGTTAAACCTTCGGATACAGCTGCGAGAGCTGTATCCAGGTTGGTCTTCTTACAAATCATGTATCTTTACTCCTTTATGAATTAGTTCTGCGGATTGTTCTGCCAAGCACCGTTCGGAGCTGCACCCCAACCGCTCTGCTGAGGCTGTCCCTGAGGAGCCCAGCCGCCCTGCTGTCCCTGAGGAGCCTGATTCTGAGGAGGCATATTCTGGGGAGCCTGATTCTGAGGAGCACCCCAACCTCCCTGCTGGGGCTGTCCCTGCGGCGCACCCCACTGCTGCTGAGGCTGACCCTGAGGAGCACCCCAACCAGCCTGACCCTGAGGAGGCATATTCTGACCCCAAGCATTCTGCTGAGGAGCCTGCTGTCCCTGCTGAGCTTCAACCTGAACCTGCTCTGCCTGAGCAGCAACCGAGCGTGCCTTAATTTCCTCATACTTATCGATAGGACGAACATAGTCGTTGCAGACCTCGTTTGCCTTCTGGACAAACTCCTTATACTGCTCTTCGGTAATACCGCTGTCGCCGATAGGCATAGTGCGATACTTGGTGTTGAGACCAGTACCCTCACGGGTAATCTCAAACTTCTGCTTGTAGAGCGGCTTGAAGTAGCTCATGAGACCCGTAATTTCCTTACGGTAGGATGCCGGCTTGTCCCAAATCATAACCTTACCGGTTGTGATGTCGAGCATGAGAACGAACACACGAGTAGAAAGCGGCTCACCAGCTTTGCAAGCCGGGCACATGTCGACGTCGTCCTTCGGGCCTCTCGGGCAGTCAACAGTGTAGGTGTAGTAGTTTGCACCAGGCAGTCTGTGGCAGGACCAGCCGTCAACGCTGTTCTCGTCTGTGTAGAGGAATACGACCTGAGCTTTACCGCCGTCCTTCTCGATTCTGAAAGTCTCGGCGCCCTGGTACTCCATGGACTTGGATTCTTCCGCTGTATAGCGTGCCATAAAAATCTTCCTTTCTGGATTCAAAAATTTTGGTTTTCAACGCTTGGTGTTTTGTGCTTTGGTTTTCTTACTCTTGTCTTTTATTTACAATGGTAAGCAAGACCCAATGTATTCCACTACACGGTCCGCGGTAACGTGTGTGTCTAACATTGTATCTATATTATAACACAACAATTTCGTGAAAACGAAGTTGTGTTATGGACGTATTAGAGACCAATGCGACGAGCCGACTTAGGTAAGCCGAGGAAGTCTGTGGTCTGGAGATAGCGAATCATGCTCGCTGCATTGAACATCTGACGCATAGCAATGCTGTTGGTGATATCAGGCTCACCGTCATCAGGAATTTCTGTCTCACGAGTTGGGTCGATTTTTCTGAGCTTTTCAGTAGAGAATCCTGCGTCCTCGATGAGTCGGCAAACCTCTTCCTTCGCATCAGCACCTAACCAACAGAAGTGGTCAGCAGCTCCGGTTGTTCTTTCGCCTACGTTCATCGCTGCCAGCTTATTGTGTCTGTGAACAAGAACTGTTCCGTAGATTGCACCTTTAAGCCAGGTAGTAGAATCAACCGAGGTAAAGTCGATATACTGCAGAATGTTCAACGCGGTCATGCCAAATCCGTGTGTCTTAACCTGCGGATTGAGCCGTTTAATGCGACGGAATACTTCCTTACAGAACACAAGTCTGCGGTCTGTGGTAGTTTCCGTATGAGGTGAAATACCGATGTAGGCAAGCGGATTGCCGTCAGCATCCTTATATGTGAGCATATTTTCAAGCCACTTGAAATCCTCACCTTCATGGAAAACAGGAATGAATCTGTCCCAGAGGCTCTTATCGAGACGCTCTCTCATGTGGAGGAAGTTCTCCCAGGAGATTCTAGGTGCATCGAGATAAACCTGTCTGTCTTGAACGACGTTTGATTTACCTGGGATGTAGTCCACCTGAACCATGACGTTGAAGTATTTGCCGTACTCGTTGAGGTAAGCGATGTAGTCGTCGAGGTCGATTTCTTTTCCCTTGGTGTACGCTGAGAACGCACCGGAGTCAACGAACAGCTTCATGCTAGGATGTTCATCCTTATATCCCATCCAACGCTTAATTCGTGAACGGTCATTCAGCTGTGAGAAGAGTCGGTTGTAACCCTTCTTGACGAGAAACTCGTCGACTTCCTGCGGTGCACTGCCAGCAAAGTAAAGCTGTGTGTTCAGCAAATTGCAACCCTTCTTTCTAAAGATTTAATGTATTTATCTGCCTTCTCTCTCATCCGGTCAAGGAATCCAGAAGAAGGTCGGAGATACTTGCGTTTTGCGAGCAACTTGTCTTGTACGAAGTAGCACGCCCTGTCCCAATGCTTATGAACGACATTATACAGATATGAGAATAATCGTCGATACTTCTTAATCGCTTTCTCTTGATATTCCCACTCTGTATCATCATGAAGTAATTTACGTCTCTCCTCCGGCTTTAGATTAAGCCAGGTGTCGGACATGAACTTTCCGTTAGAGTAACCGATGTATTGAACTTCACCGGATTCTACATTCAGGGCAAATCTGCATTCGTCGTAGGTGAATGACGCCACGACTTTGTCTGCTGCTCTGTAACCCATTGTAATCAGGTCGCGAATGTTTGTCTTAACATACTCAACAGCGTCTACAAAGGAGGTCGTCTTAGCATCCAGCTTCTGCCAGCGTTCGCTATAAAAAGGTACGTGCTGCGTCATGTGCTTTTCGTACCTGTTGCTCTCTCGTTTGATTTTTGACCAATCGCCGTGAACGAGGTGCAACGCAGCTTCATGTCCGCTCATCTGACCGATAACTACCTGATGAACCAAGTCGTAGAAATCGTCCCATTTATCAGCAGACATCATCTGAGGTGCAAACACCGGTTCATGGGATTTTAATAGTGCATTCCACTTAAATCTACAGAGCTGAGGTTCGATAGCCTTGAGTTGAGCAAGAACATCCTGCTCATACGCTTCCGTGCGAGCTTTCATGTCCTTGAACGCAGGAACATTACATTCTTCTGTGAACATCTGAACATGATTGTCAATCGAACTGAAGAAATAGTTATATAGACATGAATTTACGTCATCTCTATATTCCTCTTCAATTTCATCAGAACAATCAAATTCGGTGTGCTCCCAGTGTGCGTTCTGCTTCAGCTTCTTGGACTTATTGGCTTTCGCATCTAAAACCCAGCCCTTACGGTTAACTTCCATCTTAGGCTTGAGTACCTGAGTCACAAACCTTTGGTGGTCATCACCAAGACATTCTAATACAGCAGACCAACTGTATCTTGCTACATCAGCAAGAGTACATTTTCCTTGTGCGTAACGAACTCTGGCGTCCCAGGTAGACAAGAATAGAAGTGTTGTGTTGATACAATTACCGTTCTCGTCGTACCAACGGTTACGCTTGTTGATGTAGAATTTACCGTTGTATTCTGCCCTTGCGGGAATTATCTTATACAACCAGCTCTCAATGCTGTGAAGACAGTTAAGAGCAAATTCGTAGGGAATGATACCCTTTTTGACTAATTTCTTCTGAATGTTAGAACTCAATTCGACTGCTGACATTTTACCATCTTGATATAACGCAGCCTGAACAGCTTCTGGTGGATTGTTGATTATCTCGTTCACTTCAGATTCTATATCAAAACTGTCAGCAAGGCTTGCTACCTTTACATTGTTATAATACAGAATTCGGTTTCCTTTATAAAGACGTGATAAAAACCAACCCTCTGGAAGGCGCTCTTCGAAAGAAGTTCTAGGGAGAACCCTCTGGCACATAATATAGACCCTCTTTCTGACGACGTGTGACGAACACGTTAAACTCACATATAAAGTATAACATGGAAAATCATGTGACACGAAGTTGTGATGTAAGCGTACCAAGCACGCCTATATAATCACATTTTATACTATATCACAATTATAACACAAAGAAGATTGTAACGTCGAACTTGCTTATAGAACACCACGACTGCGGTGTGTATACTATTTATAATAACAACAACCTTATCTGCGGTGTTTCTTTATGTTGCTTTAGCAGACTAAAGGCGGGCGTGCTTTGATGAACTTCAGGCGCTGACGCGCCTACTTTGAAACTTTCTACTTTGGACTATTATTTGCTTATGCTTTGTATTATCTAGCTTTTGGTTTTTACTTCTTGATTTTGATTTTGTTTGGTTTTGGTTTGTCTGCGGCTTGCCGCTGTCAAGGTTTTTTGCTAAAAGCGAAAGACCTTTGTAGCGACGATTGTGATAACAAGCGAGAGCGGTGTGCGTCCGACTTGTCGGCGTGATATATTATAGGGGAGTGGTAGACGAACATATAATATATTGTGAGGTATGTAAAATCCATAGAATTAAAAATTATATACAAAAAGCATAATGGAAATAAAGAGTAAATACAACAAGGTATACGAAGTTGTGTTATTTCGAATTCACGCACGATATATGTTATAATATGATTACAATAAAATAAAATCACAACCGTTGTTAAGGAGGATTTCAATGTTCTTTGATTACAAAGGTGAGCCGGTAGAATTAATCGGCAAGACAACCAGAGAATACGAATTATACCGCTATAAAGGTAGACCTAAGCATGCGTGGGTTCCACGTTACGAAAATCAATCAGAAGTTGTCCTCACACCAGTACCTGAGGAAGTAATTGAGCCGGATGCGGATTCTCTCGACTTTACGGTTTGGAAGACCGAACCATACGAGCACCAGAAGGCATTTCTAAAATTCTCAGAACGCCACGCTCAGATGTTGCTGCTTGACCAGCCTGGACTCGGTAAGACCAAACAGTCTCTCGATTTGATTGCGAATAGAATCCTAGCAGGGCAAATTCGTAAGGCTCTTATAATAGTAGGCGTTTCAGGACTTCAGTATAACTGGCAGAATGAGGTAAGGAAGCACACAGACCTTGTCGGTTATATCCTGGGTACAAGACCAGTTGGTAAATCTGGGCTTCAGACCAAGATAGGTTCCGGAAAAGACAAGGTCGATGATGTAAACCGGCTAAAGAAAATGGCGGCACAGGTCATCATCACCAACATCGAGTCTCTCAGAAACACTGCTATCGTGGATGCTCTTAAGCAGCAAGTGCAGGACGGAATAATCGGCATGGTAGTTGTCGACGAGGTACACAAATGCAAGAATCCTAAAGCAAAGCAGACCGAGGGTTTGCTGGAATTGGATACGCATTATAAACTCGGTTTGACAGGTACACCTATTGTCAATTCACCGCTTGACCTGTATGCTATGATGAAGTGGTTGAATCGTACAGTGCCGCCGAAAACCTACTTTGAAGCGAAATACTGCATCAAAGGTGGTTTTGAGGACCGTGAGGTAATCGGTTATAAAAATCTGGACGATTTGGCTTTTGACTTCGGTTGCTGGACGCTCAGGCGTACGAAAGCAGAATGCCTCGACCTGCCTGAGAAGACAGTTCAGACCTACTATGTGGACTTGCTTCCCGAACAGAAGAAACTGTATAAGGAGATTCAGAAAGACCTTCGTGAGCGTTCTGCTGAAATTATGGCAGCAGCGAGCCCTATGGGTCAGCTTGTGGGTTTGAAGAAAGCAACCAGCTGCCCTCCTAGAGTAATGGAGACGTTCCCGCCGGAGGCTTGTGCTAAGCTAGAGTCACTTCTTGACATTGTCGAGGAGGTTATCGCTTCTGGTCAGAAAATCGTAATCTTCTGTTACCACGTATTCACAATCGAGTACCTTAATTGGGCTTTGCGTAAGCATGGATATAATCCAGCACTTATCTATGGTGCAATCTCTAATGAGGTGAGAGAAGCGAACGAACACGCTTTTCAGACTATTCCTGAATGTAACATCATCTTGGGTAACTACCAGACGATGGGTACTGGCATCAACCTTACTGCAAGTTCAACCATTGTCGAGTACGAATTGCCTTGGACAGCAGCGGATGAAGAGCAGGCTCAGGATAGATGTCATCGCATCGGTCAATTCAATCCCGTGAACATAATCAGATTGGTTACAAGAGGAACCTACGACGTAGTCAATGAGGAAATCGTCGACGGTAAGTACGAGTTGTCTGAGACAATCACAGAATCTGGTAGAAAGAGAGAACAGGCTATCGTCAATAAGATTCTCACTATGGTCTGATGTTATCACAGCTTTGCTGTGTTGCATAAATCTAACGAAAAGGAGAAGAGGTTCATGAGAAATCAGATTGATATCTTAACGAATCCCGCTGAGTTCACTACCTGTGGATTCATGAAAATCAAGGAATGGGGTCATGATATTGACCTGAGATTCCTAATGCCGAAAAACTTCCGCGGTCGTCTAACCAAGGTGACCTGGAATGTCGAGGATAATGAGAAGCACGTTATCGACAAGGACAGCGAGAGCTGGGAATTGTTCCAGCAAGTCGGCGAGCGTCCTGAGATTGTCGTGCCTAGCACATGGCTGGATTCTCTCGAGCTCGAGGGGACAGTTCGTCTTCGCATTATGTTCAGCTTCGACACGTTTCGGCAGAACCCAGACTGGTATGCGTATCTGTACCTAAAAACAATCAATGGTGATGCAGATGCACCCTACCTACTTGGTTCATCTAAGAAAGGCAGCGGCAAGAAGTGTTGCGAGAACTGCCAATGTGATTCCTGTGACGGTTGTGAAAGCTGCTGTCAGGTAGGCAAAGACGGAGACGAAACAGACGACAGTTTGGTGTAATAAACCACGGTACTGCTTAAATGCACGGTTTATAGTTGTATACATATAGTGTACCATACCGCAGCATTTAAGCAGTTCGTATGTCACTCAAAGAAGAGAGGATGAGTTCTATGTATAAGCAGACTTGTAGAGTCAAAATTGAAGGCGTACCGAAGAATGAGCCGGTAGATTTGTATGTTATGAAGCGAGGTGCAAACCTGGTAGCAGCTGCTGTAACCTCAAATACCTATCAAACTACTCGTATCGAGGTTGAAAGCGGGATTCGAGATGTTGAGGATTTTACCCGACTATGTACCGAGCATGAATTCAAGATGATTAAGGATTCTGAAACACCTAAGCAGTATAATCTTGAGTTCGAATTCGATATGAGAGACACCTTGTGTACTATCGATGAATACCCGTGTCTTCCTGCTATTCTGCCCGACCAGCTGGTGGACTGCCTAGCAGGTTGAGAAACTTCGAAATAACACCCAAAAAGTGTTATAATTGAGGTAACATAAAATACAAGGTTTTTATAAGAAAATTTATAAGGAGGAGTCTAATGAAATATCTTGTGATAGACACCTATGCTCTTAGCTTCAGAGCTCTGTATGGATATCCCGATTTGACAAATGACAAGGGTGACCCTACGTCTGTTATTGTCGGTTTCTTCAAGCAGTTTCTTAGCCGTGTTCATGCGGTAGAAGACTACTATCCGATTTTTGTAACAGACATGCCTGGCTCAGCTGACGAGCGTAAACAATTATACCCCGACTATAAAGCCAATCGAACTGCCGCTGAGCCGTCTTTTTATGAGCAGGTGGACTTCATTCTTGAGCTGGGTGCAATGATTGGTACTGTCTATAAACAACCCGGTAGGGAGGCAGATGACCTGGCAGGTGCTTTCGTAGAGCGTTATGCTGCAACGAATGAGATAACTCTGCTGACTGTTGACGCAGACTGGCTTCAGCTGTTACAGAAGAATGTTCGTGTAATTCAGCTAAAAACAAACGGTAGGCACGTTCTGTGGGACGATGCTCTGTTCTTTGCAGAGAAGAAGATTGCACCAAAGCAGCTTGTTTCACTGAAAGCCCTCATCGGAGATGGTTCTGACAATATTCCTGGTGTTCCTGGTATCGGTGAGACTACTGGTATTGAACTACTTCGTGAGTTCGATACCGTGGATGATATCTATGCGAACATCGTCAAGGTTACCAATAAGCGTAAAATTCAGTCTAAACTGATTGAGCACCAAGATGCTGTTATGCGCAACAAGCAGTTGGTTTCCTTGAATACCAGCGTTGACCACTGGGAAGAACCGAATACAATCATTACCGACGAGATTATTGATAAATTCATCGACAAGTTCGCAGCGAGAACTGATTCGCAGGAATTGACCAACCTACTCGGGGTTTATTTACAGCGTCGTAAGCCAAGATGAGAGAGGTGATGTGTCATGTCGCCTATCGAGTATCAGGCTGCTAAAGTATTAGGAGTTATCAAAGCCAAACCGCACGATTACCAAGATGCCTTGGAGTTACCCAGAAATCAGCATGCTGAGTACTCGAGTCTGATGTCTTATGTAGGTATGTATGTGCAAGGGATACTCTTAATCAACGAATCATTTTATAAGATAACTGCAGAAACTATGCCAGCCTACGAAGCCTGCTGTAATGCAATTCGGAAAAAGGATTTAGCATACGCACGACCAATACCACAGCAGGTAAGAATAAAGTTTCAGCTTTATCTTAGGGCTAATCTTCCTGTAGAGTGGCTGGGAGGGTTCCTTCGTGAGTATCGGCTTCATCTATTCGGTAGTGTAATGTGGGTTGACCAGAAGACCCGCGAATATGTCACAGACTTCAACGACCCTCGATTTCTGGCAAAGACAAAGGGATTATGGGACTTGGATTACGAGCCGCTCACGTCATACGAAAAGTATGCTGAAATCAAACACATTCTAGATAACACCACATAAGTTCGTTTTCGGCTCGTGTGGTGTTATATAATAATATTAAGAAAACACCCAGATGAAGGAGGTTAATCATGGGTAAGGTAATGTATGGTACAATCTGTTATATCCCACCTGATGGGAAAAGAAAAGCACAGAGAATCACAAATCACAGAAAGCAGCTTGATTGGCTGTCTACATTCCTCACGCCTGACGATTTGTATTACCGAGTTGAAAGTGCATGGGGTTCTGATTCTGACTACGACTGGCTGAACGACGTTCCTTTCAACATCACACACCTGCAGGTAGGTGCTGCTTATCCCGGTGCGAATCGCAACGTCTTGCTCAGAAAGCTCTATGAGTCGGATTACGACTGGCTTGTGATTATGGACGACGACCGCTCTTTGTATCCGTACTTCAACGGTGAAGAATTCTTTACCAAAGAGCTCAAAGGACCGGACGGTGATAGACTGGCAGCTGCCGGCACTATTATCAAGGCTTTGACTCCTATGACCGAACCGTTCAAGAAACAGTGCGTGGAATTTCCGAAACGCCATGAAGCGTGGTTTCTTTCTAAGAGCACCCCTTCTGGATTTCTTCAGATTGCGTGTATCCCGAACCTGGTAAAGTATGGATATGAGCCTGTCTATATGAATGGCGAGACCAGTTGCCTTCCTGGTTCTCCTCCGGAAGATGTTCAGTTCGAATTGGATTGGATTCTTGCTAAGCATGGGCTGGCAATGAACAAGAATCTGGTTATGAAAGAATTTGGCGGTGATAGCCAGAGCTCAATCTATGAGAGCAAGGAGCATCGTAGAGAGGCTGAGGAATACCACAAGGGCTGGATTACTGAATACCTGAAGAGCAAAAATCCCCGAAACAAAGCTCTCTGGACGAAGAAAGAGCTTAATGCTCGCAGAAACACATTCGACCCAACCAGACTTTTCCTTCGTAGGGAGGTGCCATGGCAGGATGAATGGGACAGTATTGTCGATAAGAAATGACTCGTATCGAGTTGAACGTGTGCGTGAAGCATTCTTCTCATTTATGCAGCAGATTAAGCCAGGTGTAAAGAAAAGAACAATATCTACATATTGTTCTGATGCATTCTTTATTCTGGATAACTTACCAGACACCTGGCTTGATGAACTGGTCACGGCTAACGAAAGTCGTGATGTAGAGTTGAAGAAGAAACTTCACGATGTCATCAGACAGGATATTACAGCTACTAGGTCACATCCTGAAACAGATGCACGCAGTTACCTTCACACATTCTGGTATCTAATCCGATTTCTCAGGATGCTCAGTGTTGTCGAGAGTGGGAGGATGCCTAGACGAATTGGAGGGTAATTGTAATGGAAATACCGAGCTTTTTCTATATGCAAGATATTATAGAAAGACGAAATCGTTTATTCGAGATAGGCAATCGAATTCCTGAATATAAAGAGTTGAAAGAGATAGGCTGCAAGTTCTACGATGGATTCATTCTACGTGATGATGAATCCGGTACGCAACTTGAATTGAACCATCTCTTTCTTCCTGATGACGTGAAAGACTGGGAAAGAGGTACTCGAATACTCAACCGATATATCAAGGTCATCGAATCTCTATATCTACTTGAGAATACCGAGCATTGCATCGAATCCTTGCGGCTCCTTACAATAGAGCGAGAGGAACTTTACAAACAGATTATCCGTGAACGAGTGTTCAGTGGTCTTAGGTTGTATTATCACAATCAAGACGGAGATTGGGGCATATACTTCATCGAGGTGTCTGGTGCGAACGTAGAGCGAGCAATTTTAACCAAGACAACAGATAAGAACGTTCGTAAGCGTAATTGGAAAGGAAATCTTAACCGAATGCAGCTGTTCTTACTCAGAGACGATGTCGAGAATAAAACTCGTAGCATAATGCGAGTTGAGGAAATATTTGACCGGCATCGTGAAGAGATGATTATGAGTGGTGTGGCTGGTTATCATACTGTAGATAAGGGGTGGTACGATGGCAGCTTGGGATGCGGCTGAATCTGCTTTTCTAACAGCAGCTGCCAAGGTGTATGCAGCTCTAGGTGTAGCTCATCCTTCAGGTAATTATGGTCCATTCACTGTTGACATCAATGTAGACGGTGAAACGTATTCGTGCCGATGCGACTGTACAGGTGTAATTCAGTGTATCATTAGAGTTATGGGTTATGACCCGAATTGGGGAGTCTCGTCTGTTCCCGGGCATACAGGTGACGGTTGGTATCTAACGGATGCTACATCCAGCTTTGTAAAGGATAGAAACGGCAACATATCACCAGACTGGGAAGTTTTACCATTCGATGCGTCAGACGCACGTCCTGGTGATATAAGAGCTGCAAGTGGTCATAGTCACTGTGATATTTTTGTCGACTATCTTAATGGAAATGCGTATGGATTGAATGCGGGAAGCGGACCTAATACCGGTGGACAGGCTATTCCAAAATCGTGTGCTGCTGGTGCAAAATATCTTCAAGATAATGACCCTACTGATTTAGCAGCTACTTGGACAATCCAAGATAGTGATGCGGCAAAAGTATTGCGGTATGTCAACGGTAGTGGTGGTTCTAGCACAACGGCTGGTACGGTATCGAGTGGTACTCAATCACTTGAATCGCTAGATATTGAGCTGAAATTCCTGTCAAAGTTAGAGTTCTTCTACAATATCCGAAACAGCAGCGGTCAGTTCGATAAAGCTATGCCTGGGTATTTTCCTGTCCATTCTTTGGTTGTCGACAGTACAGGAAGGGCAGCGACTGATGCTTATTCAGATTCTTGGTTGGAGTTTATACCCAATTTTACCTATCGATACACCAACGGTGAAGATGACAAAGACTGGCAAGAAGCTGTAAAAGCAGGTATTCTGATGATGTTTACCCTAGACAATTCAGACCCGTTGCTCTATGGAAGAACCACTATTCTACACGAAGACGGTACGAATGATTATGAAGCGTCTAAGGGTTGGGTACCCCTTATTAGAACACAATTTCCTGTTCACTTCCGGTGCGTGATAACCGATGTTGCTACTCACACTAAAGACTACGGTAGGTCATCTGCATACTTCACAAATTCTGCTGCAGACGGTAGCGATGTGAGTATTTCTGCATTGATTAATGCTGCTAAGAATTCACTGTTTCTAACCGACGCAACCGGGGAAACGATTGAAGCCGAAGACGCACGAGGATATCTATTTCTGCATGATGAAGACGAAATGTATGATAGAAGTGATTATGCAACCTGGTTGCAAGGAATGGAGGAGTGAAGATGGGAAATGAATATAATGCAGACGGTAAGATAATTCTACGGGACACTTCAGGAAATCAGATGAGTCTGCCTAGATTCTTTCAGTTAGCTCTCGTAGGTGAGGGTGGAGAGTACGCAAGACCTACCAGCTATTACCATACCAATGCGTGGGACATGGGTGCGCCTGAAAATAAAGTACCGGCACGAACACCGGTGTTCGGTACGGTGGTTAAAGCAGAACAAACTGGTTATAATGATAGCATGGGTACCTGTGTAATCATAGATGAAGGAAATGGTCGTACCCATTGTTTCTTTCACATGGTTGCGAATTCGCTTGTGGTGTCAGTAGGTGACACCGTAAGTCAAGGCGACAAGCTAGGAATGATTGGCAATACCGGTGAATCATACGGTGCTCATTTGCATTATGATGTCCGAGAGGGCGGTAGTCGTATAGGTGACCCTATGCTGGCGTATGATTGCGCTACGCTACCAGCTGGTTGGAATTTTGGTGATGCTGTGGCAAACGGAAATAATTGGGATTATATACCACTTGACAAGACAGCTACCGATTATGGACCTCCTGGTGGTGAGACTCCGAGTGAGCCGTTCTTTCCTCAGACAGAGTGCTATGATATATCCTGGGCACAGGTGGTTAACGGCAGTCTGAATACCTGTATCGATGCTATCGCTAACAGTGGTGGCGGCGGTGTAATTATTCAGGTTGGTGCTATTCGAAATTCTGGCTTTGAAGCAGCGACGAGTTTTAATCCAGCAGAAGCGGTGCAAAGAACTCTCGATGCAGGCTTAGGGCTGGGTATCTATTTCTATAATTATGCGAATTATGAAAACGATATGACGCAAGCTTTCGAAGACGCTCTGGCTTATCTTCAGACAATCGGAGCCACGAAAGATAAGGTTAATATGGGTGTCTGGATTGATACCGAGCAGGGCAGCAGCTGGGACCCAACACCGTCCTCTGACGCTAACACCAATTATGCGTTCGTCGAGCGTTTCATGAATGTGTTCGATGATGCAGATTACCCCCTTGTGGGTGTCTACAGCTCTGCAGGAACCTTCACGATATACCCAGCATCATCTATCGGTGATAAACCAATCTGGGCTGCTTATATAGATTTTTCATTCGAAAGTGCTACTCGAGCTACATTAGAACAATACCTACCAGAATCTACCTACACTAAGGTTTATATTTTTCAGCATAGTTGGGTAGGCAGAGTTCCAGGTTACAACGGTGATTTAGACTGTGACAAAGTTCTTATGGCACTTCCTACTTCAGGAGGAGGTGGAGGAGGAGGTGGCGGTGAGTACACAGAAGTAATCAAAGTCACGGTTGATGTTATACCACCGAAACGTATCTATTTCTCACCGGTACCTGGCATCATACCGACGCTGGATACTCGACTTGATGAACGTGAGCAGCAGATTACCATTACCACAGACGCAGACAACGCAAGCCTGTACTATACCTTAGACGGTTCGTCACCGTATCAATATACTACTAATAACGGTACCACGGCGTATACCGTAGCAGCTAACGCATTGCTGTATAGCAGCAGTATAACAATAAACAAGGACACGCATATCCGAGTCATCGCGGTACCGAGTGGCACATCGCCAGGAATGACATTTGATGAACCACTTGCTAAGGGCTCGGGAACATTTCTATTCCAATATCGGAATGTTGCTCAAACCTGGGAGGAGGAACAGAAATCTTATGCTACTTCTGATGGTGCGGTATCATTCTTTGAGGAGAATAAGCAAGCGTTCTTGCGACTTCATGCAGAGCAGACAGATGAGGAAATTCTGTATACCGAGGTTTATCGTCATGATACTCAGGTAGCGGAATCTGACGCATCAGACTCTGCAAGTAAGACGGAAGAAGGCGGACAGCCGACGTATGACGGTAGTGATGAACCTACTGACACGACCGAGGAGGAAGGTGATGCTGATGTATCAGATGAATGAGATTAGTAATCGTGATTTATCTTTGCTGCATTATTATCGAATACTTCGTAAGCCGGCAGACTTCTTATCAGCAATCTATAATGCTGGTGAACCTGAAGTGACTGAAATATTCAAAGGTTCAGAAACAGAGTTTGAAACCGACTCAGGCTCACCTATATACGGATTTAGTCTAGATTTAGCTAATCGTGATGGGTACATACCGTACCTAGAATTTGATACCAAGAATGAGAATGACCGAAAACACCTGGAAACGCTTCTATATCTGGACGATATGACTATCTACGGAAATTCAGCAGAGTTTGAAGAACCTGTTCAGGTTAAAGTCTACTGGGTTAGCTCCCTGGATAGCATACGAAAAGCGATTGACGAGTATCTAGCTGCCTTAGAGGAGCTTGACATTACCAAACTCAGACAAAAGTTCAGTGATAAGAAAAATCAGCCGAAAGGAATTGCTGCCATATCTGGTAGAGACCAAAACCTGGTTCAGTTCACTGAAGGTGAGTCCGGATTGACTATGAAAGATTCCGACTACATGATTACTTCAGCTCTTGACGCTCAGATGCTCGTAAATCCCAGCCAAGAGCTTCTGATGTCCTTACCTCGAAAGTTGAAACATAGCATCAATATCTCGGTTACTGATGGCGATACCCGTTATCTGGAATCCTTCTCTGGCTATTCTATCAACATCAAAGGTAACGGAGATTGGGTTATGCGTGATGTAGAAAGTGGTATAAATCTTATCACAGGTTCAGGTAAGGTATATCTATGGAACTGTCGATTAGTCCATTTTAGAACGACCGTTGCGCAGGGTGTTTCCATTCGTTCAGGATTTCAGTGCAAATATCTTCACGCTCATAGGTCTTTGGTGGTACTTAATCAATGCGAGGTAGATGATATCTGCATTGTAGGAGGAACAACTCTAATTGCCGTACCTACTGCAACGGCATTAACCTATACCGGATTGAAGATAAAGCACGTTACGCTAATCGGGCATGGTTGTTCTTATTACAGCTGGGATAAGGTTATACCTATCAATCCGACTCATATCTTGGGTACAGCTTGGTGGTGTAACTTAACCGGTGACGGTACGGCTTTATACATAGCTGGTAGGCGTATAGATGAAATCAGCGGTGAGCACGACGAAGAGCTCAAGCCTAGCAGAATTCTAGAATTTGATGTTGACAATATTCATATTCGTCAAGGTGGTGATTAAATGTTCTATGATATTGGTTCGATTACCAATAGAAATATTCAGCTGCTCTATGAGTACCGAATACTCAGAGAGCCGTCGCATAACATAACAGCAATCTGTAGAGACGGTAAGAAGCAAACGGTAGATACCTTGGATTGGAAAGAAAGTACCCGTGAAGTAGAAGGCTATGATACGGTTTATGAAGCTAGGTTAGTAGGTATCACACCAGAAGCTGATTGTGTACCGTTCTTGGAATTTCATCCTGGTGACAATACCGATTGGAAATGGATTGCTGATTTCATAGATGTTGAAGTTGATGACGAGGGAATTACCTTGTACAGTACGACAGATTATCTCGATGTCTTGCCCACCGACGTGTACTGGTGCTATTCACTTCGGCATATTGATTCCTTGCTAAACGACATTCTAAAAGACCTCGAAGGGTTAGTCAAGGAATATGACAAATTAGAAAATGAAATTAAGAACTTCAAGGACACAGGTAGATATCTGAAACGACCTGTAGGCTTAATTCCTAATTTGATTAAGATTCAGAATACCGAAGAAGGGTCTGACCTAGTCGACTCCTTGTATAAGGTGATGACCGCAGAAAAGAACAGACTGTTCGTCAATATGTCGCAGGATAACCTAAATCACATGGAGCGCATCTTTAATGAATCGGTTGAATTTCGCTTTATCGACAGAGACCATTATGTAGTTGATAGTTTCCTGGCACCTGTTATTCTAATCTCTGGCAATGGGTCGCTCGTGTTGAGAAATCTGAAGGGTCAGGTGCTCGTCACCAACTGGTCAGGTTCCATTACCGTAATCGATTGCCCAGAGGTTCATCTGACTGCTACCAACGCTTCATATATCTGTCGCCTGGACACATTACAGATTAGCAAAGGGAGCACGGTTTATCTAGAAAACCAGGTACACGTTATCAAAGAACTCAGAATGTATGCGAACAGCTTATGCAGGCATTGGAGAGGAAATGTTAAGAACTTGACATACGTCGGACCTGGATGCACCTATTGGTGCTGCGCTCAGGTATTCGTTCCTGGTAAGGTTCAGCTTTCTGACTATACCGATTCGTCAAATACCGTGTTCGACTTCAATGTGCATAATATAATCGGTTCATTCGTGTCTGATTTTGATAATATGATGATTGTCGGTCAGAAGAATCTAACACCGAGACTTGGTAACTCTGACGCAGAACCTCAACCCGGTATGTATGTATCTAAGTGGCATGCTACGTATTCTTCCTATGTACCTAGCAATCCTGGAGGAGACCCTGGACCCGGTGAACTATCTGAGACTACGATTGAAGGTCTTACCTGCTGGGTATGGATGCCTGAAAGTCATGATAATGTAGGCTTGATACTTTGTGTACCTGGCGTACAGGGCGGTGTAGCTGAAGCCACCGAAAATTTCGGTGCGTGGTGTGCGGTTGAGAAAGTCAGACCGAGAGCAGCGTGTCTATTCTTGCAGAGACCTGGCTCTGGTACATTACCCAGCAAAAATGCGGTTATTCAGAAAATCCAAGATTTGCAGTCGCAATTTAATCTAGGCTCTGACCTCTGGTACTTCGGATTCTCAGCAGGTGCGAATGCGTACCCGACAGTGTCGACGTGGGCTACGTTCAAAGGCGCGGTACTCATCGATTGTAATATGGCAAGTGCTTGTAACTTTTCTACTGCTGGTCTTGAAAAATTGATGGTTGTTCAGGGTGCAATGACAGTCGGTTATGCTTATGAACAGTACCGAAATGTCGTACCAGAATTCGTGATGTATGACTATCACGGTTCTTACAGCCATGCTAGCGTAAACTATTGGACGCCTTCTGATACAGACCCGACATATCAGGACATAATTCAAGGTCATGCTCAATATCAGCAATTACCCGACAATCCGCCTAATGGTCTTGTATGGCTTTGTGGCGGCACTGCATTACCAGGAGGTGGTACTACATGATTTATCAGCTAGGACAGGTGTCTAACCGAGACACTCAGGTGTTATATTTCTATCGTATCTTGCGGCATTCTGGTACAAACCTAGGCGAGATTTATCGATACGATAATCCCGACGTGTTTATTCTTGATAAAGCACAAGAAGTTCAAATCGAGGATGAAACCTGGTATGAATATCACATGAAGGTGAATGAAATACCTAACCGAATTCCCTACCTGGAATTTTTATCGGAAGATGAGGTCGAGTTGAAGCATATCGAGGATATCGTGGAAGTTGAGGTTAGGGCAAACGAGTTGGTGCTCAGAGGACACACCGATGAGCTAACAGATAAGACGTCTGTTGCTGTGTATTGGGTACCATCACTTGCGTACATCGATGAGCTTCAGAAAAAGATTGAGGACATTATAGGTGACTTAAGAAAGCGTGCTAAGAAAGACGCAGAAGCTATCAATAAGATTTCAGTCAACTCTGATTATGTAATCAATCTTGAAGGTGTCGTACCGAACTTGGTCAATATCGGAAAAGATGAAGAAGGGTTGATATACGACGACTCACATTATATGCTATCCGGTTCGGTTAGTGAGCAGACCATTGTAAATCCGCCACAATCGTTGGTATCGAGTCTCTTAAAGTCACATACAGGTACCTTGACAATCGTCGATATTCAACGTGAATCTAAGGTGTATCAAGGATTCTACGGCGGTGTAATACGTTTGTCAGGTTCTTTCAGAATTTTAGTGCTGCGGGATATTACATCGATTGTTTATCTGAACGGTATCACAGCTGATAAGCTAATTATCGAGAATTGTCCTGCGGTTATCTTTAGGCAGAGCATCGACCTTGCAGGCTCGTCGACTAAGGTAATTAGATTAGAGCTACGAAACTCCTATGTAACGGTTAACCAACCTATCGAGATTAGAAATGTCTGGTGTTATCGCATGAGTACGCTTGTGCTGATGCTAGGTAAAATTCACACCATAGGCTGCATCGAGGCAGGCTCGTCGTTGATATATGATACTCCCTCAGAAACTTGTGAAATCGAGGACATAAGACCCTCAAAAATTCAAGGACTATTCTATGCTAGCAACCCTCCCACAGAGATGCCTTACCTTGATGAGATATTTTTCGCTCAGAAACCTATCGCATTTCAGCGAGGTCAGGTTGAAGACCCATTACCAATATCAAAAGCAGAAGTGAGTATCTATCTAAAGCATTCTGGTACACCGGGACCTGGTCCTGGACCATCACCGAGCGGAAAGATTTATTCACCGTTCACTGATTGGTACTGGTCAGGCGATTCTAGAACCGTTCAGTTGATAGCTGCTACCGGAACTGACGGTAAAGGTTATGGTGGTCAAGCCTTGGCAAAGTTGATAGAAGTTCAGTCGGAAATCGAGGCGGAGGGCGTAAATCATAACATCATACTCTGGTGGGGCGTAAATGGTTTAGGTTCTGGTGCTTCTGCCTATGCTGATGTATACAAATCCATTGCGAATAATGTCGGCAACAATGCGAAGGTATTTGTAGGTACCGTCGGCTTTTGTCCGAATGGTAACGGTAGTGGTAAATGTGACGGAGGTGCTGGTCAAGACTTAGGTCCTTTTAATCAGGAGATTGAGCAATTCAATGAAGACTTGAAAGCTGAGCTGTCGGGTGTGTCTAATATCGTGGTTCTGGATGTGAATGAATATATCCATCAGCTCGAGGATGATAAAGGAGCTGCCTGGTTAACCCAGGACAATCTGCATTATCTTCCAGAAGCAAGTAAAGCGATATATGCCTGGGTTTGCGACCAGATTACCAATGTAGAGGGTGCAGACGTAGATACTCGTTACACACCGTTCACAGAATATGTCTCGGTTGATATATCAGACGCTTATATGGGTTCTTTGCCAACCTTAGCTAATATCGACCAGAATGTTGGTTTAGGAATTATGTATGGCATTAGTCTGCGTGAGTATGGTAATAATCCAGTAGGCTGGTTGTATGCTCGAATGTTCAGGACATACCTAATGCTTGGTTATTATAAACGATTCTCGAGTAATCTGACAGAAGAAGGTAGAGCTCTACTGAATCCAGAAACCGGTGCGTGGTCATTCGGCACGTTCTATAATGAAAGTGGTTTGCTAGATACTGTTCGCACTACCGGTACTCAGGAAGGTTTAGAGAATTTCTACTATATGATTAAATATGGTGGAGTAATGACAGGATATACAGCCGATATGGACGATTTTGATAAAATGCGGATAATCGCCGGCGGTGCTCCTACCGGTAATAATAGTGAAACTGGTTGCCCGCGAGACGGACAGTTTCATGAGAATTATTTCGCTTCAGGCATTGTGGATGCTCGCTGGATATACGATTCTCCTTCTTCCTGGATACCGTATGGTACCGGACGTATGACCTATTATTCAGATAGAAGTACAGCCAGTGGTGGAACAATCAACCCAAATATCTAAAGACTAAACTTCGAATTTAACCGCACATCTGTGTTATAATTAGGTATACTTATAAAGGAGGTAATACCATGAGTGCAAACTATATGGTTGGCATAATCTCATATATGCCAGAAACTGACCGGGGCAAACTTCGTATCCCTATCCATCAGGAGCAGCTACGCTGGCTTGAAGGGCTTGCTACTCAGGTACGTGATAATTTCGAGGTTTATCGCGTTGAGAGTGCTTGGGGTCCTACGGCGAAAGCAGAATGCGGTACTACTCTAGACTTGAAGCCTATCGAGGTGGACCAGCATACCTGCGCGGTGAACCGGAACTTCTTGCTGGAAAAGTTCTACAATTCCGATTATGATTGGCTTTTCCTTCTTGACGATGACAGAGTGTTCTATGACCACTATCGCTACCCGGATTGGTTTGATGACCTTAACACACCGGCAGTGCTTGAGCTCTGCAAGCAAGGCTACATGATTTCTTGCATACTTCCGATGTACGAGCCGTTCAAGAAGACCAATTACGAATGGCCTATGCGTGAGACACATTGGTTTATGGGCAAGGACCCAATCCACGGAAGTCTGCAGGCAGTATTCATTCCGAATATCAAGAAGTACCAGGGTAAGGAAATCTACTTTGACAAGCACACCGCTGCTCAACTGAATGAACCGCCTGAGGACACGATGTTCCAGTTAGACTGGATAAAGGCAGGTGGTCACTGTATTCGCAATCGTTTCCTCATCGGTAAGGAAGTCGGTCAATCTGCAGGTGAGAAGAGTCTTATCTACGACAACCTTGAAGAGCGTAGGAAGATTGAAGAAGGTCATGCTGCTTGGTTTGACAGCTACCTAAAGCAGCTTTATCCGAAGAGTCCTAGGTGCTGGACAAGACGAGGATTCCTTGCTCAGCATAACCCCGAGGTTCGTCTCATCATCCCTCGCACAAATCACTATGTATTCGAGGAGCATGACTTACCTAGAGGTGTAGCTAAGTCTGAATCCTAAGGGTGATGTCTATGTTATTTAGTGCTGATTGGTATCCTACGGATGCCACGACGGGCTGGAAGCTCCAGGGTGCTGAGGTCATCCTGGACGATCCAGTTCTTCCTAAAATTCAAGAGTTCAAGAACAACACCGGTGCTTACCTTTCAATGCACGCTCCTATGCTGGTTGCAATCGGAAGTAAGAAGCCTGGTGTTCGTTTTATGAGTACAGAAACCATTGTCAAACACCTGACGATTATGCGACAGATACAACCGGGAGTTACAAATCGTATCGTCGTTCACGCAGCGAACTATTCGGAGCGAACACCAGAAGAGGTTTGGGAAGTGCAGAGAAAGACGCTCTGGTCGCTCTGGTATAAGATGAGAGATGCAGGGTTACTCGACAGTTCACTTATCTGCTTAGAAAACCTGGGTAAATTGAGCCAGGTAGGCACTATCGAGGACATTTGCCAGATGTGCAATCTGACAGACAACTTCATACCATGCATCGACTTCGGTCATCTGCACGCACGAACCTTAGGCAAATTTCTCAACACCAAAGAAGAATTCGAGTCAGTCTTTTCTCAGCTTTACGCATTATTACCAGCTTGGAAAGTAAACTGTATGCACATTCACTTCTCTAAGCTGGAGTATACTGCAAAGGGTGAAAAACGTCACGTTCCTTTCTCAATTCGAGAAGCCGGACCTAAGCCTGCACAATTTCTTAGGGCACTTCCTGAGCGTCCTGATTTCAATCCTGTTATCGTATGTGAGTCGCCTAACTCCTACCATGATGGTAGACTTCTTCAAAGAAACTATGAAGCTCGTGCTCGTTCATTACAAGATTCAATGCGATTATAAGTACCTACAAATAACTTCGTTTTCGCACCTGTAATATGTTATAATACAGATACAGTAAACACAACAACGGGTTCACAAGAGCCCCTAACCAAAAATCAGGAGGTAATCATATGGCAAGAGAAGCAACATGGACAAGAGTAGGTACCGACGTTTCTCAGCAGACTTCTGTTGAGGAAATCCTCAAGCAGGCACATCTGGACTACACGGTTATCAAGGAGCCGGTGTATCTCCACGACGGAATCCTCGTGCCTAGCCGCATCGCAACGGTCAAGAAGGAAACCAGAGAGCCTATCGGTCTCGTGTCCGACCGCTACGAAGTCTACCAGAACGCAGATGCGTTCAAGTTCCTGGAGGAGATTCCGGACATCGAGTTTGTTCGCGCAGGTGAGACCTATAACGGCATGGTCTACATCATCGGCAAACTCCCAAGCCTGACAATCCTCAACGACACATTCACTCCCTACGTCATCTTCCAGACAAGCCACAACGGCTGGTTCTCGCTCAGAGCTACAATCTGCCCGCTGAGAATCGTGTGCCAGAATCAGTTCGCTATGTCTTTCAAGAACATGGAGAACACCATCTCGATTCGTCACTCTTCTCGCATCGATTCCTGCATCGCAGAAGCTCAGCAGCTTCTCAAGGATACCGCACTGTATATGCAGGGATTCACCAACACCGCAGAAGAGCTGGCACTACTGCACATCACAGACACGGACAGAAACAAGATTATCGATGCGTTCTTTGAGAGCACCAAGGCAATCACAGACCGTCAGAAGGAAGCTCTCGACGAGAAGAAGACACGACTCAATCTGTGCTACAAGGATGCGGACAACGCTAATTTCACCGGTACTGCATGGGGTCTGGTTAACGCATTCACCGACTACGAAACTCACAGAGAGCGTAAGCAGACAGAGCGTTCGGCAGAGACAACCTTCTCGCAGGTTACATTTGACGCAGGTGCAATGTCCAGACTGCTCAGCATCATCAGAAGCACTGTAAACGCATAAGTAAACCGTATATACAAAGAAAACCGTAGCGTATCGTGTGTACGCTACGGTTTTGCTTTATGTGTTATATAGTGACTACACATTATACATAAAATACAACCACGTGGTATGCGTTAGCGTGCTATGTGGTTTACAACTTCGTGTGCGCAACGAAATTGTGTTATAATAAGAGTACAATAAATCACAGGAGGTAATACCGTGGGTGAAATCTATTATACCATCAAGGCAAACAATAACGTCATCGCACGCGATGTGAAAGCAGAGTATGTCCCAATCATCATCAAGGGTTTTCTTGCTGAGTGGTTTGCTGATTACAGTCTGCGGCTCAGCGTAGAGGCGCAGGAATGTCCGTCACGAGCGTGTCCTAATATGGAGGGTTGAATATGAAACGAATCAAATTCAGGTACAAGGACAAATACACCAAACCCGGACAGTGGTCTGAGCAGGAGTGCGTTATGGAAAGCGTCAGGGAGTGCATTAAGTTCTATGGGCTTGACCAGCCTGACGTTGAGTACGAAATCGTGAGCGTCGAGGAGGTACACTGATGGGAAAAATATCTGCACAAGAACTCGAGCAGCACGATTATGATAATTACCGTGCTTGCTACGAGGGTGAGGAGTTTACATTTCACGCGGTGTCTGTAAGGCAAGCGTGGTATAAAGCGTTCGAACACTTTGGCGACGAGTGTGTCGATTACCTGGCAGAGATTGACCAGGATGGTTCTGTCGTCGACGTTATTATGGATAAGGAGGATGTATATTGAAAGTTATCCACTTAGCAGACCTGCATCTGGGTAAGACATTTCACAAGAAAAGTCTGATATCTGACCAGTCATGGATGCTCGAACAGGTAGTCAACCTGATGAAGAATGCTCGAGCACATCTGGTAATTGCAGGTGATGTCTTTGACTCTGCAAATCCCTCGATTGAAGCACAGGAGCTGTTCGTGGGATTCATGAATTATACAAAAGCTGTTTGCGAGGACCTGGGACTTACCTGCATTATAATCGTAGGTAACCATGACTCTAGCAGACGCTTAGGCTTATGGGAAAGATTCATGGGTACCAACATTCACATTGTGCGTGATACAGAAGACATCGAGATTGAGGGTATCCCGTTTAGAGCTATCTCATTTGTAAAGCCTACAATCGCTGAAACAAAGTTCAACCGAGAGTTCGACTCCTACAATGAAGCGTTCAAGGCTTACCTCCCGGAGAATACGGGAACAATTTTGATTGCTCATCAGACATTCGAAGGCTGCACAACCGGTTCATCAGAAGCGATGTCATTCTTTGATGATGCAGTTTCTCAGGAAGTCGTTAAAGCGTATCCGCTGGTTATGGCAGGTCATATTCACAAGAAGCAGCGTATTCGTAACATCTACTATCCAGGAAGCCTTATGCCGTATGCTTTCGGTGATGAATATGCGGGCGGCTTTACGGTTTGGGACATCAAACTGTCTAATCATTTTAGCTGGGAGTATGACATCACGAGCGAGGTAGTTCCGATACAGCTGCGTAGAAATTTCGAGATTATTCGTGGCAGTTTGAAACACTGTCTGAGTATTCCGGACTCTCACGCATACATCAAGGTAGAATTGGTAGACGAAGACGTACCGCTTGATGTGGCATTGCCTCAGCTCCAAGCACACTTCGAGAATATGGTTACCGCAGTATCAAAGATTACAGATGACTGGGAAGCTGACCTGAACAAGCCCATGGTTCAGTTCGACTCGATTGAGTCTGCTCTCGACAGTTTCTGCAATCAGTTGGAAGTGCCTGTTCTCGACACCAAGAAATTACAATTAGTTCAGGAGGTTGTTCATGAGATTACTGAAACTGCAGATTAAGAATTTCATTAGCATTAAGCAGGCATCGGTAGATTTCGAAGACCTGAATGACGGAGTATTCCTTATCTCAGGTCCTACCGGTTCAGGTAAATCCTCAATGCTTGATGCAATCCATTGGGCACTGTTCGGCAAGACTCTTTCGTCTAATCGTGCAGCCGTTACCAAAGAAATCAGAAGTACCTATGCCCCATCGAATGAAGACACGGTGGTTACGCTTACCTTTAATCAGGACAAAGTCGACTATAAGGTAATCCGCACCCTTAAGAAAGACGGTGGTACTGCCATTCAGCTGTTCGCTCCTGGTATCATCTATGATAAAGTAAAGGAAGCGAACGAGCGTCTTGAAAAGATTATCGGGCTAACCGTAAAGCAGTTTGACCAGATGGTTATGCTGGAGCAAGGTAACTTTTCCAAATTCCTGTTGGCAGACTCGCGTACTCGTGCAGAAATACTTCGCGACATCTTTGACACTCAGCTGTTCAAGGACATCGAGCTCAGGTTTAAAGACAGATGTTCTGACCTCAAAACTACGATTCTCAACTCCACCGAACTGGAGCAGAATCTACTTCAAGGAGAGATGCTCGAAACCGTCGAGAGTGCCATTATTACCACAGCTGAAACTATCAGAGAAGAGCAGGCTCGCCTTGATGAGTTGAAGAAAAGAAAGGATGAAGCTGACCGTATTCTTCCTGTTATGATTGCTTATGACCAGGAATACGCTGCCTATCAGAAAGCCCAGAAAGAGCTGGAACAGCTGGAACAGCTTAAAACCGAAGTTGAAGTGCTGTACCAGAAGCGAAATGTATTCAATGCGTATGTCGGTATTCTCGACTGGTATGCTACGCACAACCGCCTTAGAAATGAACTTTCAGACGCAAAGGCTCAGGAAGCTGACTATCAGAAACGTATTGCAGGTGTAGTCGTAGATGAAGAGCTTTCGGGTAAGGTTGCAGCACTTCAGCAGCGTCAATCAGAACTTACCAATCTACTTAATCTCTTCAGCCAGGTTGAAAGATATCGTAATCAAATCGATGAATATACCGGTGAGATGACTGAGCTTCAGGATAAGCAGACAAGTCTCAAAGCCTCCATCGCGGCTATCGAGGACGCTAAGACCACACTCAGACAGAGGCTTGAAACCAGGCAGGCATACGATAAAGCTCGTGAAGCTGTTCTCAATCGTGACAAGGAGAGAGCTCAGATTCAGTCAGATATATCTGTCCTAGAAGCTTTCATTGAAGGCAATAAGGCGGTGTATACGCAGCTTCTGGCTAGCAAGATTATCAGCATGAGTGAACCTGGTAAGTGTCCTATATGCGGCGCTCCTTATATCGCCGAGCACGCTGCTCAGGAAGCTGCAGGTAGTAGCATGGATGCTAAACAGCGTGAATTGGAAGCAAAGAAGAATCAGCTTGAAGGACTGAAGGTTCGTCTGGAAAGTCTTCCTCAGCTGGTTGAGCCGGAGTGCACCGAGGTTGCCACATTCGCAGATTTGACCGCGCAATGGAACGATTGCATGAGTAAGTTCAGTGATTGGAGCGGTCAGCTCTATACGGTTGAAGGCAGAATTAAGACAATCGAGGGTTCACTCGCTACTGCTAAGACTGAGTTGGCAAGACTTGAACCTGATATCGCCGGTGTAGATAGGGCAAGCCTAGAAGCAGAAGCTGAGCAGGTAAAGACTGAATATAGCGAACTCTGGGCTAAGGTAGATGACAACGAAATGGCTAAAAGAAGCCGTAACCTGTTGGAAGGCTACCTCAAGAGTGTTCAGGATAAGATTCAGAAGCTCACTGCTGACATACAGGAATCCAAGTCACATCCTGATGCACTCGATGACGATGCTAAGGAGCTGAAGGATGCTCTGAGCCATGCGGCTGATGTTGATGATTATCGCATTCATCTGAATGATTACCTATATAAGATTCAGCAGTATGAGATGCTGCGAGACAATCTCATGTCGGTAGCAGAACCGGTTAATCCACATCCCGGTTACACCAAGGCGTCTTGTCAGCAGATTATCGACGAATCGAACATCGGTATTGAGGAGGCAATCGGTCGTATCTCAGCTACAAAGAATGCTCTTGAAGCTCGTAAGGAACTGGTAAAGCGTGTCAAAGATATTAGAGCTGAGCGTGAGAAGAACACCGCTGCCTACGACGAACACACCTATCTCTACAATCTGTTATCTGGCAAGAATAGCTCTAAGATTTCCTTTGAAACGTTCGTACTTCACAGACAACTCGAGTGGATTCTTCAGTCCAGCAATCAGTATCTGCATACCTTGTCAGCAGGTCAGTTCGAGCTTCAGGTTAAGTGGGAATCGTCCTCCGGTCGTACACAAGGTGGTCTTGAAATTACAATCACAGACCACTTCACAGGAAGCACACGTCCTGCTCAGACATTCTCAGGCGGCGAGCTGTTCATGCTCAGCCTAAGTCTCAGCTTAGGTCTGATGACTGTAATCGATTCCTTGTTCACCGCTCGTGATTTGAATTTGCTATTTGTGGATGAAGGATTTGGCGCGCTTGACCAGGATTGCTTAGGTAGGACATTATTAACACTACGAGAGCTTCGCAATATCAAGACAGTTGGTATCATCTCGCATGTGCAGGAGCTCATTGATACTATACCTCAAGGATTCATGGTAGACAAGACAGCGTCTGGTACTAGAATTAGGCTATTTAAGAATGTATAAACCGCGGTACTGCTTAAATGCACGGTTGTGTGGTAAACAATTACACACGCACACTCGTAGCATTTAAGCAGTTTCGTATATTCGATGACGGTACTGCAAATCGTGTATAATTGTAATATAAGAGTTAAGGAGGTACACACGCAATGCCCAGAAGACGAATATCGTTAGCACCTAGGCTGCAGCCTAATCCGGAAGCAGCTCAGGTACCGATTGAAGTCCCAAAATCACTTCAGAAGAAAGCTAAGCCTGTAAAGGATATGGATACCATTATCGCACAGGCAAAGGCGATGTCAGAAAAGTATGCAGGACAGTATGACTGCGTAACCGACAAGGACGTTCTGATTGATTATGTAGACACAATCATTTCCGAAAAGAGAACTGGTCTCGATACTGAAACAACCGGACTGAACATCTTCAAAGACCCGGTTGTCGGGTTCTCACTTTACGCACCAGGACGCAAGGCAATCTACGTTCCGATGCTCCACTTGTCACGATTTACAGGTAAGGTTGACCCAAATCAGCTGCCTGTCGAGTTCTGTGCTCAGCAGCTCAATCGTTTGAATGGCGTTCCTGGTATGACAGTCGATTACTTCAACGCACCATTCGATATGAATGAACTCTGGTATTCGATGGGAGTAAAGCTCTGGGATATATGCTCTAACGATGCGAGCCTGATGATGCGTCTGTTGAACACAGAGCGACACAGAAACAATAACTTGAAGGACTTGCACGCTGAATTCTGTTCTCATACAACCAGAGGACCTCGATTCGGTGAGTTGTTCCCACCAGGCACATTCAATAGATGCCCGTTCAAGTACACCAGTGCATACGGCGCTCGAGACGCTGAGATGGCAAGTGAGCTTGTCGACTATGCGTACAGTGAGCTCAGAAAGCCTGAAAATGCAGGATTGCTCAGGGTATGGGAGACAATCGAGAGACCGCTTATTCCGGTACTTCTCCGTATGCGTGAGAAAGGTGTTCTTGTCGATGAAGCCAAGAGAGCAGAATTAATCGTGAAATATCGTGGACTGAAGGAAGCCGCAGAAGCTGACGTAGTCCATGAGTATGAACCGTATATTCCCAAGATTAATCAGTGGAGAATGCGTTTCGGAAGGACAAAGGGCAAGATTATCGACATGCCGGTTAAAATCGGTTCAGACGGGCAGCTCAAGATTCTTCTATACGACATCATGGGTCTGCCTAGACCAGAATCCGGTAAGGTAGACAAGCACGCTCTTAAGGAAATCAATCATCCGATTGCACCGGCAATCTTGAGATACAGAGAAGCCACCAAGATGCTCTCTACGTATCTCGAAGGTTTGGATAAGTTCCTTCATGCTGATGGTACTGTTCACGGCGGCATTAAGCAGTTAGGCGCAGATACCGGACGTACTTCTGCTGTAGACCCTAATCTTCAGAATATCCCTTCCCACAACAGAGAAATTCGTACGATGTACATCGCACGACCTGGTAAGTATCTTATATCATGTGACTATTCAGGTCAAGAACCTAGACTTATGGCTGTAATAGCAAAAGACCCGAAAATGATAAAAGCATATCAAGACGGTCTTGACTTATATTCAGTTATAGCATCTGTATCGTATAATACAACCTACGAGGAATGCTGCGAAAAACGACCGAATGGTGAACTTTACCTAGAAGGTAAAGAGCGCAGGAGTAGTGCGAAAAGTATCGTATTAGGAATTGGATATGGTAGACAAATTCCTTCTATTGCAGAACAATTGAACTGTACGGTAGACGAAGCACAACTTATATATGATAAGGTAGCTAAGAATTTTCCAGGTTTGATAAAAGCACAAGAAGCAGCTGCAGAAGAAGCACATAGATTAGGGTATGTTCAAGATTTATGGGGTAGACGTAGACACTTGTCGGTTATGATGCACGACCCCTACGAGTTCAGATACAAGGACGGTTGTAATCCTGACTTTGACCCATTCGACCCAGATGGTTCATCAGATTCAAGTGAACTGTCAGAGACAGCTAAGAAGAAGTATCTAGGAGACCTCATGAGTCTGAAGTGGCGTAAGGATAAGAACGAGTATATCCAGGGATTGATGGCTCAAGGCATAGAGGTAAAAGATTATTCATATCAAATTGCCGAACAGAGTCGTAAATGTTTTAACGCAAAAATCCAAGGAAGCGCGGCGTCAATGACCAAACTCGCTATGATTGAAATTGATAAAGATGAGCGTCTGAAGAAACTTGGTTGTTATCTTTTGTTAATGATTCACGATGAAGTTATCTGTGAATGTCCTATCGAGAATCATAAAGAAGCTATTCGATATATTCAAGAAGACATGGTTAAAGTAGTTTCACACCTCCCGGTACCTTTTAAATCAGACCCTGAAACGTCAGTATGCTGGTACGGCAGTGAAGTTGACATCGAGGAGGAAGATGATGAAGAACCCGAAAGCTGAGCGTCTAGGACTAATCTACGGAATCTGCCATAAAGCCACTAATCGCTGGTATATAGGACAAACCGTTCGTACTCTACAATGCAGGTGGGAAGAGCACATAAAAGAAATGCAATACTCCAAGAGTCACCTAAATTCTGCACTGAAGAAGTATGGAGTAGGTGCATTTGAATTGCAGGTGATTGAGTCTGATATTCCAGAACCTAGGTTAGATGAGCGAGAGCGTTATTATATTCAGCAATATGATTCTTACTATCATGGTTTTAATTGTACCTTAGGAGGTCAAGGGGTACATGGTTATAAGCATACCGAAGAGACGAAATCTCGTATAAGTAAGTCAGTTGCAGCTGGTTCTTACCGCTGGAATACTCCTGAACGAGCAGCTAAGATTAAAGCAGCACAGAAAGGGAGAAAGTTTACCGAAGAGCATCGGCAGAGAATTCGAGAAGTTGCGAATAGAAATAAACGATTTGGCGCGGATAGCTCATTCGGTGGTCGTCGACACACTGAAAGTGCTAAAAAGAAAATGTCACTATCTAGCACGAAAAATCAAATTCAAAGAATTTCAAAATCAGATAACAGTGTACTCGAAACCTATTCAAATCAGTGGGAAGCAGCAAATTGGGTTAAAGATAACCTACCGGTAACAGGTAGGTTAGATTCTGTTTATCATAGGATATCAGAAGCTATGTATCACCTTAATGGAACTAAATCTGCCTACGGGTTCTATTGGAAGCCTATAGTAAAGTCCGATAACACACCAGAATCCCCAGAAGGAGCTGATACAGATGGACAGTAAGGAAGAAATAATGAAGCGAGACTGGTCAAGCGAATTCGTTGCTAAAATGGAGCGAGCCATAGAAACCAGTCACTACAAATACGGTTGGATGTCAGATACCTACCCTGAGCTTGCTCAAGCAGCAAAGTGTATACAGGAGCGGCTGGACCTCTATAACAAGACGCACAACCTGGATTATCTAGTAGATATTGCTAACTTTGCGATGATTGAGTACAAGCATCCTTCCTATTCAGACGCACATTATACACCGCAAGATAGTGATAAGTCACCAGGTCTTGCAGGTGGAATTTCTCATAAGGAGTTGATGGAACAATATGACGGTTGACCAGAAGCTTGCTAAGATAGGCTTTAGCAAGGTGTATGAGGATGTTCGGCGTGTCAATTATGAACGGTACGACAAGCAGTACGATTACTGCCACACTGTCTGCATTGAACGCAGAAGTGTCTGGAATGAATTCAGACTACAATCGTACGATAAGAATCTTATCGACACGAAATGTGTAGGTAACACCAATGTGGCATTGTCCACCTATGAGGTAAAGCTATTTCTCAAGAAGATGAAGCAGAAAGAGCTCGAATACGCAAGGCATAGAATGTGGATTTGAACACCAAAAATAAACACGGTAATGTCGACAACGACACTACCGTGTTTTTGTATGGTTGTATATTGTATAAATCACATTGTATGCACGTGGTACGCTAACGGTCTGCGTACGAGTAACAGTAAACCTGTAAAACTACATACGATTTCTGAACCGTTGGTATGCGTTAGCGTGCTGTGTGATTAGTTAAGAACGAGGAAGTTCTTATCCGCATTCTCAGATTTGAATGTCTGAATACACGGAATAGGCTTCCAATCGATGAAGGTGCCGTCGTTTGCAAGAAGCATCTGTGTCAGAGTTTCCTTTGCGATGTCTGCAGAGTCACCCGGTACGACAATCCCGTCAAAATCGTCCTCCGGAAGCATAACCTCAGCAACGAATCCAGGACCTTCAGCGGTTGTATCAGCGAGTGGCTCATAACCCGGTGCATACTGGCTGAAATCTCCTTCTTCGAATACATGAGGTGTTTCAGAGCTTGAAAGTGGCTCACCCACATTGTCACCGTCACCAATCATGTTGCTGTTGAAGCCCATCGAGCTGTTCAGTCCTGCTGCTTCACGGAGCTTAGCTGCCTTACCGAGAATTGCCTCATTAGCAGCGTCGATACCCTCCTCTGCTTTCTTAGCAGACCTCTGGCGTTTAGCAAACGCTTCTTTGAGCTTCTTGAGCTTGTCTTTGAACTGAGCGCCGTCAGTGCCAGCGTTCAGGTTCTCCTCACCGTCGCCACAAGACGCATCCAGTTCGTTCCAGTTGACATCCTTGTACTTTCTTGCGATGTACTTCTGAATGTCGGGCTTAACCTTCTGCGCTTCTTCTCGGCCGATGTATCGATTAAGCAGCAACCAAGTCACGATAGACGCATCGAGCTTGTAAGCCTCCTGCGGTGTGATGAGTTTCTGCTCGACCATAGGCTGGAGAAGTTTAGCATTCTTTCTGTAGGCATCTACAGGCTGAATCTCACCGGACTTGACTCCTTCCAGGATTGCAGCCGGGTCATCAGGAATGTTCTCAGCAACCGTGTAGAGTCCCTTCTTGACCAGCTTGTCCTTGATGGCAGGGTCAACCTTAACTGCATAGTCAGGGCTGATGTAGCCTGCCTGAACGAGCCAGAGAAGACGCTCTGGAACACGGCGAGCAACGATTTCAGGTGTAATAAGTTTCTTCTGAACCAGGTCCTTTGCGAGTGCCGGCTTCGCCTTAAGCACATCTTCTGCCTTGATGTAACCTTTGGTTACCAGACGCATAATGCCAGGTGTGCTCATACGGTCAAGGTCTGACTTCTTGAGCTCGGCAATTCCATCTGCAAGGAAGAATTCGTAGCAGCGAGCGGGCGGGTTCTGAAGCATGCTGTCGACCATGTCAGACAAGAGTCCGGCGAGCCAATAAGCTGCCTGCTTGTCTCTCTTCTCAGCTGTATCTCCGGTAACGGTGTCACCGTAAGCACCACGCTCGACGTCGATGAATCGACCAGCTCTGTGATAAATCAGATGAGCTTCAGAATCAGGATTGTAGTTCGGCTCGAACGTCCAGTCATCACTGCCACGCTCGTCAGCACCTGCACCTACATCAAGTGCGAGTGAAGACTTTGCCACCCACTGGGTACCAACCTTCTGCGAGGTGTACATCAAAGTAGACAAGATAAGGTCTGCTTCTTTGTTCTCACGGAAAGCTGTGTAGCGGAATCCAGGCGGCAGGTCGACTGCCGATTGAGCAGCTCTGAACACGTCCTTGATACGACGTGCTGTATCAGGTTCGAGAGCTGAATTGAGTTCGGTATTTCTGCCTCGAATTGACTCGTAGTAGGCATCGATACGTCTGGAGCAGTCGAGGCAGTCTCCTACCCAGGTACCCAGGTCTTCAGCACACATATCAGGGCTCTCTGCGTCACATTCAGGAATGTAAGCAAAGCCCTCCTCTGCTGCACCACTGTCTTCCTTAGGTGTATACACCTCGACAGTAGTACCGTCAGGCAGCGTCAAGCTGAAGCCAACCTTTGAGTCGTCGATAATTGTGCCCTGGGCTTTGCAGCAGTTGAGCTTCTGGCTGTCTGCTGCAATACCCATTGTCTTGAGCATTTCTGAAATGAATACATTCATGCTTTTCTACCTCCTTAAGACATAGGACCGAGGTAAATTGCACGTGAAACTTCCAGAGTACAGTTGAACTTGACAATGTCCGAAGACTTGTAGTCCGCATCGCCGAAACCGAGCGAGGAAATCCAGACACCTCTCCATTTCCAGATACGTGAGTACGCAGAGTCACCGTCACCGGAGTCTCTAAGAACATAAGCATCCTTCATGTATTGGCTTGGTCTGCCTACCTTCTCAGTTGCAGAGTCAAATACCTGCCTGTCGAGGTTCACGAGCGCCTGCTGGCTATCGAGACCGACGTAGCCCTTGATTGTCCAAGAAACATTCTGGAATGTAGGCTTACCTGCGAACTTCAAGCTGTCATTGCCGTAGAAGTCCTCGATAACGCCGTAACCCTTCTTGAACTCACCCAGGGAGTCTGTAGACAAGGTCAGGATATCTGAAAAGGAAGCAAGCTCGGAAGAGTTGACGTTGTAGAGTCTAATCTCAAACTTGTCCTTCAGGTACGGCATGTAATCGTCCTGACCAATCATATGGTCAGTACCGAAGTACATTCTTTCCATCCACATAGACTCGTCCTCCTTTTTAATAGATTTTTACGATACTGCTTAAATGCACGATGACAAGACGTACATATTGTAACGCATTCACGCAGCAGTTAAGCAAAACCGACGTGGGTTACTTGTTGATACGCTCTTTCAGCTTGTAGCTGACTTTGAACGCAGGAGCCTTGCTCGCATTGATTGCGATAGGCTGCTTTGTCTGAGGATTGATGCCGGTACGAGCTGCACGGTCACGAACCTCGAAAGTACCGAAGGACTGAATGGTAACGCTATCACCCTTCTCAAGGGCTTCTGTGATAACGTCGAATACGCCGTCGATTGCCTTGTACGCCTGCTCGTTAGTAAAGCCGGTCTTCTCCTTGAGAGCTGCAACAAACTCTGTTTTATTCATAATATCAAACCTTTCTGTTGAAGTATTGATGTGCGTCCGTAAACGCTCCACGCTCTAATATACAGACGCACATCAGTATATAGGTATTAGTCGTACGTCTCCTGGAATCCTGTAGGAGGCAACAGGAAGAGGTCGACGTCGACAGTGTCGATGACACCTGTAACGGCAAGCTCAACCTTACCAATAACCGTGTTGGCATTGATGCGGTCAAGGTTAACGATGTCAGGATTCATGATGATACGATAGCCCCAAGGGTTGTACTCGTTACCGGTAAGAGCACCGACTGCTCTCATCTCATCGAGCAAAGGACTGAGTCCTGCATAGAAGTGAGAGTAAGCGTCCTCGTTATTATAACGGAACAGAATCTGAAGTGCTGTATCCCAGATACGCTGCTTAACCCTGTTGGTGAGGAATCTTGTGGACAGGTTCTGGAGTGCGTTGTAGGAACCGAGCGGCTTATCCCAGAGAGTGCTGTTGCCGAAGCAAGTGAAGCCCTTACCAGGAACTTCCATAAGCGGGTTCAAGCAAACGCCCTCGTCGTGGTCCTGAATGAGGTCAAGGTAATGTCTCTTGATTTTGTATTCAGGTGTATGAACGATGCCAGTGCCGAGCATGCCGGCAGGAACCATCCACCACTTATTCTGACCACCGATGCCCTTGGAGTTGATGATGAGCAGGAGGTGAGCAACCTCAGGTGCAATCCAGCTGTTCGCTCCGGCAAGTGCCAGAGTAGTCTTGCACCAAGGACCTACGACCTCGCCGAATGTCGAGTAAACCGGACCGACGACCTGCGAAATAGAATCCTTATACTTGAGAGCACCTGTCTTAACAGCAGACGCTCCTGTACCTGTCTGGATACCTCTTGGCATACCGAACGGTGTACCGATGAGAGCAGCTCCACACTTGGAGTTAGCGGCAACCTCAATCATACGAGTAACGAGTGCAGAAACCTCATACTCCATGAAGAAAGTATCTCTGTTCGCCTCTAGGAAGGACTTAGGTACATACTGGTCATCTGCAATACCCTGAACGAGAGCATCCCAATCATAGCAGATAGGGTCTGTCAGCTCGCCCACGCACTTGTAGAATCTGCTGTACATAATCTGCTGGTTGTACAGACGAATCAGAGCATCCTGGTCGTTCACTTCGTAGTCATGAGCGATGGTGCTCATATAGCTGTAGAACTGACTGTCTGTCGGGAAACGCTCTGCTACGAGTTCAAGGATTGCGTCTGCAGTAATCGGAATAGACTGACCGGTTACATCAGTGCCGAGGTCGGTAGCATAATCAGTACCGTAAAGAAGCGATACGACCTGCATGCCGGTAGGATACTCGGAAGGAGAAACATCAGCACCAGTACCGGTTACGATGAATCTCGGAGTGTCGAGATTGCTGAATGTAGCCTCGGTAATGAGCGGACGATTGTCAGAAGCTGCATCTTCGTCGAATGCGACGGACACGAGCTCGAGCAGCTGGTCAGTAGGAACAATCTCATTCGGATGACCGCTGTAGCCGTTGTTATCGAACACTTCGACAGTACCGATTTTGAAACCGTTACCGTTCAAGCCACACTTGATGCGAACCTTGAGGTTGTTACCGAATGTGCCGGGATACTTCGCCTGAAGACGAACTTCCTGAGTAGAAGCATCGATAACTGCTGCTGTTCCGGCAGAAGCACCGGCTACATCAGTAGGTGTACCAAATGCGAATGTGACGGTGATTGTATCATTGTTTGCGGGAGTACCAGTGTACTTGACACCGTACTGTGCAGGAGTAACCACCTTAGCAGAAGCACCAGAACCGAGCGTCCACTTCGTACCGTCGTAGGTGAACACATAGGTTCCAGATATGCCCTGAACAGCACTGTTGAACACGAGCTCATCAACGGTAGCTCCAGTAATACCAGAACCGCTTGTTGCTGCTGAGCAAGACATTGCTGCAGGCTGTGTCCAAGCGTTGCCAAGACGCATGGTAATCATGCCGAGTTTCACGTCAGCTTCATTGCTGGAATACAGATTGCTGATTGCTTCCTCGTAAGCAACCTTCAGAGAAAGTAGTGCAGGGAGTTCATCAATCTGAATATAAGTGAACTCAGGTACAAGCACGCTGTCAACCGAAACAGTAACATCACGGTCAGGACCGTGCGTATTCGATGACGCAACTGCTTCCGTTGTTTCTGTCATTGTGACGTTGCGGCGCTCAAGAAAAATGCCGTCGGATGTGTAAACAGAAATCGGAACAGAACCCTGAACAGTAACCTGCTTGCCTGTGTTGGAAGTCAGGTAAGTACCATCGTCGAGCACCAGCTGAGCCTGTCTTGTAGGCTTCTGCTGGGTTGTAATGATGTTCGGCTTGCCGATTACGACCACAAGCGGATTCTCAGTATCGGTATTTGCCGATTTAGCAGTAACCTTAAGGATAGGAGCATTAGACTGGTACTTCACCCATTTATTGGTTTCTGCGTTATACTTCTGACCGTAGACGTGTGCCCTAAGCTGCTGGTCATCTTCACCGACATAGCTGTAATCCCAGACGATATTGTGGTTTACTGCGTGCGGCATGAGAACTCGGTACAGGAACTTGTCGTAGTGCGCCTGGTAGGGCTCAATTGCCGGTTTGAGGTACAGGTATGTGGATGCAGGGATTGGTGCAGCAACGCCTGCCGGAATTACGAACAGACCGTTGCTACTCTTGTTGCCCAAGCCGTCGACTCTCTTGACGAGAATGTCATAGCCTGCTGCGAGAAGCTTCAGAGCATAGTCAAAAGATTTCTCACGAGCACCAAGATAGTTGTTGGCGCCTCTGAACATCTGCATGAAATCAGTGGTGCCTCTGAAACCGGAGCTGAAGTGAACCCAGTCCGGGTTTGAGTCCTCGTCACCCTCTACGAAGGTAGGACCCCAGATTGCGGCAATCGGGAAAGCAACCGTGGCGTAAGAATTATTTCTCGTCTGGAAGCTGTAAGTCTCCGAGTGCTCATAGATGTTAATTCTTGGCATCTTCAATCTCCTCCTTTATTGTATTATACAGGTTAGAATCTATTTGCCAATCCAGATAACGTAGATTTTTCTTCCTGATGTCGATGATGTTAGCGCCTAACACACGAATCGGAATTATCTGTTGGTACAGAATACCTGTTTCAGAGAATCGGTCAGTTCCAGAACTGTTCTGGAAGTCACCGTTTATCATAATCTGCCCGTGAATCGTCCGAGCAGAGCCATAAGGTAATTTTATCTCGAGTCGGGGTTTCATCAGAAACAGGAACGTAGCCTCACTCGTTAGCTCGTCGATGTCATCTTGCGTCGTTGCCAACAGAGTTACGGTATAATCAGCTTGGATTGGGATTGCTCCCTCCTTGATTTTCTTGTGGTCCTGAATCCTGTCGATTCTGCCCTTACGAGCTATCGGCCATGATTGAAGTTGCTTCTCCGGTGTAACATTCGTTCTGAACAGTACCACTGCAGGCAACTGTAACCTGGTCTCTTTGTGCATTGCTGCTACGTTCCAGTAGTCTTTTACTGGTACGATACCGATGTTGTCGCCAAAATTGGCTTTCAGATAGTCATATAGTGCGGTATCATATAAACGTATCATCTGTCTCACCTACTCCCGTAGCTGAGGAGGTCGTGCTAGACTCCTGAGTAGATGAGCTGACAACACCTTCATCAAAGCCAGGTTCACCCACGTCCACATTGATGTCGGTACGAGCTTTACCCTCAGCAGCTTCAGCACCGAGGTCTCCGTCGATAAGCGTGTCTTCTTCAATCTTGTAGAGCAGTCCTTCCGGAATGTTGAAAAGAGCTCCACAACAAGGACACTGACAAGCATACGGCAAGTTCTCGCCTTCAATCTGAACAAGAGTCTTCGGAGTTGACTCTGGCAGCGCTAATCCCGAATCCTTGATGTTATTTGGTAGTTCCAGTTTAAGCATAATCTCACCTACTTTACGAACCGCCTTGGTCTTTTAGGAACCGTCTCGGTTCAGAGTTCTTACGATTTAGGTCTCTTTCTGTCTCCTCCGTTAGCGGACGAGAGTTACCTACGAGCGGAACAATCTGGCATATAATGTGGTCAGGACACACCAATCCAGTTGACAGCTCTGTAACCTGAAACAGTCGAGACTCGATTGCGGTTATTTGACCGTCAATCTCAAAAAGACAACCCCTCTGTATATGAGGTACGTCGAAAGGTACATGAATAAGAAAGGGCAGGTTGTCACTTTTCTCGACAACCCACCCTAAATTCCTATACGTCTTCAGTTTGGGCTCTCCTTCGAATATACCGTACACCGGCATGCGTTCGGAGTACCCATCAGGAGCAGGTTGATTAAAGTAATCGATTTTGTTATTCAACGGATATCTGTATTGGAACAGAACACCCACCTGTCTAACAGTGAATTTGAACTGCTGTCTCAGGTAATCGATTTCTTCAGGGACGATTAGACTCATAGCTGCTCCTCCCTTGCTGGTATTACTCTACTGCAGGCTCGCCGCCCTCAGCAGGCTCTTCCTCAGCGAGAGTCTCGGTGTTGAGGTCAACATCAACGGTGTACTCGTCACCATTCTCAGGAACGCAGTTGAGAACCACGCCTGTGTCAGAAGGAGTGATTGTAACACCGATTGACGGGTCAGAAGAGAGCTCTGCGAGAATTGCCTGAGTGATGACTTCCACGTCCTCGAGGCTGTAATAAACAGTACCCTCGAATTCCTTGGAAGAATTCAGGTTCTCCTTCTTCTTGGAGCTGTCGAGCTTGAGAAGCTTTCTCTTAGCATCCTTTGCCATAGTGGTCTACCTCCTATTAGAATATTACAATACAGTCTGTGGTGTATTGTTCTGTACCAGATAAGACCTGACTTCTCTCAGTTCTTCAAGTCCTTCGGACAGTAGAGCTTCGCCGTCGAGTTGTGCAGGGCTATTTGGTAACTTGACTTTACGACGCTTGCTGCCTACATGAATTTTCATATACGCTACGGCGAGTTTGCGTAGTTGACTCTGCGCGAACTTTGTCTTTAACTCTGACGGGTCATCATACTCAGGAATGTAGGTAATGGTGACGTACGTCGGTTTAGGAACGTTCGCTGAAACATACAGGCATTGATTTTGCTGGTCGTATAGATATTGTAAGTCCTCTGATACCGTGTTCTTAACTGTCTGGCACAGCATCAGTTGGACGTATCTGTCGAAATAGGCGTGATAAGCACCGGAGTTAGGAACAGCCGCCATTCCTGCAAGTGACGTAAATACATTTCCGACACTGGAGTTGTCCACGTTCAAGCCTGCAGGAACATTGGCTCTTCTAACTGAAATAAAGCTCTGAACCTTTAGGTCCTTAACCGAAATCCGTTCCTTATAAGGCACGGTCAAATCAGCGTATTCATGAAGCTTCTCTTTCAGCTCACGAAAAGCCTTCATGAGAAGCTTCATGTCGTCGCCTGGTTTTAGTTCGCCTTCGGTCCAGGGAACCTCAAGGTGCATATCATCCAGATATTCCTGAATTGTGGGGTTCAGCATTTAACCTCCCCTCCTTATCTGGAATTAGCCCTCGCCGCCGTCTCCGCCGGAAGCCGCCTCAGAAGTAACCTCGAAGCCGTATTTTTCAAGAGCCTTGCCAGCCTGAACGTAGAAGGAAGCTTCTGCGTAGGTGTCAACCTCGAAGGAGTTGGAAGCGCCGTCAAGGTCAGCAGTCATCTTGAATGTCTGCCATGCTCTGTAAATCGGAATCTGAGGAATGAGGTAAGCCTGAAGGATGTTCATGAGGTCCATTGCTGTGGACTCAGGCCATCTCTTCTGAGAAGAAGTCAGCAAGCTGAGGTTAGCATTGTCGGTGAGCACACTAGAGCTGTTCTGAGTGAACAGATTCTCCTTGAGGTACTCAGGAGCAGTTGCGTCATCTGCCGCATAGAGGTACTCCTTGGAAGGTCCCTTCCACTTGCCGGGAAGTGTGCTGGAAGACAAGCCCGGGATAGGAGCAACCGTCTTGAGGTTTGGTGTCTGCTTATCGATATTGTAAATATCATTTGCAGCAGTGTAGGTAATTGTAACCGTGTAACTCATAGCGTTAATCCTCCTTTTGGAATTTGATTAGTATACCAGGTTGGTAACAACGCCACGGATGAATGCCTTCGGGTTCACCATCTTCAGAGCGTTCGATGTTGCGAAGCCCTGCTGACCTGTGAATGTAGCATCCATAAGAGCAGCAGTTGCAGTAACCGGCATGTAGGTACCGAATACATAAGACGGCTCGACATCGTTGCTGGAAACGTGACCGAGGACATACTGGTCGTGAGGAATACCGCCTCTGAAGCAGTAAACCTTCTTATCGCCGAGAGTACCGGCATAGTAAGAACCAGTTGTCTTCTGAGTGTTAGCAGCGGTGAACTGAGTCATACCCTGGATAACAGTCATGACGCTGGAACCAACGAGCATGAAGTTAGGACGAATGCGGCCTGTTGCGTCGTAGATTCTCTGAGAACCTGCGTTGATAGCTCTGATGAAGGAGTTATCGTGTGCAAGGTCGCCTGCCTGGCCCTGTCCGATAGGAGGTGTAGCGCTCCAAACAACAGGCTGACCAGCTGCAGCATTGAGCCACATATCGTGAGCAACCTTAGTGTTGAGCTCGTTGACGATTGCAGAAGTAGCCTGCTCCTCGAGCATCTTAGGGCCGTCAAGACCATACTGCTGCTCCATATCGTAAGCTGCTGCCTGAGACCAACGTGCTGCGAGAGTGTTGTCCTCTGCAACAAGGTCGAGCCAAGCGAGCTCGCTGTAGATAGGAGGAGTATTGGCAGAAGCAGAGATGTTATCAACTCTGTAAGATGCGAGCGTAGTAGCTGCTGCAGTAACGCCGGTGATAACGCCAGTTGCGTAATCGATTGTGCCGACATCAGTAACAGTAGAGCCGTTCAGAGTCTGGAGCTTACCTTCGCCATCGTCAAAGATTGTAGAGCCGCTCTGAGGAACGATGCGAACAGTAGTCGGAATGACAGGAGCACGGAGGTAGAGGTCTGTGAGAGGCTCGTTGTTGACATCGCTGCCAGAGTAGTTCTCTTCACCTCTTGCGAGCTCGAATGGGCTTGCGAACACCTGACCAGCCTTTACAGTGCCCTTATCTTCACCGAAGTGGAACAGAGTGTAAGGAATGGAGGTGTGGCGGGAAGCCATCGGCTGCATTGTGCAGAACTCCGGAATGAGCCAATCCACGAGTGTTGCACGAAGAACATTCATGTAAGTGGTCTTCTGGAGAACGTCGCCCGGCTGTGTTGCAGACGGAATGATAGAAGTAGGAAGGAGGCTCGAGTTGAGAGCTCTCTTCTGCAATGCGTATGCGCTATTGAGAATCTTCTGAGCCTTCGAAAGCCCAATAGCATCATACTGTGACAGTCCTTTTGCGGCACGGCTGGAGTTCAGGCTCTGAATGCCAGACTTGCCTGCATTTGTGTAAGGCTTAAGCATAGTATCAATCTCCTTTAGCTAAAGTTTTGAAGTGCGAATTGTATAACAACTCACACAGAGCACTCTTTCTCAGAGCTGCCAGTTGACGGCTGGTGTCCGAAAGCCTTAAAGTGTTCTGTGCGAGGTTTCGCCTTGAAGCTGCGAGCGGAATTGGAACCGCATACTTGAAAGCTGGTTGTGCCACGAAATCAAATCCGAAGAAGTCAATCGGACCTGTTGTTCTACCGGGATATCCACCTGTATCTGTACATCCATTAGCACGAATGCTAACGCCTGGCTTAACGCCATGCCTATAAAGGTCTCTGATGTACTGACCTTCCTCGGTTGAGTCGAGAAGCTCGATTGCACCTTTCAGCTTATCTCCCTCGATGTGGCAGTCGATTAGGAAACCAGCTTCGGTCTTTCGGAAGCCCGGTGTGTTGTCTGACGGATGCTCAATGTATGCAGGGTAGACACGACGAGCAAGGCAGTCTTTGAAAGTAGCGTCATTCACGAGCCACTCGATTGTCTCTCGGGAAAAGGTCAAACCGTCCTGATTCGGAATGTCGATATCAAGAAAGTCACCCGCTACAATAAACTTACCGGTCTTGCTATCCTGCTTCATTTCTGTTGCCATCTTACTCACCTCGCTTAAATAGACAATCCCGCTTGTCGTCTATTCCTTCTATTATATAGAGTGTTGTCAGGATTGCCCTTGCTATTCGTTATACGAAGGGATTCTCCTCAGTCTGAGGCTCAGTACTCTCCGTAAATTCTGCCTTATTCAGGATACGGTAGATGTCAGGGTCGATGATATCAAGTTGTCCCTTGACTGCTCTTACCTTAATCTTAGAATCCGTAACACCAAGGCTTTCGAGGAGTGCGATAATGTCATTAGCACGGCTAACAGCATTAGATGACAATTCGGATTTGGTTTCGTCTTCAGGACCTACAGGAGGCTGCATCTTGACCTCGAATCGTTCGCAGTACTGTTCAAGGTCATTCTTTCTGAAATATGTATTCAGAGCTTCACGAATGCCCTCGCTGTATGCGTGCTGAAGTCCGATTATCTTACGATACAGTCTGATGTTATTCTGAGTCAGAATGGTTGCACCGCCGGTTCCTTCCTCGTCGGTAGACTGACCAAGATTACCAGGTGATACATCTGTGATAGACGTAATCTTCTGCTTATACCAATCTAGGTCAACGATGTCTCTGATGTTTACGTCGCCACCGAGCGTTTCTAGATTGATTACGCCCTTTCCGTCACGAGTAACCGTGTATACGATTTTCTCAAGCGGACCGGGGTCTGCGTAGGATGAAGCTGTGCCAGAGTTGGTATTTGCCGCTAACTTATGCTCCATCTGTCTCTTAAGCTGGTCGAGAAGTCGGAATTCCTCTTCTGGTGAGCAATCGCCTACCTCAAGCTGAAGAATTCTGATTAGGGCGGATTTGGTAACTCGGTTTGCGACAATCGCATCTTCAAGCAAAGACAAAATCTGAGCTGGAATGTAAGCGTCAACGAACAGCGGGTCACCTTGATAAATGGTGTATGGTGTTACACCATCTGCGTCTTCAACCTCGATTTCAGACGGGTACAACGACAGATTATAGACGATGTGAATAACAGAATCGCTGGATTGCACCGACCACGGTCTTCCCTTGATTCTGCACCAACTATCATAGGATGTCGCTGCCATATTGTCCTGAAGGTCAAAGTCAACGCAAAAGGCTGAAGGTTCGTCGTCGTGACGAAGCTCGTAGATAATTGCTGGATTTACAGCAACATCTGTACGGACGTCCCAATGAGCATTAGGGTTTCGCTGATTTAAGCTGAGTACGCCCTGATTCTGTTCTTTAGACCTCGGAGTGACAAACTCGGTAGTCTTCAGATACAGGTTAGAGTAGGTTACCAGCTCAATCATATGGCTGTAAGCACGCCAATTCAGCTTCCACGCCTTCATTCGCTCATTTGCTGCTTTAGCAGCTAATATCGACGTCTCGTCGTCATTTACCGGAACTGCCCAGATAACATTTCCATCTGCATTCGTACCCGTTGCGTTGGTAGCATAGATTTCGATTGCAGGACCGATAATTGCATCAGACTTTAGCTGAGTCATCGCATTATACATAGTCGCCCTATCTTTTAATGCGGTAGTTGACTGCTTAATCTGGTCAAGGTCGGTCAGAGCTCCGGTAAGTACACGGTAGTCGATATCATAAACGTCAGCACGTTTCTTAACCTGATTGGCAGGTATGGCATTATTCTGCACAACCTGCTTCTTCTTTCGTTTGAATAACGGCAAATCATGTACCTCCTTTACTGGTTTAGTAAATACAGTACCACACATCTGCGTACAGCATGCGGGTTGTGTGCGTTGTTGTATTGTATTTATAATACAAGTATACACAAACACAAACACTACCGCATAACGTAGCATGCTGTGTGTTGCTTACATCTTATAATACACCGTAAAATCAAGATAAAGAAGCACGTCAGTAAGGTGAATTCCGACGTGCTTCTTACGGTACTGCTTAAATGCAGTGACGTTGACTTATACTTTGTTGTGCGTGATTATTACAAATGCGATATTTCCTGGATAATTCTCAGGTCTTCTGGACTTCTCTCGAATTGATACTTGTCATACGGCTTCAACCCACCGAACATTGCGTTGATTGACGCAGGCATGATGTCTTCCTTTTCATGTGAGTACATGACGAAATTGTGCAGTGCAGGCGAATACGGCAGTAGACTCAAATCCCAAATAGCACCTGCCAAACTATCTGAAATATCCTTCGAACCGTTCGCAGGGTGGTCTAGCTTTCCTGTGCTGGTATCACGTTGTAGATAGATTAGTTCATTTTCCAGTTTGGCATGCTTTATCATGCTGATTCTATGCTCGACCATAGCTTCACGCAGCGTCTGATAACCTTCCGGAGTACGGTCAAGTGAGCGAATAGCTGTGGTAAATCCTTTGTCTCGTAGTATCTGATGAGACTCAGCGGTTTGGAAAGTATCCGTGCTGATTATAGCGATATTGAAGCCGACGCTTCTTAACCAGTAGATAAACCGACGGTTCTTTGCCATACTGATTTCCGAACCAGGTGGTGCTTTAATACCGACAGAGAATACCTGAGCATACACACGCTTCTCGATTGTACCGTCGTCTGTGTCTGCCAGAACATTATCAACATAGCAAGCTCCTGATATACCGGTAATGTCGTTCTTCAAAGAAGTATCTAGGTGTATAGCCATCGGACGTGAGAAGTACTCCTTTGGTATGACATCTAGGTTGAAGAACTCTTGGTACTCCATGTGGTCATTCAAACCAATTTCGAGTACCTCAGCGGTGAACGGGCTTGGTCTATCAGTGTAGCAAGAACTGATAATCTTATAGCTGAAATAGCTGGTAGTGCCTGGTAATGCCTTACCTGCCAAGTCCTGTAATGCGGTGATAATATTGAAACGGAAGTCTGACTCGAGTTCGACTGGTACTTCTAGAATCTCATAACCGAGCTTCTTGATTGCTTCTAGGTCTTCACCGGGTTCGATTACTCGAGGAGTGAGCTGTTTCGAACCGTAAGCGACAAGAAACTTCTTACCGGAGTATGTGTCTGACGGTTTTACAACCCACAACGGTTCGTCTACGATGTATAGCCTAGCAGCATCGTCTTCTTTTCTACGTTTATCAAGATACACCTCAAGGAAGTCGTCTTGTGCTTTCTTTGAAGAAACCAAGAACATCTTACCTAAGAGCTTTCCGTTACGGATAAAACGTGACTTAATTCTGGCTTTGACGGAGGAGTATGTCTGCATAATCTTAGACTTCTCCATCGTGGTGTTCGCACCTGGTGCGAAGTTAACCTCATCGAGGAAGCCGCAGAATATTTGCTGACCTAAACCGTGACTTGCTTTAGAACCGGCTTTAATGGCAATGTGCTTTCCTGGTACATAGTAGGGATTATCTTGTGAACCGTGAATAGAACCGTGGTCTAAGAACCAAGGTGATTCCATTAGACAGTTATGTAGTCTACCATATCCAACTGCTTGTGCCAGTGCGACAGTAGCATTAAAGAAGAATATCGCAATTTCATCTGTATCTGCAAATCCAAAGTACCGCTGCGGGTGTTTCAGACATAGCAGTCTGTAGGTCAGATATGCGATGGCATACACAGCAATCTGGGTTTTACCTATACCGATAGCCCCTGTAAACGCTATCTCTTCGTATTCGGTATCTCCGCCGGCAAATATCTTCCGGAGCTGTTCACGCCAGAATGGATATATCTGAGTTCCGTTGTTGGTTGCGTTGCCCAGATACCTAGGGTCTTCGAGGAAGGTATCAATATCGACCGGAATTTCCTCATAGTCTTCCAGCCAGACTTTTTCGTATGTTTCACTCTCACCGGTTTCTGCAAGCTCTTCCAATATCTTGGTAAGAGTTTTCTGCTCGGCTTCATTCAGTGAGTTATATATTGCTTGGAAGCGTTCAGGCGAGAGCATAGTTAGGTTAATTGTGCTATTCATACTCATTCCCCTTTCTTGGGTAAGATTGGTTTGGGAGTTGACGCTTTCCTATCTATGCGTACGGGTGGCATAACACGACCACGAGTGATAGTAAGGAGCAAGGAGGACTCGTCATTCGGGTCCTCCTTTACATCCACTTTCAGCACATCTTGATACAGCGAACGAGCAGCCTTTTCAGCTTCCTTGCGTTCCTGCTTTGTTATCATGTATTGTCTCCGACCTCAGGGTTGAGATAAGCCTGAATGTCAGCACCGATTGCGTACAAATCGGCAACCCAGTCGAGCAGCTGCTGGGTATTTTCCTGAGATTCAGCTGATGTCTCTGCCATCGGCGTTTCCAAGCGGGCTTCGATAGAAGCTGCGAGACTCTGTGCATGATTGGTAAGGTCCTGGGAGATTGAGAGCAGAAGCTCACGGTCAACACCCACCGAGCTGTTCAAGCTCTGCTTAGGAGTTGGGGTTGGAGTTGTCTCCGCTGCCTTGCTGTTCGGATAAATTACCATAATCGGTTTCCTCCTCATCTATTTTAGGTTGGCTTTGCTCAACAGCATCTTGCTTGATGTTGTCGATATACTGGTGCATATAGTTTTCCAGCGGGCCACAGATTTTCTTGTTGCCGCGGAATGCGTGATACAAGTCTTCCAGCTTGTAGGTGATATTCTCACCTGCTGCTAGCGCTCTCAAGCACTGTCCTATCTTAACAGTCTGTGTCTGAGTGATAAGACTGTCGTTGCAGGAAAAGATGCGATAGAGCTCATTGTACCAGTCCTTTTGCTCGTAGTTCATCTAACCACCTCCGCTTCAAATCATCTGGCGTCATACCCGCCGGTATTTCCTGAACAGCGAAGTGATTAGACCAAAGGACTTTCCTGGGATATGCTTTACAGCATCCCCAGAAATTCATCAGCTGTTTCAAAGCGGTGTACGACATGTGCCGGTAATAAACTCGGCCGTCGTAATCCCATTCCTCTTCAGAATCGTCTACGGTAACGACGAGCTTATCGACATACTTGAAATATTCATTTAGGACGTTTATCGGCAATTGCCCTATCCAATCTATGCTGGATATTCCTATAATCATCCTCAGACCCTCCTTCGGTTCGAGTGCTAAGATACCTGGTGCACTCTGTTATATAGTCTTCGGTAACGTCAGCTCTTGTCCTGGTCATTTGCAGGAGTGTTCGTAGGAGTGAGTAATCTGTCGACAATTCTGTCCACCTCCTTGAGTTGAAGCGTACCTAATACTTCTTTTGTAGCATCTTCCCTTGACATTGTTCCCATCTTTAGAACGATTTCCTTTGCGGCGAATACAGCCAGGAGTTCGAACATCGACGGAAATTTCACCGGTTGATTTGGAAATACTGCACACAGGCGAGTAAATCCCTTGACCCCCACGCAAGCAATCACCGGTGCCCAAGCCGAGACGTCCAATTTATATTCATCAGGCAGTGAGCCGAGAATTTCAATCAGGTCGTCTGAGCTCCATCCTTCTGTAAATCGGTCGAGGTACTCGTACATAATTTCCTGAACTCCTTTGCAGCGTCACGAATGTTCTGACGTTCCTTAGCAGTAAGTTCTGTATCATTCACGTCTTCAATCGTGTCGAATATGATAGCGTCTTGAACATCCACGGGTATATCGATGTTCTTGGTTGCCTGCTGGAGTGACATGAGCAGCTGAGTGTACATCGGAATGTACTGAGCGTCATGGTCTATATCGGACTGCATTAGAGCGTCGATTGCATACTCCAGCTTGTTCGTGAGCTTGTCGGTAATCCTGTTGAAGCGAAGCAGGCGTAACTCTTTGTTTCGTTCTTTCAACTGCTGAATGAGCTTTAGTCTTGTACCAGGCTGAATAGCTCTGATAGCTTCGGTATCGCTGATTAGCAGATGATAGATGAGCTGATTGTTACGCTCCACCCATGCCTGCAATCCTTGATAGGATTCGTCCGACTTTGGCAGCTCGATTGGTTGACCGGTTCCGTAGTTGAATACGTCAGCATAGTTCTTTACGGTTGCTTCATACTTCGGATTACTCATCGACATCACTCCTCGGTTCGGTGTAAGAGTCGGTCTCAATGTCAAAGCCTACACGCTTACCAGAGATTTCTGGATTGGTAAACTCGACACGACCTAGGCTCTTAAGAATTTCGTGCAGTCTTTCAGCCGTTTCCTTCTTTACGCTCTCTTCGAACTCGAACACCACGGACTGGTCTTTATTGATGAACACACGAGTCATCTTGGGAAGGTCTCCGTGAATTCTGATATTGTAGTAGAGCGTGCGAAGCATGGTTGCATCGAAATAGGTGGGATACAGAGTCTGGCGTACAGGTGTCGGCTCGTGGAAATTGGGGCACACGCTAGAATTCAGGCTTGCCTGAGTAGCCGGTGCCTTGGTATCGAGCTTCTTTATCTTTGCCTGAGACTCCTCCTTGAATAGCTTCATGAAGCCGTTCGGGTCAACTCGGTTTTGTCTTGCACAATCGAGTTTCAGGAATGTACCGAACATATAAATTCCTCCTTTCACTGTGGTTGAGCATCTATAATGCTCTGAATATTCATTGGCAAATTAAGCCAGGTAAAATCAAGTGCGGTATTCTTTGCCATGTCCACTTCCATGATATCCCCGCCGAAGTTTTTAATCGGAGGCGGATATTGCCTTAGAAGTTCTGGGCATTTATTCTCATCGAATAAGACTACGACGTGCGTATGTCCTTCAGCACATCCGTGCTTTCGACAGTTACCTCTGAAGCAGGTATTGTTTACCTGAATTTTATGCTTCTTGATAACCCAACGCACTGTGGTATAACCCAATGCCAGAGCAGCCTTGAGATATTCAAGTGTTGCTTGGTTAATCACGGGGTTCGTCTTAAATCGAATGTCGAATCCCCACTGGCGCAAACCTTTCAGTATAGTTGGTGTATCTAGGAATGCGTCAGAATCATAGTCTACTTCTGAACCGGAAGCGGCAGTCATAGCGGCGAACACAACACCGTACTCAGGATGTACCACCTGAATTCGTGCTCCTTCCAGCAGGTCGGAGTTTACAAATTGGGTATAGCGTATCTTGAGCGATTTGTCCACATTGCTAACGCAATTGGTGGCTTGCCGCCAATTATCGATAGCATAGTATTTCGGCATTAGCTCGTCCATAACATCGTCTCCTTAATAGGTTCCGTCTTCGTTCAAGAAGTGAGCACCGCCGGTGAACTGAAATGGCTGACCTACCCAGTCGTTATGGGAAGAATCCCATGAGATGAGAATAGGTCCCTGCTCAGATGAAACGATAAATGCACCGTTCATTTCCTGAACACTGCTATATTTGTTATTAAGCAGTGCTGTCATTTCAGCAACAGACTTACCGGCAAGTGGATGAAGTGAGCTGTTCACTGGTACCTTAAGCATTGTCTTCGTCCTCCTCGGTTAGAATTGTGGGTAGTGTGAATTGCGTTTTCGGTGTAACGAACGTCAACGAATTGAAATCCTTTAGGAAAAGGCTTCTCGTCTTGCCTGCAGGAATAGATGACAGGTAATAGCCATAAATCGCAGGATTGTCGTCAACCGAGTACCAACCTTTCTTTACCTCCCAACGCTGATGGGATTGATTGTCAAGGTAAATCTGGTCACCTACCGAGAGTGACTGGTCAAGGTCAGGTACATATAGAAAATCTCTGTCGGTTATCAACGTAACCTGGTCACCTGGATACACATTACCGTCTGCATCAGAAACCTGAGCGACGACGGTATTCAGGATTGCAATGTCAGTCACGTCGATTTGAGCACCGGTGTTGTCATCAACACCATATAGAACATTCTTCATGGAATCCTCCTTTCAGAATTATCTGAATAGCATTACGACACACCGGATTTATCCACTCTATCAGAGTTTAGCGGAATCTTACGCATACGGTCTAACCCGTCAACTATTGTCTTTAGGTAATACACCGACGTAAGCAGGTCCTCTTTTGACACAACTGAATACTCGTCCATCGCGGCTTTTGTTTCAAAAGATGTAATCAATTCTTCGATTGTCTTCATGTCTGAGCACCTCATTCTTGATTATATCTTTATTATAACAAACTTACCTGTGAACATCGAAGTTATGCTACTCATTCTAATATACAGAAATAAATCAATTATAAGTAATGCCGGTTAGATTCGGGTAGACAGCGTGGATAGCATTGTACTGAGTTTCACCGCCAACCCAGATAACGCAGTTGTCAGGTACATCTGTAAATACATCTGCCTGCTCAATCAAGGTAGTTCCGTTTCCGTCTGTCTTTGTAAAGTCGATGCTGCGAACATCTAGATAGTTTAGGCTGACACACCCTTTGAATAGACCCTCTATATTCGTAACTGAACTCAGGTCACACGAACCCAGGTCTACTGATTCTAAGGCGACATCATCACTGAACATATAGCTTATGTCGGTTACTTTTCGTGTATCCAGTAATTGTAACCCCTTAATACTCTGTAGCAGTACGTTAGCAGCTAACGCATAACTAAAGGTCTCTACGTTACCGGTATAAATATGTGTTAAATCGAGCACCGTAGCTTGCTGTTGGTAAAACAAGTGAGATGCGGTGGTGAAATCGGCTGTGTCTGTGGTAGAGTATACAGAACATTCTTTATACCAGGTATCTTGAGAAACCGATTGAACTGATGTAATGTCAGCATAATAAGTTGATATCGGAGTTGAGGCACCTGCTGACGCATATCCATCTATTCTGTATGGTTGGGTGAAGTTCTGGTTGTACATATCCTCCAATTTCAAGAGTCGAGCAACCAAGTCGGAGGACATCACTCCCGCATACTCTACGCTGGCTTCTTGTAACCTTGTTGTCAGAAGTAAGGACTGGCTATTCATAGGGTTCATCGCAGTCATAGACAAATCGATACTATCTGACTTTAAGCCAGCACCTATTCCGACTCCTAGGTAACGGTTCAGTGGTATTGCCAAATCCAATCGGTCAAGACGGCGGTATCTTATTCGGAATGAGGTGCTCGGGCGAATAGGAGCCCTCAGGTACAATTTACCCTCTACCGTTTCAACCGACGTTATGGATTTGAAAGCATTGTATTCCTGCTGCCTTTGAGACTGAGTAGAGTTATATGAATAGATTAGCTGAATTACAGGAACCGTAGTGCTTGTAATGGCAGGAAAGGCGGTCTCCCATCGGTACTCAGTACCAACCAGAGTCCAAGCTGCAGGGCTGACAGTGCAATAGATTAAGTCGCCATTCTGATGGTATGCCGGATAGACATTGATAAACTTCTCAGCATCTGCGAATACTAACTCCACAGCGGGTGATATCTGACTGACTGTAAATAGCATATACTAACCTCCTATTTCTAATGTGGTATTGCTTAAATGCAGTGGTTCACGACGTATACTGTATTATACAAACACCGTGCATATAAGCAATTCGTGATATAAAAGTAGGGCGATTCAACCGAACCGCCCTACCCTTAATCTATCTTGAAGTATTTGCGAAGGATTGCCAGCTTTGCTGGCGTAACCATGTGATTACTGGAAGAAGTCACCGGAACCTTCGTCGTCTGCTGGCATTTCTTCCTCGACTTCTCCGGTGTCTCGCTGAACCTCTTCTCCTGCTCCTTCACCGAAAGCTTCTTCTGTTCCTTCTTCGGACGATTCCTTGAGTGACTCATTGTTAACCACCTCAGGCTTATCTTGGGTAATCGTGAGTGTAGCGAGCTGGACAAAGTCCTTAGGATTCGCATCGGCATCCGTCAACTGCACTTGATGCGTGTTCGGGTTGTAGAGCAGTCTTGCCTTCCTCAGGTCAAGTGACGTCCCGTCTTCAAGTGTGATGATGTTAGACACATCGTTCAGAAATTCTTCATCGACAGGATTCTCAAATCTGCTAGGCATAACGCTCGTACCAGAGTTAATCTTGATTCTTCTCAAATCACTCACCTCCTAGGTCACGAAGACCTTCATAATTATCGAGCCGATGTTGAAGTGACGCAGTCAATCTTTGGTATTGGTACCTAGGATTGTTGCGAATCTTCTTCCAGAAGTATTTTCCTTTCGACCCGGCTTTGTATAAACCTTTGGCAATATTCAAAGGAACGTCGAAGTAGGTGTATACAGACCCGTCTTTGAAACGGACCCAAAGCTGTTCCTTCTCGACTTTGTAAGCCATACCGTCTATATTAGACGATTGGAAGTCTGTCCACATCTTCTGCTTTTCACGCTCAGCACCTTCATGCTTATCTGTGAACGGATTAGCTTGTGAAACAGCTCTACAGTTTAGTCTTAGCACAGTCTCGCCCCCTACTTCCTATATAGTCAAGCGACTCTAGGTCACCATAATTGATTGTAGTTGCTTCCTCGAATGTCAGGTACTTCCAGACAAAGTCGTATGGGCGAGCTACCGACGGTATATTACCCATATTGTATATCTCATCTTCCCAGAAGTAATCAAAAGCAAACTGGTCGTCCGGTGCTACATCCATCCAGTGTAAGCAGCATTGTCGTATTCTACGCTCAATTCTTTCCTTACTCTTCGGTGGTCGAGCTCCTTGAACATCTGAGATATGGTCTTGAAAGTACCATAACACCCATTCTGCGGCTGCTTCAAATGTCGGGTATATCTGACGCAGGTTTCCCCACGGTGTGTACCGTCCTATCGGTCGATTGGTTATACGCCGCATCGCTTCCTTATCAGCGTCCTTGTACACCTTCCAGTGCTCATTCTTACAACCCAGACGAGAGGGGATATCTGGTTCATTGCTGAAATCCCATTTAGAGACGTCATAATGCTGACTTAGGTCGGTAATGCCAAGAAATCGTTGCCGATACACTTCATTTCGCACACTTAGAATGTGCCTACGGTACTTCTCATACGGTGTCAAGGTGGCGAACCTTTCACGATTCATCCACCTCAACTTAACCCGTATCTTATCCTTCTGAAGCGAATTCCGCATTAGCGGCTGCATCAGTCTTCCTCCTTGAGGTCCTTACCTGGTATATGGTCGAGCTTCCACTCATATCCGTATGCCGATTTGGTATCATCGCAGCCGTAGACAGCAAATTGAATTCTTTTGTAGATGCTCTCGTCTTTTGCACGAGTCTTCTTGTGGTTTTTAACCCACTCGACAGCATCCCACATATCGTGGTAGGTTTCCTTTACCACGCCATCCTCAAGTCTCTGAACATGGTATTCCAGTGTTCCTTCGGAAATCTTTTCCTTAGACGCTTCAGAATGTTCGTGGTTTTCGAAAGTGGAGTTGAGTGACCTACCACCTCTGATTGGAATACGTAGCACAATGCTCCACCTCCTGCTTACATACCGAGATTACGTCTGATGTAGTCGACAATCTCAGAGCCCTTCATCTTGTTGTCGACTTTGCCGTTCACCATGACGGGTTTGTAGTCTGCATCGTACATCGCAACATAGATGTTGGCATCATCAAAGTTGCCGTCAGCCACGAGCTGATTGTCTTCATATCCAGCGGGCTGGATGTAAGCCTGAATGCCGTCCTTCAGTTTAACATAGACAAGCGGTGTATCCTTGTCCTCGAGCAGGACCTTAGCCATTGCTTTGGAAATGGACGCCTTATCCAGCTTAGCTTCTGCGGTGCCGTCACCGGAGTCAAGGTCGACCTTCTTGGGGTCGATGTGACCGTCGTAGCCGTTAGCAACAGCATCACCGCCTGCCTTTAAGCGGTCGAGGTATTTGTTTGCGCCTTCCTCAGAGTAGTGCTCGTACAGAATAGCATCCTTGCCGAAGCGGTCTGTATCTGCCTTAACAACCCAGGTTCCCTGCTCGGTAGGTTCAACGCGAGCGTTCTCGACTTTGCAGTTCAGGTTCTTTTCATGCTTTTCACTGTTCAGTCCGTGTCTGGGGTCACCCTCAGGATACTGGAGTCCCTCGTAGCCGTTCTGGACAAATTCCTGAACGCGGTCCTCGATGATTGCATCAACTTCAGCAGGAGTCTTGCCGACAACCTCATATTCAAAGCTGATTACACCAGCAGACGGGCGACCTACGCCGTAGACGTCGATGTCGATACCCTCGTTCCAGAGTTCGGACTCTACCCATCTGTAAAGGTCATGGACCTTATCATCCGGGAAGCTCTTAGGTACAGTTACCTGGCTTGTAGCATCCTGTCTGTCATCGCCGCCACCGAGGTCGCTGTTCAAGCCGGTCGGCTCCATATCACCTTCACGCTGTCCGTAAGGTCCCCAGCCGTTTCTGACGATTGACTGAACCACGCCTTCGATGATGGCATCAATCTGCTCAGGGCTCTTTTCAGAATCCGGACCATCGAATCCGAAACGCAGTACAGTAGCAGCAGGGCGAGCAACCTGACGAACGTTGACCTGGAAGCCCTTATCCATAAGCTCATTTTCAACGATATTCTTCAGGTCGAACACCCTGCCCTTTGTCCTGGCAAACTGTTCCGGAACTGTAACCTCGCTTACTGCGCAGTTCAGTGAGCTATCGATGTCGCCGCCGATTCCGAGCACTTCTGTATATACCTGCTTACCGTAGCCGAGGTCCTCGATTGCCTGAATAAGGCTAACCAGGAATTCATGCTCATCTGCGTCTTCACTTGCCATCTTAATCAGAGCTTCGTCAGCCTGCTGAGCATCGGTTCCCTCGTAGCCGTAATTCTTGATAAGCTGCTGGTAGACCGAGTCGCCATAGCCGAGGTCATCAACTGCCTGAAGAATGTCTACAAGTGCGTCGTGCTCATACTCATAATACTCGGTAGCGACTTCGAGGAGTCCTGAGCTGCTGGAGCAGTTCAGCTCATTCTTTTTTTTAGACGAGTCGAGTTCACCCTCGTCTTCGCCGCCTTCACCTTCGCATACGCAAGGGTCCTGACCGCACTCAGGGCAAACATCGCCGCCCTCGATAGCCGGTGTTGAGCCGACTGCATCAGGAACGACCATGCCGATTACGGTGAAGCCTTCAGGAATAGTCTCCTCCTCATCTTCCGGAATGAAGATTGCGAGCTCGTTGGTATCAGGATTCTGAACAATCTTGATATCCTGCATAGAAACCTCGTTACCTGACTCGGTAGTAATCTTAACGTCAGCAAGGTCTGCGCCTTCACCGACAGACTCACCGCCATCTGCATCACCAGCAGGCTCTTCAGCAAATCCCTCGTCGCCTTCGCCTTCGCCTTCGCCCTCAGAACTGTTCAAGGACTGGTCGCCTTCGCCCTCAGCAGTACCTTCAGCAGAACTGTCAAGGTTCTCACCGCAAGCACTGTCAAGGTTCTCGCCGATACGGTCGAGTACCAGCTCAAGGTCAGTCTCGACGGTGTGGAAACCACGACCAACCATCATGCCGACAGTACCGTCTTCAAGGATAGAAAGAATTTCAATGCCGTTCTGTTCGAGTTCCTCCTCATACTCAGGCTTGGCGAGCAGATAGCCGACAGTCTTTCCGTAGCCGAGGTCTTCTGTTTCAGAATCAATTTCCTTAACATCCTCCACCGTGCAGCCGAGCACGTCAGCTACCTTCTGCGGGTCGTCCTCTCTGGTGTAGAGCTTGTCATACACATCAGAGGTGATGTTACCTGTAACGCTGCAGTTCAACTTTCTGGAGCAGTTCAGCTTAGCCTTGAAAGGATTCTGCTCGGTAGCGTGAGTCTCGCCATGAGTCACACTTACCGTTTTCTTGGAGCTGTTCAACTCCTGGTTGCGAGGACGTCTCGCTGGTGCCTGAGGCTCGGTCTTAGCTGAGGACTCTGCCGATTTACCAGGCACGATGTTCTTGTTCACATTTACCATGATAAATTTCTCCTTTCGGTAGATAAAATCAATAGTGTATCTCGAGATATACTATTACCCAGAGTCACCGTGGTGTCTCTGTATGTCCTATTATACAAGAATATATCAGGATGTGCTTTTATACCCAGGATTCCAACCTTTCTTAAGGTAACCGTCGAATTCGGATTCCGGAATGTGCTTGATAACACCATCTTTATTCACGACGCGACGATGGCGGCGAGCTTCCGCTAACTTTTCGTAATTTCTTGGTGAATCTTTCTTAAACCGATTAAAGCCGAAACGAATATTCGTGGTCTGATATTGCATTATGTAACGAGCTTCTAGGTCGCACGCTTTCTGGGCAGCATCTGGCTCGTCCTTAGAGATAGTTGCCAGGATTTCGTACTTAAAGGCTTCCCAACCGAAGCGATTGATAGCCTTCCAGAAGCAACCGCAGTGCTTATATCCCGCACCTCCATTTCCGGCACGCTCTGCCTGCTGAGAACCCGTTTTGCCGATGTACCTGCGTCCGTCTGGTGCTACATACGCATAAATCGTGTAGCAACCGCTCTTGATGTAGGGCATACCTATACCTCCTTTATGTATTTACTGTATCTATATTATAACATAAAAACACAGATTCTACGAAGATACAGAAACGGTTTTGCTTAACTGCTGTGATGTTGTGTTATACATTACACACGCACACACCGTGCATATAAGCAAAACCGTTATGTTATCTGTAATTATTTTCCTGTAGAACCGAATCCTCCTGCACCTCGTTCTGAGTCAGGAAGTTCCTCGACTTCCTCGAACTGAGCCCTGGTGATTGCGATTACAACCAGCTGTGCAATGCGGTCTCCATGCTTAATCGTAACCAGAAACTGACCGTGGTTTACGAGCGGTACGCCAATCTCACCACGATAGTCAGAGTCGACAAGCCCGATAGAGTTGATGAGAGTCACACCGTGCTTGGTAGCCAATCCGGAGCGAGGGAACAAGCAGAGTGCTACATCGTTCTCATCAGGAGCAGCAGCAATTCCAGTTGATATCTTCTTGATTTCACCCGGATTGATTGTAACCGGTCCGTTGGGGAGGTCTGCATACAGGTCATAGCCCGCTGCCTGAGCTGAACCCTGAGTAGGTGTGGTTGCGGTTTCGGTAAGTTTCTTGATACTGATTTTCATCGGTTATTTCCTCCTTCTGCGAATGCCTCGAAACGGTATTTCTGCTTTACGTCCGGGTACTTTTCATGGTCGACCTCGGACATGAACATATCGTAGGGACGTGCTGCCATATCAACACCTGCGAGGCAGGGCGGCGGACCGTAGAGCGGCTTATACAGCATAAGCTTCTCACCTGTTTCGGTGTGCGTTGCGGTACCGATAATCACATACAGATAATCGGTGTTGTTCTTGTCTTCCAGCAATTCACGCTTGAAATGCTGTACGACGTCACCCGGGAAAAAGGTTCTTTCTGACATTTTCATTTTCCTCCATTTTGGATTTTAGATGTTCTGCACGAGTCTGAGCGAATTCAGACAAGGTAGCAAATAAAAGATACGTATCGAGCTCGTCCGTATCAAAGGTCACCTCCTGGGAAGTACCGTCAGCATTCTTTACCACGAGCTCGATAGACTTTACCGTCCGGTTAGCCGGTGATATACCTTTGAGAGCCTCTACCAGACGTATAAGTTTGTCGTGATGACTATTGAGGATTTTATCCTCTTCACTATAAACCATAAGCAACCTTCTTTCATAATAGATAGTTATGCCGAAGCACATGTCTATCTATTATAACACCAGACATCACAGAGTTCTATCTGCGAATACCTCACCAATGCTCTTGACTACTTCCTGAATGTAAGGTTCCTGGAGCTGCTTATAGACCGACTCACCCTTTGCTTTGCCAAGAATGCTCTGAAGAGCTGCGCATGACATGCTAAGGAATCCGTTAAGGACACTCTGGAAGGTATTACCAGGATAGTGCTGTCTCATATACTGCTCAACCTTAGCAGCGCCCGCTTGAGCGAGGTCATTGATTCCCAGTCCTACTAATACTTGTGTCAAGGACATCGCGGTTTTTGACTCCGCTACACGTTGCATAAACGTGTTCATCTTTGCTCTGCCGCTTCCAGGAAGTGTCATAATCTCGATAGGCTTAATCTTGTAGAAGTCTGCGGGTGTGTTGAGCTTACCGCGTTCGAACAATGCGGTAACGATTGCAGTGCCGACGCCCTTGAAGTTAGCCACTTTCTTGTCCATCCAGCCTTCAAGACGTGCCAGCAGCTTCTGTTTACACTGAATATTCAGGCACTTATCTCCGATAAGCGGAGTTCCGCAGGCAGGACACGTTCTCGGGTAGATAGTAACAACAGAATCGTCGGTATGTCGTGCAGACTTGATAGCCGGAATAATGTCACCTGCTTTGTAGACAACAACCATATCACCAACCTGAACGTCAAGGTCCTTGACTCTCTGCAGATTGTGAAGAGTTGCTCGGGAGATTGTGCTGCCCATTACGAGTACAGGGTCGAGAATACCTACCGGGGTGATGTCACCGGTTGCACCTACGTTCCACTCGATTGCACGGAGTTTGGTTTCCTGTTCTTTTGCAGGGAATTTGTAGGCAACAGCCCAATGAGGAATCTTGCCGTTATCACCGAGTTTTGCTTGAAGCTTCTTGAGATTAACCTTCAGCACCATGCCGTCGATAGGAACATCGTCTTCCTCTCTGTTCTTGTATACCTCGTCGATGACATTATACAGGCAGTCCTTGTCGTTGAGCACCCAGTATGCTACGGTATCAAATCCCCAGGATGCTAGAGCCTCTAAGCACCAAGCGTGATACTCAAGACTACCAGAATGCTCAAGAACAGACGGAGGAACTACCTCCTCAGGAATCTGTGCATAGTTTTCGAGGTTGAATGCTTTGAATGACAGAAATGCAGCACGCTCGATTTCGGATTTACGCTTGAAAATACCGACAGCGGTGTTTCTGGGGTTTGCCTGCTTACCGTATTTCTCGCAGTAGTCGTTGAAGCGAGACTTGAGCATGAACACCTCGCCACGCACAACTACCTCACATTTGGGTTCGATTGTCTGCGGAATGCTACTGATGTACCTAGCAGCCTCGATGCACTCAACACCAACCTGACCGTCGCCTCTGGTTGATGCAGACACGAGCTTTCCGTCACGGTAGATAAGCTGAACAGACAGACCGTCGAGCTTGTACTCCAGCGTAAAGTCTGTTTCATGTGTCGGTGTGAATTTCTGCATGAATGCCAGTGCATCTTCCTTGGTGAAAACATCCAGCAGACTGAGCATAGCATACGGGTGTTTCACATCGCCATCACCGAGATTCGGATTGACAGACTGGGTAGGGCTGTTCGCATCCGCTCCGTGATACTTTTCGTAATCACGGATGTCAGCCATGTATGAATCGTAGAGCTCGTCTGATACGCCGGTGTATGCACCCTGCATATACAGAATTCTGGCATTATTACACACCTCGATAAGCTCACGATATCTTGCCTCTGAAATCATATAAGTGACCTCCTTGTGTAAATTATTGTATCTATATTATAACATAAACGACGGTGTAAATCGAAGTAGACTACACCGTCGATGCTGTCATTTCTCGGAATTCTCTGGCTCGATTTCGACATCATCATAGTCAGTTCGAGCTATCGGACGTCGCATAGCTTCATCGAATAACGGAGCTGCTTTATTGAACGCTTCGTCCTCATTTTCTGCATCTACCACAAAGGATGATGTCTGGTAAAATGTAACGACATATTTCACGGCTTCACCTCCCTATTCCAGCACTTGATTACACCGGACCTAGTCTTATAGCATTTGGTTTGAATACCGCATTGACATCGTATCTGGTATTGGTCAGCCAGTTTATAGCCTGACCAAGACATCTCCTGCACTCGATGTATCTTAACCTCTCTTCCGCAATATCGGCACGGCTTGAGTATCTGAGAATTCTCGATGCTTTCCTTTAGCTGTCTCATCAGTATGTCACCGGCTTTCCTGTGCAGACACGAATTTCAATATCCATGCTGTCGAACACTTCCTGGATGACTGTCGACACATCAGACCACTTCTGCCTGTCTAAGCCGCAAGCAATCTTAGGCATTCCGATACGCTTAATATTCTTATATTCAGGAACTGACTGAAGCTGCTCACGCAAGTCTTCTAAAGACTCTCTGATAGTCTTGAGTGTGGGCTTATTCACGCAATAACGCTTGGTAATCAGATTTGCCACTCTGAGCTCACCCATCTGTGGTGTCGTCATCTTACCGCTACTGGTCATGTTGATTATGACACATCTTCCTGAATCATCCCAGCTACCACAGGTACCGGTTATCTTTAGCTTTCGTGCCATATCAAATCTTCTGCGAAACTGTTTTGCGATACCAGCACCCAGAACATAGTCAGCTGACACGCAATGTGCCAGCATGTAGTCGACTGATAACGAAAACAGGTCAATTCCTTGTTCTATGTATATCAATTCTTATCCTCCTTCCATGCAATCTTCTGATTGGGTTCGTTATCCTCATACGCAGATAACTTGATGTACCTGAGCGTAGAGATATCAGGGTCAATGCCGACCTTCTGCAATGCTTCGGCATTTTCACGTAGGTTGGCAGCGACCTCTGGGTCCGTCAATCGCATTTTCATTCGTTCCATTAGGTGTAACCCTCCTCAGTTGCGTGTTCATTCTTACAGCCTTTGCACGTCGATTTAACGCACTCGCCACACCAGATTCCATTCGGATTCCAACCGATACCTTCAGAATGCTGTCCACCAACTTCGTCGATGAATACTTCGTCTGTAGGTCCTAATCCCATACCAGCTCTGAACTGAATCTGGGCATTCTTGGCACAGGTGGTACATACCTCAACATTCGCCGGTACCCAGTTCTTCTTGCAGCACGTGCATAACCTTTTTCTATCTGACATATAGAATACCTCCTATGTGTTATTGTTATACTCATATTATAACACATAGGAGGTATTTGAAACGAAGTTATGTACCGTTACTCTGATGTATCCGGTTTAGGGAAGGTGCATGGCATCCATCGGTATACCTTAGACACCGGAATTTGGTAATAGTCGCAGTCTACTTCTTGCGCAGACGCGTCGAATATACCGCAATCGAACTCACCCGATTTGGTATACAAGAAAATATGCTGCCGGTCACACGGCTTGTCTTTCTGGAAATCTAGCCAGCAGTCCTCACGACCTTTCAGATAGCCATTCTGGTATCCCTTAGCATATTGGTCACGTTCGCCACGAATTGCTCTCAGCAACTCTTCGGCGTTTACGTCGACACCTACACGCTGACACGCTTCTAAAATCCACTTCTCGGTATTTTCGTCCATAGATTTCTTGAGTTCGGTTTCCAGAGGCATAATCGTAAGTTTGATGGGTGATTCGTAACCAGACATATCCGTCGGCATCTTCACCGACACTCTTCTATTCCAGCTTGCAATCGCTTCTGGTATAGAATGATAGTGACCGCCTTCAGCACCGCACCCTCCTTTATCGTAAGAGCACAGCACAGCATATCGGTCACGAAATCCGTCTTTACCGGGGTAGGTACGAAGTTCCAGCTGATTGTTACCGCAATGTGGACATGGCTCAATCTGAATATTCATTTTAGCTTCCTCCTATTCTTGTAGAATGTAGCACGCCTTATACGCAGTCACCTCACGGCTTCAACGAAGTGATATATCTTAGCGTAACGGGTTTACCGCCTTTGGTAGTTCTCAGGTCATCGAATTCTTCCGAAACCTGTACGGGACAGTTGGTATAGATGAACTTCAACGCCTCTGCGGCAGAGTAGTACAGGTGCTTCTGTGGTACTCCGTCAACCAGTATCTGGTAGATATCTGCAGGCTGAATGTCCAGAGCCGACTGCAAGAAATACAGAGTTTCCAGCGTACCGCGGTTGACTCGAGACTCTTGACCTTCCTTCCTCAGTTGCAGATAATACCATCTCATATCCTGCTCGAGCGAACCTCTGGTAGCACTGAGAAATAGGTAGTTAAGAATGCTCTTTATCATCGTTCTCGTTCTCATCAGATTCCTCCTTGCATTTATAGCAAATATAGTTAGTCGGTCGGTAGTCTGGCGTACATGCCTTGATAATGTCGGCAAGTACCTCACCGATAACAGTTATCAGAATAATAGTACCCGAGAAATGCCAGAAATTTCCGAGTATATATTCAAGTATCTGTAGCATCGTCTGTACCTGCTATCAGCTTTAACGCTGCGTCGTTGAAACGCCAGCGTTTTGTTTTCACGTCGATTATCTGCTCACCGTATCTCGGATGAAGCATAGGGGTAGGCATTGCATTGATTTCACCGAGAACTGCAAAATCATCTGTGGCTTGCTTCAGCACGGTTTTCATAGCACCGTTCTGGTTTAAGAGCTCCTCACAGCCGTCCAGAAGCTCTCTGAGTAGGTCTTTTTCAAGGCATTTGCCTCCGGTAATTCTGAGCACTGGTTTACTGGTGTCATTGTGCTCCCTCATTATCGCTATTATCTTCAGTAAATCCATCAGCACTTTCTCCCTTCAGCTTATTGTACTCCTCTTCCAACTTTATCAGATGCGCCATCTGGTTGATGATGCTGAGCGTAAGTCGTTTTCCGCCACATCTTGGTGCATACAGCGGCATACCTGATTGGATAGCAGCAATGATTTCCTGAGGTGTCATTATCTGTACCGGCATATCACTCACCTACCTCTAGAAACGCAGTAATATCGTCCAAAAGACAGTAACCGTCGCAATCAGCGTCATCATAATGCACCGTAATCGGGTGGTCAACCAGAATACCGGCTTCCTTTTGCTTACTCAGAAGTTCCTTCACTGCTGTCAGCAGTACTATCGCTCTGTCTTCCATCAGAATCCTCCTTCCCTACGCTAACCAGTGCGGCTGTCAGAAAGCCGCCCCAGAATGATATCAGTGCGATGGTTGCACAAACACAGAACATTTTCATGTCTTATCCCTCCAGATACTTCGCCATATTCTGGTCGAATCCTTCTTTATCATTGGGGTCGAAATCGTAGTCTTCCTTGACTTTGGCACGGAGATGGGCTACCGTGTTGATATGATTTACCAGGCGGTAGTCGAGTGGTGCTCTCAACCAGTTTTCTGTGCAGATTGTGCAGTCACACGCCTTGTCACAGTTGGCTTTATCGTGAGCACAGTCGCAGTGCAGGTCGAACACAACCTTACCGATTGACGACGGTGAGCATAAGATAAGTGAGTAGAGATTATCAGGGAGAGCATTCAGGTATTCACGATTGGATACGCTCTTCGGTTTACTCTCGCTCAATTCAGGGTTATCATGAATGTTGCCGATGACTTCAGCACATCCATTGAACTCTGCCAAGCGAACGTCCCACATCTTGGGTGTATCCACTCCCACAATCTCTTCTGCCCGCAGGAACACAGCCATGAACCCCGTGCTTTCTTCCTGAAACTCAACTCGGAAAATGCCGTAACCCGCTCCAAGCCAGTTCGCTCTGATGATATCGCCCTCATAGATAGGAACATTCTTAATGTCCATCATGTGAGCATATTCACCGATTGTCTGCGGCTCAACCTGTCTCCAGGTGCGGCTATGGTCTAAGCCGATAAGGCCGTTTCCGTCCACAGGCAGTCCGTAAATCCATTCATGATTACTGGCACTCTTGCCTCGGCAAATGCACTTAGGCATTTTCTTCATTCTGCTTTGCCTCCTTCTTTTTCTTGTTGGCAATTGCGGCGTTGACGATGCTCTTCAATTCGGGGTAGGTCAGACCCGCATAATTGCAAAGGTCAAGCTGGTCCTGAGAAATGCCGTTCTTAGCGAGCTCGTTCTGAAGCATATCGATTTCGTAATCCCCTGCGTCGTAAATGTTAGACATTATTCATTCTCCTTTTCAACGGTGATATGCGGGAAATAGATGATGTAATCCAATCCCATGTTGTCGGTTCTGAACTCGGTGAGGTTTCCGTCCTCCAGCATGTCAGCAGCCTCCTTGGCGAGATTCAGGTCATCACGCTTCTCTTTGATAATGATTTCACGAAGAGCCTCTGACACGTCATAGAGCGCAGTTGCCAGCTGGCTGACGGTGACGCCGAAACACATCGCACCATACATAAAGCGACCAGAATAGTTGTCGGTAACTCGTAAACCTGCTTTCTGCAGTCTATTATAGAGTTTTCTGCTAATTTCCATTGCTTATTCCTCCTTCTCATCAAGTGCGTGATAAAATTCACGCGACGTAATCTGATAGATTTTTGTACTGTCGTATCCGTCTGTTACGATTACCTCGGTGGGTGTCTGATACACCGAGCAGAACGTACCGGCAATATGAATTTCACCAAGACGATACGCTTCGGTGAGGTCACGCTTAATAGCCAGTTCCTGCATAATATCACTCCTTTAGCTTAATTACGGTATGATGCGTGCTCATCACGCACTGATTGCCTGTAACCAAATCGATAAAATTAGCAGGAACTTCTTTGGGATTCTTAACCCAGTCTGCAGGAATTTCTGCATCAGAAATCTTCTTGCCGCACACATCGTCCCACCGGAATTTGTCACCTATCTTAAGGTCAAAGAAAGGAGTCTCAGGACCTGACTTAGGAACAGAAGTAATCGGTATCCGATTTACCCATAGCGAGCTCAACAAGACGACTCGATGCCCGTTGATTAAATTTATTGCGTTTGGTTTGGCGAAACTAATTTTGCCCCGTACATCGTGGTCAGCTATTTTCTTGAAATAGTTGGGACCGAGTTTGAATATAGTTGCTACAGGAAGCTCGCAAAGCTGTAATCTACCTCTGGCTCTCTGGTATCTGTTCTCGTCATGAATTACAGCACCTCGGTACTGCTTTTCAATCTGACACACGATTTCGGTGTTGATTTGCTCGCGATTGGTACACCCGGAGCTATCGTACCAATCAGGGCCGAGTAGATAGTGGCACAGCTCATCTAGAGCTACCTGAGCATCCATCGGAGGATTGAAGATACCGTAATCACCTGGTTTACAGAGGTTCTTGATACGCTCCGGGTCAAACTTCATCCTCACGACTGGTCACCGCCTATGAACTTCTCGACTTCAGCTTTGTCGATAGTCATATCCGCTTTAGCAGCTTCTGCAGGGATGTCAGAGTAGCTAACCTCGCCGTTCTTGACTTTCAGGGCAATCTTCAGATTGTCGATTGCACGCTGTGCAGCACCTTCACCATTATCACGGTCATAGAGTCTCGGGTCAAATTCGTCCTGACCGAGGTCTACCTTCATCACCTTACCATTCAGGTAATCAAAGTAGATACTGTCTGTGCCGTCGAATCCGGTGTGCTTACGCTCCTGGACTTCCTTCTGTGCCTGCTCCAGCGTAAGCTCACCAGATGCCAGGAATCCCAGAAAGCTCATTCCCTGCATCTGTGATGCCTGCCAGAGTGCCAGAAGCACCTC